TTCTTCATCATGTTTTTCTAAGAAACCTTTGATAACATCACGTACATCCATTTCTGGATTTACTTTGCCTAATTCTTTTAATGCGCTAATTAAATCTGAATCATCAATGATACCCTTTAAACTTTGTATAGCATTGGTACCATCTACGCCTGCTGGCATTTCTTGGGCGATTAGTGTGTTAAGTTTTTGTACAGCCATACTAGCAGCTTCTTCATCTGTATCTAAAAGATCACTGTTTTCGCTGACTAGTCTGTTTAGATAACCTTCAAAATCTTGAAGTTCTTCAATCTCGTTTTCTAATACTTCAGTAGCATCAAATGTTTCTGCCTGTATTAGATCTTCAGGACCTAATTCTTTAACTGGTGCTACATTTTCACCAACTAATTTATAGATGTAAGGAAATACATTTTTTAGTTCTTCATTAAAACTGCGAATAGTTAAACGATCAATCCAATCATTAACTATATCTTCAGGAATCATTTGTTCTTCAGACTTAGTAAAAGACTCTGCAAAACTTTCATAATATTTTTGATTCTGTAAACTATGAATTTCTTTCTTTATACTATCGATACGCTCGTATACACGACCGTTAATAGGACCCATTGCTTCGCTAACTACAGGATTGCGATCAACGTAGCCTTTAAACATACGCAATTTGTTTAATTCTTCACTAAGGCTGATAATATGTTGCCCAATATCATCATAGCTGGTTCCGCCATGCGCTACGTGCATAGCTAGAGCGCGAGCACCGTTTAAATGTTTGTAAGGATAACGGAATCTTTCTCCCTCTGCACTTTCAACATAGATGCTTTCAATATGCATTGTTCGACCTGCAGGTAAATCATAATTGACAGGTTTTGAATGTTTTACAATAAGTTTAGCCTCGCCCATTTCTTGAAAACTGGTTCTTGAGGTCCCCCATAATTTACTTTCGGTCATACCGGTAACTCCGCTATTATTTGATAATGTTTCGTAATCTCGTTTGTCTAAATTGCTCTTAGCAATATCTCTCACATTAAAATCCATCATATGCTGACTGGCAAAATCGCTTAGACTTTCTAAAAATCTAAACCATTGACGTTTTACACCTTCTGGTTGTCCTTCTACAATATCGTTACTAAAGATAACAACTAACCCGTCGTCTTCACCGTCTTCAGCAGCTTTATCACTAATGCTTATAGTAATTGTACCTAAATTTTTTCCATGTTTAATATAGTCAAACTCAAAATAACGAGCATCTTTAGGTCTATCTGTAACTTTACTGTTTTGGTCGCCCAGCTGAATCTTTGGAAACTGTGTTCGTAGCTTTCCAAATAAATTTCTGGCGATTATACTAAGATTTTTATCCATATTGATATTTATCAAAAGGTTGAACTTACAAATATAGGCATAGGAGGCTCAAAATCTTCCTCATCGTATGTCTCATTACTGCTATAAGTATCAAATACTCTACTGTCCCAATCTGCTAATACCTGACTCATGCGTACAATTAGCAAACACGCACTGACTAGATCGTCTTGTTCTTCCATTTTACCTTTAAATGTTATGCCGCTAGCAATAAAGTTTTTTAACTCACTAATTAGTACTTTTGAGTTAATTTTCATTTTACCTGATTCTATTAAGTATTTTAAGCGAGCACAGGCAGCAATTTTAGTTTTGTGTGTAGTGTTAAATCCTTTACGGAATTTGCGTACATGTCCTTTGCGTATAGGTTCGCTAACAAATAATCCTGGAAAGTTTTCTTCTCCTATATCTTTAATACAAATTAAGCCAGCTTCACCAATATTGTTGTTTTCTATACTCCAGTATATGTTATTAACATTGTCTTCGCCTACACATTCTTTAATGTAATTTAATATTTCACGCAGTACACGTATTTGTCCTTGTATAGGAGTTAAATTGTGCTGCCATTCTGCAACCTGATTAAAAGTAGGTAATTCAAATACTTGTATACCTGCACTATTACCACCTGTTCCTAAACTTGGATCTAGTGCAATAGCATATATTGCATCTTTGTTTGGTTGTTTATACCAACGTGTTTGCCCCATATTCATTATAGGCTTTGCTCCTTCCATGCCAGCTAAATGAATACTGTTAATCAGTGTTTCGTCAAATACTAAGAATTCGCAATTATATTCTCGTCGAAAACGCTCTTCACCAATTCGACCTCTTTCGGCAGTAGCCCATGCATCGTCTCTATCAGGATGCTCATTCCAGTGACAAGTAAACGGAAAAAATCCATTTACACCAACATCTTGTTCGTTGCCGTATTCGTCAAACTTTTTATTAGCTTCTTTCCAAATTGTAGCAAATGTATCTTCATCGCTGTTTGGTGTGGATGTCATTATACATTTACCGCCAGTTGCTAATGTTGGTGATATTGATGTCCAAAACTCATCTGCAATGTTTGGAGGCACAAATGCAAACTCGTCACAGTATAGTAAGGAGATAGACATACCGCGACCTGTATTACCAGTAGTAGTTGTACTAACAATTCTTGAACCGTTGTCAAATTCTATACTCCCTTTGTTATAGTTAACCACGCCACTGCGAATATGGTCGGGGCATAGTTCATAAGCGTAACGAATACGCTGCATAATTTCTTGAGAACCAGTATATTTGTGTGCAGAAATTAGTATGGTTTGATCTGGATGAAACATCGCATACCATAACAGATAGCCGGCCGCACAAGTAGTCTTACCCATTTGGCGAGGTAACATATTGATATTAAATCTATGTCCGTGATATGCGTCTAATAATTTTGTTTGATAACCAAATGGCTCAAATAACAACTTGCCTTTTACAGGATGCTGTATATAAAAGAAATTACTACAAAAATGATGATATCCAGTATCTTCGTCAGAACATTTCAGCAAATCCTCAATTTGCTGTTCTGTAAATTTTTCTTTAGTATGTGCCTTTTTGGTTAAAACACCATCTAATGATTTAGTTGCCATAATGTATTTACAATAAAAAACCGGGCTTATAGCCCGGTCCGAGTAGTGTTTGTTAGGTTATCTACCTTTAACTTCTTGATACAAAGATTCTAATCTAGCAACAAGACTTTCCATAGGAGGCGTACCTCTAGGATTGCCACCACCGTTAACTTTAGGTGCTTCTGCACCTTTGCTTAATAAATCGTTACCTGTAGCAACCATGCGGCTCATAGGTGCTGTTTGCGGCTCAGGTTCATTTGCGAACTCATCAACTGGCATGTCGCTGCCAATAATAGGTTCTTTGTCCATCTTTCCAATTAGACTGCCCAAGTGTCCTTCATCGTCTCCACCATCTTCTAAATTACGTAAGATATCTAGTAAATCACGGATTCCACCTTTGCCTGATCCATTCATATTTACACTAACATTTACATTGTCTGGTTGACTGCTAGACATAGAAGGCATCATCCCACATTCTTCTACATCATCTTCTCGTACTTTTTCCATATCGCCGTCTCCATCGAGATCAGCTTGATCTTTTCCAGCAGCACGGGCAGCAGCTAGATTGCCAGTAAAAAGATTGCCTTCATTTGGTTCTTCAGATACGGGTCTATCTAATGCTTCAATTTTTCTGTATAGTTCTTGAAAATTCATTTTGTTTTTCCTTTGCCGCTGATTGGGCTTTTTGATGCTGCTGTTTTAACAGTTTCAGCGGCTTTTTCTTTAGGTGCCTTTTTAGCTAGAATAGAATCGTTAACACCTTTATATTGTGTAGGCTCAGTTTCTTTTCTAGTCTTTGCCAGTTCTTTTAAGAAGTTAGCAACGCCTTTGTCACCAACTCGATCTTGATGACTTTCTTTTTGATAGTCTTGTGTTAGTAATGCTTTTCCGTCTTCTTTATCTACATTTTCAGCATTTAATTCTGCTTCAGCATCTTCACCTAATGTTCTAACTTTTAGGCAACAAGCATCTAATCCAGTATGTTCAGATAGGTAACTAGATAAAACTAAACTTGTTGTAGGATAGTTTAATTCAACGTCAAATACATGTACTGGTGCATTTTCCATAGTTGGAAAATCACGTAACTTTGCCTGAATAGGTGTAGTTTTAGTTTTAGCAAATTTTGCTACACTATATTTTTGTAACGCAGTTTCCATTACGTCTTCACAATTTTCTGGAAGATCGCCTGCAATTTTAATTTTGAAAGCGTATTTTTTAGCTTCTTGGCTTTCTATTAGATATTCAACAAAAGATTTCATGCTTACAGTCCTAATGTATTATTTATTCATATTTTTAAGTTTTTCTATAAGGCTGTTACGATCTGAAACTATTACGCCAGTACCGCTGACATCAATACTATCATCTGAGTTAGCATCTTGATCTAATTTTTGTTTTTTAAGCTGTAGTTCTACCATTTTAAGTTTTTTGTCTATTTTAGCTGCTTTTGCATCAATAGCGTTTTTTAGCATGGCGCTAGCAACTTCAAAAACACGCCCGCTATAACGTGCTTCAACATTCATACCTAAATCCATAAGATCATCAAATGCATCTGTAGCTCGTTGAGCTAATGCATCAAACTCTGAATCGCTTACATCACCGAGACCTTTTACAGCTGGCAATGCTGCGGCAATTTTATCAAACTCTGAAATATCACGTAGAAGAGGCTGTGCAGTATTCACAGCTTGTTCCTTTTCTGCTTTTTTAATTGTTTTTTTAGTTTCAGGTAGATTAAGTATTTCTTCAAGTTTTTTTGTCATACTCTTACTTATCCTGGGCGTCCATTATGGAATAAATCTTGCTCGTTAAGCACACGGAATCTTATTCCTTGTCTACTGCACCATTCGTAAGCTGCACGCCATTTAACTTGATTTTTTGCCCACTGTAGTTGATTGTTACGATTTTTACCAACTTTTTCTAACACAGTTTGATTTTCAGGTTTAACTTCAATTAATTCTGTATTGATCTTGTTGGTTCGATCTACGTACTGTATGAAAAAATCAGGAACATATATTGTTCCTTTTCCGGTAAATGGATCTTTATAAGGAATTTTTACAGCTTCACTAGCCCACTTTAATACATTAGGATTAGTATCGCAAAAGCGCATAAAACTCCATTCCCATGAACTTCTATACGTTGGTTGTCTATTGCCTACATATTTTTCAGGGTTGGCAACTTGATATTTTCCCTGTGCAAATCTTCGAGCCATTATGCAATAACATTTCTATTTTCAAACGTTTCTTCTGCTGGTTCTGTTTTAAAACCTAATACACTAGTTTTATCTCTATAGACGTTTAACACTTCTGCAACTACTTGGCTTAATTGTACATCTGAAACGCCTTTTAGTGTATCAATTAGCTGCAAAGGATTTATATTTTCTAATCTTGCTTGATTAAGTAAAACAATAGCAGTACTGCGACTTGCCTGTTCGTCAAATCCTCTCTTAAGAAAATATCCAACTACTGCATCAATTTGATTTGTAGGAAAAGTTATTTGATGTAAAAAATATTTGTCAAAAAAATTTCTAACTTCGTCGTCACTTGTTGGTGTTGCAGTTGGTGGTAAATTATTTGTAATAGCCATTATGGACCACCTCCGTTTATATTTCTTGGTGTGGCTACAACAATGTTAGCATTTCCTGTATCGTTAACTGGAAAATTAGTATTGTTTATACTGCCAGCACCAGTTCGTGCTACATTCTGAAGACCTTTAGTAGCTATGTTTTGTAATTCTTGATTTACACCTGACTTAGTTAATGCTTTGGCATTTTGATATGTATTAACAGTTTTGATAGCTGTATTGAGAAAATCCAACGGGCTGTCAAATGCTCTGCCTGATGCGATTGCACCAAACACTTGTTCAGCGCCTGCAAGAACGCCACCAGGTCCAAATACTGTACGTGTTCCGCCGCCAGCAACGCTTAATGGACTGGGTGTTGTATCATAGTGTTCAACTCCAAATCCTGGAGGATTATTTGGCTCTACTTGTCCGTAGTCATAATTAACTGCTTCGTATGCTAGCGTCATAGAATTTTCACTAGGGCTACTATTACTATAATCTAGAGTATCGTGATTCCAAGCAGTAATAACAGGATTAATTAATTTTGCACTGGTAAAAGTTCTACGGGCAAATTGATAGATAGTAATATTATTAAAAAACGGAATACTGCTGCCATTGTCTAATCCGTAAGGTGTTCTAATAAATCCAGAACCTAACATAGCGGTTCTGTTGTAGTTTCCGTAAGTTTTACTAGCATCATGATCTGCATAATAATAACTGTAATAATTTTGCCATAATTGTCTTACTACACCAAAATTATCTTCATGAAATTTAATGTTTACTGGGCTGTAAGTTATAGAATTTTGAACTACTTTTTTTCTATTGTACTGGTTAAGTGTTTCTGTAGACACTGAAAATTTTGGTAAGTCTGCACTTTTTACCAACATATTAATTTCATTTTGATGTTGATATTTAAAGTTGATGCTTTTTAATGCCTGAGGATTTATACTAAAAACAACATGGTATTGAAATTTTAATTTAGGGGCTAATCTAAAATCATCGTCAACAAATGTTCTAGCTGCATGGGCAAAGTCTCCCATGTAACCTTTTGCATGTGTTAAATTATTTACAAATTGTTTTACTGATTTACTAGCCATACAAATATTTATCTAACGTTATTATATACGTAGATAATGAGCAGGCATAAAAAAGCCCCAATTAAGGGGCTTTTTATTAACCTCTTGTACCAGGGCCTGTTGCCAGTGTACCTATTGTACGAGCGATTGCTTTTCCTATACCAGAGCCATCTGGAACTTGTAAGCAGTTATCTGGCTGGATTGTTAAATCAATCTGCATTGGTGTTTGTTCACCGTATGCCATGTTTTGATAGTTAACTGCTTGCAGATAACAACCATAGCACTCCCATGTTTCTAAAACATTTGGTGTGCTTGCGCCGTTGCCACCGTCTAGTACTTCGATACGAGTTGTAAACTTGTAGTCGATAGCACTGGCAGCACTGGCTTGTTCCATAAAGTCAAATTGTTTCTGTAGTTGCTCACCTACTAGCTTAGAAACGTTGCCTGTTACATCGTCTCTTAAGCTAACAGCCATTGTTTGCCATGTATGCTTACCAGCATAATTGATTTTACTGTTATAAATTTCAATTGTTTGGTTTGCAAATTGTAAATTTGGTCTAACTGCTGAAATAACTTGTTTTGTTAGCTCAGTTGTTGGTGTTGATACTCCAAAGTTTTCAAACATCACTCTAAAACGATATTTTAACTTTGGCATCAACATACCCTGGGCACTAGCACTTTGGTCGCTAGCTAAGGGTACTGTGAATCTTGATAGTGTTGCGATTGCCATTATATTCTCCTATTTTAGCCTAGCGCCTTGATTTCACCAGTGTTCTTCAAGCGTAGTGGAATGTAGATAAATTCAACTGCTTTAACTGGCTCAATAGCAATGTCAATCCACAATTCGTTACGGTCGATTCTGTTTGGTGTATTATTAGATTCGTCGCAAACTACTAGGTAGTCATAAATTGCTCGCTGACCTACTAACTCTAACATCAATGCCTCTACCGCTGCTTTAACTTCGTCTCTAGTGATTTTATCATTAGGTTCAAAGATATAAGGTTTAGCTAGAGCATTTAATTGTCTACGTAGATAGCAAACAAGTCTAGCTACGTTAATACGATCTAGCGCACTGGCTGCACGAGCACGAGTTTTCTGACCGTAGTTAACTAAACCTGTTCCTGTTAAGAATGTAATTGGGTTAACTTTTTGTTCGTATAGTGTGTCACGTTGTCCAACGTTTAGCGCAACTGATTTAAATTCGCCTTCTGAACTAATATACCCAACTGCTGTTGCATTTGTAATACCACCACGACGCACACCAGCTGGTGCAAACCATGGATAACTTACTGCGTCACTTAGTGCAATTGTTCTTAAAATCATATGGCTTGGCGGAACAACAACATTGTTACCAAAGTTGTCACTTGTAAAGCCCCATGGATAGAACATGCCCATGTACTCGTCAAAGCTAACAGCGCCAATATCATTGTCTTCGTTGGCACCGTTTTCGTTGCTAGCCCATGCTAGTAAACTTGTAGCATCTGGTGTTAGACGTGCAGGTGTATCACCTACTACAAATGCTGTTAAACCACGATCGTAGTTTAAGCTGATCATTTCGCCAATTAATTCTGGGTAACCTGGACATGCAATTAAATTAAACACTCTGCGCTCTTCGTCACGAATAGCATCATTGCTGTTAACTACTGCTTGTAGTGCTTTAACAATAACTTTACGTTGTGCTTTATGTCCAAAACTACCAGAACCGTCGTCTTGATTTGAACTTACTGTAATCCAACGGTTAACATAGTAGTCTTCCATCGCTTCGTTGTTATTACGCTCGTTATCATCAGCTGGATTAATATAACCACGCTTAAATTGTTTTACATTATAACCGCTACGACGTAAGTTCCATAACAGCATACCACGTGGGTATAGTGCAGGATCCGGAGCATCAGGATCTAAGTAATCGCTTTCTAGCAGGTCAACAATATCACCAGCTACATCGCTATTGGCGCCTGCTGTATTATAACGTGCGTCTGCAAATAGTACACCATCTTGTGTAGTTTGATCTGTTTTGTCAACTTCTACCCAACGACTAGCTACAGGAACATTAGCGAGACTTGCGTTGTACTTGTAAATTGTTGGGAAATTTTCTAGGTCTGCTGTGCTAATCCATAAGTCACCAGTTACCAAATCTGTGCCGTCACTTTGTGTTTCTGGAGCAGTTGCGCTAACTTGTGGACCCATTGGATCTGTAGTTGGCAATTGATTTTTGTATCCTACCCATGTGTCACCGTCGTGAACTAAGATATCAACTTCGTCAATAACAGAGCTGTACCAAAGTTGGCCGTCTTCAGGTATTCTAGAAGGTGCTATGCTGCTAGCCACATATACTAAAGGTTCCCAATTACTAACAATATAATTGTTTGCCTGTGGTGCATCAAAGAAATAACGTGTACCTGTTGCAAAGTTTGCACTAGACGGCTCATAGTCATATGGAATGAAACCATAGCTAGCCAATACTCCACTAGCGTCGCCTATTCTAATTTCACCACCAGCAGTATGTGTAATTGTAACCTTATCATTATCTACGCTGGCTACGACATTGGTAAAACCGGCAGCATTAATTGCAGCAGCTAATGCATCAGCATCTGACGATGTGCCAGCAGCAGTCCAATTAACTGATACAGCTGAATTTAAAGCTGCTTGATTAGCAATACTTTCTTGAATTGTAATAGTCTTGGCACCGGCTGCTACAGATCCTGCGCTAATCTTTGTTCCGGTTACAGTTGTTTCGCCAGCTGCGCCACGACGCCAGGCTTTCCATTTAGCCAATGCTGGACGAACTATTGTAGTACTAGTTACATCGGTCCAGGTAGTATTTGTTTCGGAATAGTTAGTTTGCACATAAAGTGTACCAACTGGAACGTTCTTACCTCCGCCGGCTTTATCTAAATTATAGATAGCTTGATGGCCGGTAGTGTAAAGATATCCGTTTAAGCTGTCCCAAGATACTGTACTTGAATTCCAACGATTGAATCTGTAACGTGAACCTAAATTAGGCTCAGTTGTTTTTAACCATAGACTACCTGTAGAGTAAACATTTGTAGATGTTGATCCCCATACAGGAACATCAGTGTGTTTGCTAATGTACAATTGAGGACAGTGATATTGTAAACTTGATCCGCCAGTAATTCCTAAACTGGCTAGTATTGATCCAGTTCCTGTAATTACTAGTCCTGCATACTGAGCAGAAGCATTGGCATAAAGTTCTAATTTACCATTTACCCTTGCTGCTTTAACTCCGGTAATATTTGCACCGTTAATTGCTGTTACTAGTGCTGTTACTGATGTATTACCAGTTATAGCAGTTCCGTTAATTGTAATTGTATCTGCACCAATTAACGATCCAGGTGCTGCTGTACCTGCAACTGTTGGAAATGCATAAGCATAATCATTAGTTCCAACTTCAACCCATTGTCCTGGGCTTTGTCCAGGTGCAGTGCCTTTGCTCTTATACCATAATTTGTTTGGATGACTAGTAGTTAAAGAAGGAGTGTTAACATCAGTATCAACTACTACCCATGCATAATCACCAATTGCACCTACAGATGCTTTTGGTGCACCGTTTAAGGTGTTAACTTTTGTAGAATCTGTAACAACTAAAGGAACTTTATTACTAAATGTTTGTCCTCCAGTGGAAGTAATTGGTGCTGAATTCCATTGGAAAAGACCATATGCACTTGTTCCACTGTTAAACCAATGTGTTCCATTAGCAGGATTACTAGTTGGTTCGTCAGCTACTGGGGTTAATTGATCTAAATTAATATCAGCACGTACTACAAATGCACGATTGCTTACACCTAATAAGCTATAGGCTGCTTGTAAACCGTATTCGTTTTGTTCTCCAGCATGTACTGGATTGCCGCTAGCATCAGTTTTGAAAATTGGATCTCCAAAATTGTCTGCTAGATCTCTTTGACTTGTTAGAAGATAAACTTCTCCAGCGTTGGCCTTAAGTGTTCCCGGGGCGGTTCCGGTGCCTCCGCCGTTTGCTTTGTTTTCCGCTGACGCTACAATAATTAAAGGTACTGTACCTGGCTCAGCTGGTGTGTAAAATGATTCGTCAATTACCTTGACTTCTACGCCTGGTGAACTTAATGCCATCTTGGAGTCTCCTAAGGTTTCTGTTCTAATAATATTTAGTGCAAAAACATAAAATTGGCTAGTTACAGCCTGCCAAAAAGGGGACAAAAAGGGCAATTATAAATAGCTATATGACTAGACCTTTATGTATTTGTGGCCAAAGACCAGCGGCTCTTAACTATTATAAGAATGGTAGGGCTTATTATAGAAAAAAATGTGAAGTTTGTTTACGCTACGGGGGCGTAGGTAAAGGATTACCTAAATGGTATCAGGATGGATACCGTATGAAAAGTCAATGTGATAAGTGTGGATACAAAAGCAAGTTTAAGGAACAATTTAATGTGTTTCACATTGACGGAAATTTAAACAACAGTAGACACACTAATCTCAAGACGGTATGTGCTAATTGTCAACGCATATTGCACAAAGAAGGTGTTACGTGGAGACAGGGTGATCTTCGACCAGATTTTTAATCTGGCTAAACAGATCGTCAATAGTGCCGTCATTTGACACAATGTGATCAATTGCGCCGCCTACCCATGCAGTTTCGCTGGCGTGTATCTTACGCTGTTCCATACGCATTTTACTAATAGCCCAGCTCATATTTTGAGGACCAGCATTCATGTTAAGAGCATCTTGATACCATTCAGGATCATCACCACGCTTAATACGAACAACACGACCTCCTGCATTGTGAATTGCTTTAATTTCGTTTGGAAAACGTACATCTGAGATAACAATGTTATCTGTAGTTTTACGCATTTTGTTTTCAAGGCTTGCAATCCAAATATCATCGTGAAATCCGCTACGGCAAACTTCAGTACCCCAGTACTGTAGGATCCAACGAGGCGTTAGATTAGGTTTGCCAAGACGTTCCGCCCACCATGAGTCAACTTGTTCACGCCATTCACGAGCTTCTTTTGTACGTCCTTCCAAGAGGACGCGGTCCCAACCAAATACGGCTGCAACCGCGTCTTTAAGTGTGTTAGCAAATGAATCTCTGCGAAATCCGTGAAAGTTAACTAGGTAATCTGCGGCAGTATCTTTGCCCGAGCCAATAAATCCAACAAACCCAATGATCATAGTATCCCCTCGTGATACTATATATTACTATATTTTTATCTTGCTGTCAAGAGTGATTATACGCCATATTTGTTGCGTTTTGGTTTAGCAACAGGGCTAGTTTTGTTAACATCAGCAACTTCTTTTGAACGGTCGCCAGTCCAGTTTTCTATAGTTCCGCCACCTACTTGGCGTGCGGCAGCTTTTACCATTTCAAATTCTTCTTTTGTATAGGGATTTAATAACGGGTCGCCGCCTAACCAGCTATCGCCGGGCATTTGTGTTGGAAAAGTTGGTGCACCTGCTAAGGCTAAACCCATCCTATATCCTAGGTAAGCAGATCCTGAACTCATATTTTGATCTGGCATGGTAATTGTTCTACGCATACTAGCTTTTTGTTCTTTAGAAGGTTTTTGCATAGGGCCAGCAGTTTTGTTACCTTGGCCGTTCGTGTTTTCTGTTATGACTTCGTATATCTTCATAATTAACCTATAATAAACGTATAGCCAGTGCCGCCTGGAACATAAGTTTCTAATTCTTTATCTAATTTATCTAATTCTTCTTTACCGGCTGCTTTTAGATCTGTACCATTAAGTGCTCCGCCACCTTGTGGACCGGCAATGCTGGCAAATTTACTACGTGCTTCGCCTAGCATAATTTTACAAGTAGCTAGAGTATAATCTTTAACCCACTGAGCAGCATATAAATCGTTCATCAAGGCAAAATCTGGACGATAATTTTGACAGCGCAACATTATAACTTCACCTTCTGCAAAAGGACGTTGTAATATTCTTAATGTGCGACTGTAGGGAATCCATTGAAATTCAATATAGCTACCAAAAATTTTACCAACCATTTCTTGATAGCTGGCAAATAAGAAGTAAGTAGCAATGCCACCTAGCATCGTTGAATTTAACAAATATGTGTTAGTATAAGCTAGGTTAAAAGGTTCAAAGTTTGTGCCAGTTCCTCCGCCTGTTCTAGATCCTAATGTACGTCTAAAAACACTTTGTACATTGATAATTTCTTGACTTAAAATGTAATCATTTTGATCTTTCTTAAGTTCTAAAAATGCATAACTTTCTTCTACTGCATTACTGCTACGCTGTCTAAAACGTGCTAGTGTACGATTTAGTGCTGTTTCGTAATGTACAGGATCTAATTCAACATCAATCATCCCGTCACCTAGCATAGTGCGGCAATAATCGTAAATTTCTTGGCGTGCTTGTTGCGTGTTTTCTGACATTACTATCTCCCATAGTATTTATCGCTAAATATTGTACTATGCCACGTTTATCACTTTACCGTCCAGAAAAAGGTAATGACTACAAATTCCTAGATCGAAGCATTAGCGAAATGTTTCAAGTTGGGGGTACAGATGTTTATTATCACAAATATTTAGGTCCAAAAGATCCTCTTCCTGGAGAGGCTACTGCGACCACTCCACAATATAATACTACCAGTGTAACAAATATACAGGATTTGCTATTTTTAGAAAATCGTGATAGAAAGTATGATACTAGCATTTACATAATCCGTGGTGTTTATAACGTAGCAGACTTAGATTTTAATTTGAGCCAATTTGGATTGTTTATTGATAATGATACTATGTTTATGACTGTACATATTAACGACACAGTAACTAGTATAGGACGTAAACCGGTAGCAGGCGACGTTATTGAATTGCCGCATATTAAAGATGAATTTGCGTTAAATGTTGGGGATAAGTCGCTGCCCGCATTTTTCTCAATTGAAGAAGTGGGTCGTGCAGCAGAAGGATTTAGTCGCACATGGTATCCGCATTTATATAGATTAAAACTTAAAAAATTAGTAGGTGCTCAACAGTATGCAGACATTCTTAATAGACCCACTGATCAAGATGCTAATTTTGTAGGCGATTGGGACATTAACACTGTATACTTACCTGGGCAAATTGTACGCTATCAAGGTACTTTATATACTGTAACTGCACAAACAACAGCAGGTACACTGCCAACTAATACTAGTTTCTTTGCACCGTATGGTGGTACTAATTTACAAAATATATTAACAACACAGGCACGTAATTTAGAAATTAATGATGCTATCATTGCACAAGCAGAAGCCGATGCACCATTAAGCGGATACGAAACACAACAATTTTATACACTATCCGTAGATGAACAAGGAAAAGCGTCGTTAATTACAGCAGACGATACAGTACTTCCGCCAGATGCTAGTGCTACAAACTTAGATGCCAGTAGAGAAGCTAATACTCCTATTCGTCCTGGATACAGTGGTTACTTATTAGGTGATGGTATTGCCCCTAATGGTGCAAGTTTTGGACACGGGTTATCATTTCCTTCTGGCGCTTACGAAGGAGATTTTTATTTGAGAACTGATTATATGCCTAACAGATTGTTTAGATATGATGGCCGTCATTGGGTTCGTCATGAAGATGCTGTACGTCATACTCTTACTAACACTGACACTAGACATACTCTTAAAACTGGATTTATTAACAATACTAATACCAGTACAATTAATAATGAAACAGTTGAAGAACGTCAACCTCTTAGCAAAGCACTTAAACCTAGGGCAGATTTCTAATGCAATATTTTTATGATGGACAAATAAGACGTTACCTTACACAGGTCGTTAGGTTATTAAGTAACTTTGTAGTGCGATACGGTGACGGTACTCTAGTTAGAGTACCAGTTATGTACGGTGATGCAGATAGGCAAGCTGCTACAATAATAAATCAAAACTCAGCAAATACGATTCAAAGTACTCCCCGTATTGCTGTTTATGTTACAGATTTAGATTTAGATCGTACTAGATTAGGTGATTCAACTCACGTTAGTAAAGTACACATTCGTGAACGTGATATTGAAGATGGTTACTATACTGGTGCTCAAGGTGCAAACTATACTGTAGAAAGGTTAATGCCAACACCTTTTAATTTGTCTATGAAGGCAGATATTTGGTCGTCAAGCACTGAACAAAAATTACAAATATTAGAACAAATACTAGTGTTGTTTAATCCTAGTTTAGAAATACAAACAACTGATAATTTTGTAGATTGGACCAGTCTCAGTGTTGTAGAGCTAGAAGATATAGCATTTAGTTCTAGATCAGTGCCTGTGGGAACAAATACAGCAATTGATATTGCCACACTTACTCTTAAAACTCCAATTTATCTTACACCTCCTGCTAAGGTTAAAAAGTTAGGTATAATTACCAGCATTATTGCTAACTTATATGGAAACATAGGTAACGGTCCAGGTGATTATATTGAAGGATTAGGCACTTTTGAGTTTGCTAATGACAAAACCATTGATGAGTTGTTAGCTACTTTCACTGTTACTAATGGTGATTTTGATATTTTTGTTGAAGGCAATAATATTACAATATCAAATAATGCAATAGGAGCAGCAGTTGAATTAAATTGGCCTAATGTATTTGCACAAATTCCAGGCAAATTAATTGCAGGTCTAAGTAAAATTTTCTTAACACAAGCAAATGGTACAGAAGTTGTTGGTACTATCAGTGTAAATCCAATTGACGGACATATTTTAAATGCTGAATGGGATCCTGATACATTTCCAAGTAATAACTATATTGATGAAGACGGTAATATTCAACTCATAGATCCTGCATACGATAACAATACTGGTAAAAATTATTTCAACGCAGTAATTGATCCAACACAATTTAATCCCAAGCGTCCAAACAAAGAAAATGTAGATCAACCTATTACTACAGGTATTCGATACTTAATCATAGACAGTATTGGTGGAGGCATGAAAGAGACATTTACCAGCACCAGTAAGATTTGGCGCATAAACACTGGTGCAGAATTTGATCGTGTACAAGATTGTACAGTAATAGTTGACGGTGTTACGGTTTCTTTAGACACTCCTTATAATAAAGATGGCGTATATGTTATAGTGTTATCAAATCCTATTCCGTCTGGCAGTACCGTAACTTATATCCTTAACTATAATACTGACGGTCCAGATTGCTGGAAAAATAGTGACAACAGTGATGTCGTTGCCAATGCTAATGATATTATCATGTGGGATGGGTCTAATTGGCGCATAATCTTTGACGGTCAAAAACGTTCAGATATTATAATTCATCAAACTAATTTATATACAACTACTCAGTATAAATGGAACGGCGTGTCCTGGGTTAAGAGTTTTGAGGGCGAATACAGGAGAGGTCAGTGGAGACTAGCCCTTTAAAAGAAATTGATTGTAGCGGAGCACTCATATGCTCTCGTAAAACTAAAAGATTTTTGTTATTACAAAAAACACAAGGCAAACATGCAGGTCGATGGGGTCTAGCTGGCGGCACTAACAATGCTGGCGAAAGTGCGTGGCAGGGATTGCTACGTGAAATTCAAGAAGAGTTAGGCTTATTACCTGAAATTAAAAAGACCATACCCTTAGAACGTTTTGTCAGCAACGACAGCTTATTTCACTTTCAAACTTATTTTTGCCTAGTTGAAAATGAATTTATACCGGTGCTAAGTGACGAACACACTGCATGGGGATGGTTTGACATCAATAACCTACCTAAACCTGTACATAAGGGATTGGACCTTAGTCTGCGTAACCGCGTCATACAAACTAAGATCCAAACAGTTATTGATATAATTGACAGTCTTTAGGCTTGAGCTTCGCCCCAACGTAGAATTAGGTTACAAAGAATTGGGGTACCTTGTGTTAGATACACATTAAAGAATAGCACGTCTGGACCGTTTGGAAAAGTACCCCTGCCACCAATTGGCGTATTGGTTAATTCTTTCAAGTCTTCTAGGTTAAGTGCATCAGTTCCGTTAGGGCTGTTAATGAAAGAGAAAATTGTCTCTCCTGGTGTAGCATAGGTATTACGTGTAATACGAATGTTGTTAGTAGCACTCAACGCAGTAATTAGACCGCTGCTGACTGTAATGCTAGTGTTAGCAATAAAACTTATAATTTTTGTATTACCAGCAAAAGCGTTAGTAACTGATGTAGAGAATACGTCATCACCTACTCTAATACCGCTAGTTGAAGCTACTGGAATAGTTGTGGCGCCAACAATGGCGCCTGTTGTAGTTGTGTTTAGTGTAAACGATTGATCAAATGTAGTTGTTGAACCTAAAGCAATTTGACTAAAACTAGGCTGTCCAGAAACTGAACTAGGTTGCAAGCTAAACCATGTAATGTTGGCCAAGTTAGTTGGATAGTTACTTGGGTTTAGAATAGCTTCAATAACGATAGCTGAGTTAACGTTTGTTGATCCGCCTGCAGAAACAGCAAGAGCTTTTAGTAGCAACTGCGCTCTGTTGATTAAGTCTCTAGTTCCTAAGTCGCCAATGATAGCGTTAGATACACTAGGTGCTAATCGAATAGCAAAGGCTGTAGTCTTTTGTGTGCTGATACTAATGTTTGTAGCTTGATAGTTAAACAAATATCCGCGGTCTTCGTCAAAACCGCCGTCTGATAAGAAAGCTGAACCCCAGTGACTAATGCTTGGTGTTGCAGTTTGGCCAATCAAAATACAGCTAGTTCCAACTGGGTGCGCGGCGGCGGCGGCGGCTGAAAATGTTCTTGTTGATCCTGCGGCAAATGTTGTAAAATTAGCTGCTCTAGTACAACCTGTAAAGCTAGTTGCAGTTTTGCCGGTATAGGTAATAATTTCATTGTCTACATATAATGTTCCTGCCGGAGGATAAAATGTAGTATCAACAACACTAAGAGTAGTGCCAGCTATTAGAGGATCTGCGGTTAATGTAGTTGTATTTGAAGTTTCATTTAATACTTCATAGCGTACTGGCATGTTACCAGAACGCATATAAGCTTCTCTGTTTAAGTTGTTGCCGCGTAGTCTATGTACAAATATATACTTGCCTTCTGGACCACGTAACATCCAGTCAACGAAACCAGCACCATACCATGTCCATTGCAGGCCAATCATCTGCATCATTGTAGGATTGATCAAATAGCCGCTTTGATTAAATGGTCCGTTAGTCCCATCAAGTCTATCACCGTTCCACTGACTTTGTGGAATAATATAGTCAACGGTCTTGACCATTTTAACACCAGTTACTGTAGTAGCACCACGATAATCTGGAGTTACAAATAATTGTGTATCACTAACAACCTGACTAATAATATGTGTCATTCCTCGAATAACAACTCTATCACTTGCTTTGAGTTGTGTAGTAAATCTAGTATTAGATCCTGTAATTGAATTACTGTCTGGAATAGCTGTAACAGTTCCCGCCAACTGGAATGTCGACGATCTACGCCCAATGGCCAGTGTTTGACCATCGTACTGCCAAAACATACCGTTTTGATCGTCAAATGTTCCAGCACGTACTGTAGCTCCGTACCAATTTCTAACTGTTATATAACAAGGAGCCCCTAACCCGGCTACAGTGCTGCCTAAAGTAGTTGCTGCTTGTACAGTCAAACTACGTTCGTCTGTAATACCGGTAACAGTGTAAGTACCGTCATAGCCGCTGGTAGTGCAACCAATTAATTGAATTACTGCACCAACTTGACAGCCGTGGTCAATATCGTCTGTAGTAATTGTAATTGTACTACCAGGAAAGGTACCAGTTGATGTTACAGCACGTACATCATAATTTGGTGCAAATAGTGCACCGGTGTTATAATTAACAGCTTTACCTGACTGATAACGAATGTATTTTTTACTTTGTCGAACTGCCATTGCACCGTGTGATGGTCCACTAGTGCCTAAAACAACACCACCGTCAAATGGTCTATGAACATAGAAACAGTCTGGTCTTGAATATACTAGTCCAGTAATAGTTCCAGTAATAGTACCGTTTGCTCTAGCGGTAAAGGTTAATGAAGTAAGCGTAGGAACTGTTTCAACAAAGAATGGCCCTTGAGCCAGTGTATGATTGTTAACACCGTTGTCAGTACTTACTGTTGTAGTAATAGTATCCCCTGGCACGAACCCGTGAGGTCCAACAAATGTAACTGTAACGGTAGTTGGGCTAGTACCGTTATTATAACTGAACACCGGACTGCCTACACTCGAACCGGTATAATATGCAGCTTTACGTAGTTGAGTATAGGTTGTTGAAATAATGTCTCCGTTACTGATACCAACTTTGGCCTGTGCATAGTAGGTAAATGTAGTAGGTGCTCCAGTAATATCAGTAGGAGATACTGGAACTGTGTTGATAACAAATGTTCCTTCTGCACGAGCAAAACCAGTAATTGTGTTCAAATAACCAGAAATAGTAATTGGCTGGCCTGCGGTTAAGCCGTGGCCGCTTTGCGTAGTCACTGTGATTAAACTGTGTCCAGTTCCGCCTGGGTTAAGTGTTGAGGCATCTGTAGTCACTGTACTAACTAAAATATCTGTTCCAGGCACTTCATAAACGCTAGGATAGCCGCGCATCATACTAACAGTCTGCCACTTAGTAGGTTGTAGTCCATATTCAAAGTCAGCGTCAAGCATGGATTTAGGAGCAGCAACTCGTTGTCGTTCAAATGCATCTGTGCCCAGTTCATAAGGGCGCATTACTAGTTCGCGTTCTTCAACAAAGATTTGAATTTGATCAGTTGACAAGTTACTAACTGTACTTACTGCCAGTGTCAGTGTAGTAAAACCGTCTCTATGATCTAACAGTGTAGGGTAACTAGCGTTAGAAGTTCTTGAAAAACTTACTGTTGTACCAGTATAAGTAACATCTGCAAAATTATACAGAATAGTGTTACGAGTTGTGTTAGTTATTATTAAAAATTGACTAAGATCATACTTACCCGGCATGGTAATTGTGCCGGCAAGGGCAGCTCCCGGAGTAAAAACGTATGTGCGTACTTGACTTTTTGCCATTTATTTGATTCCTCAAACCTTTATTGTTTATTTAGCGTATATTTAACAGCCCTAACATTTACACAATTGAGCTCATACCAAAGTACATTAAGGCTAGGCCGCTAAGTTCTGCGTAGCGTTTTGTACTGGCTTGACTTCGATTGCTATTCCAACGTTCGTCGGACGTGGTTAAAGTTGCATTTGTAAAGCGGCCTGTTACTGCTGTTGTAGCACCAATTGTTACATTATCAATACTGCCTGTTGCTGCTGGATTGATTGTTAACACACCGCTAGTCGGACTAAAGTTAATGCTTTGATTAGTAACAGCAGTAATATTTCCTACAAAATTAGTAGTTTGCCCGTTTGTGCCAAGGGTAAGGGTTCCGTTAGGAGCAACAGTAACAGTTCCGCCAGCTATTGTTGTAGGGCCAACGCCGCCTCCACTGCCGGCTGTTCCTACATTTCCGTAAAAATTTGTACCTATACAATAAGGATAAGCTGGGTTTCCACTACTGTCAACCGTCATAAAATATGCATAAGTACCGTTAGGATAATCTGGAGTTACACAGTAACGTCCATTTCTGTAGTCTAGATCGCCGCCACCGGTAAACGAATAATCTTGTGTAAAAATACCTAATGGATATGTTGAATTAACTGGCTGTGCATTAAATCCAGTTCTAGTGGTATTAAGTGTATAACCAGTTAGCATTCTACGAACTGGACTATATCTGTTAGTGGCTGTTCCGTACCCAAACGGCCCGTATATAGGATATCCGTCTAGTGCATATCCTAAGATTTTACTATGTCCGTCGCTATGAGTTAAACTACCGCCTAGATAAAGTATAAAGTTAGCATCTGCAACACCAGTAGTGGCTGTTGCACCAGTTGTATGGCCAACTCCAGAAGTCCATGCAGTAGCAAAACTGTAGTCTGTATAAATGTATTGTCCTGATACAGTTCGGCCTCCTGCTAGATCGTGATAATAATTGTATCCTAATACAGTAGCAGATCTGTAACTGGCATTATAATTCCATCCTGACAACGGAATACTATAACTTGCCGGGGCATCATTAGTGGCTGCTGCAAAAATAGCTACACCATTTAGCGCATATCCAATTATTCCTGGAGTTACTAATTGATTTGATCCTGCTACGTTAGTACCAGCTCTAAGAATAAAATTAGTATTGTAATTTTGTACTGTTGGAAGATTCAGAGTTGCGCCATAACTGTGATATGGAAATCCTGATGCTTGCAGTGTGTAACGACCTGTAGCTGCTGTCCAAAAAGATGATTGAGATGGTCTACTACCGCCCAATTGAAAATTAGCAGCGCCTGTATTAAGGTCTACACTACTAACAGTACCGCTAGATCCAATCAGCACAGGACCTGTTGGATTAATTCTCATCAATCCCGTAGGAACCATATCAACACTAGCTATACCATTTGATGTAAGTGTTGTAAATGTTCCCGGCTTTGGTGTAGTTGCACCTATAGCAATATTGTCAAGGGTGCCTGTTGTAGTAGGATTAATGACTGCACTGGTTCCGCCGGTTAAGCTAAAATTTCCAGTTAAGTTTACAGGACCATTAACAGTTAAACTAGTTAACGTTCCAGGTATGTTAGTAACAGTTGAAGCTAAACTAGTTGCTGTTAGTAACGGTTGTCCATTATAACTAATGTACGAATTTGCTGTTAGCTCAATACGGTTACCCATAACGGTAACCGTTTTACTCATAAGGTTGCCTTCAACGTCTACAATAAAATATGGACTGATAAATCCTGTTGACGATCGAAATAATTTAGCAGACGTTCCCATATCTTCTTATTAGCTTAAAGCTACTCCGTATGCAGCAGATAGTGCAACAGCATATCCTTTAGTTATAGCACTAGAATTGTTAGTTTGTTGTAGGCTAGTAATAGTAACGTTAGTAAATCTACCAGTACTTGGTGTTGTAACGCCCACAGAAGTATTATCAATAGATCCTGTTGTATTTGGCGATATTGTTACTGTACCACTTCCGCTAGGACTTATTGTTACACTGGCATTATTTGGACTCAGTGTAACTGTAGAACTATTAGCCGTTAGTGTTGTAAATGTTCCTTGACGTGGGGTAGTTTGTCCTATTAAAGTATTATCCAATGTTCCTGGAGTAGTAGGATTTAGTACTGCAAAATTTGTAACATTTAAATTTGCAACAGTAAAACTACTGTTGGTATTGATAGTCAATGTATTTGTAGTTGAGTTAGTTACTAAACTAATGCCTCCAGAGCTGGTTAAATTTAGTGTATTACTATTAGAATTTAAATTAATTGTACTTTGTCCAGGTACTGCTATGTAAGTATATCCGTTCATTAAATTGCTCCTTGCAATGCTACCGCTCTGTATTCGCTTGTCCTCAGTAATTGATTATTGTTAGATGAGTTATTATCTAAAGTTAGTGAGGTAAATCTACCAGCTGCCGGTGTAGTTTGTCCTATTATTACATTGTTAATAGTTCCAGTAACAGTTGGACTTGATGTAAATGTTCCTGTGCCGGTTGGTGAAATAATTACATTTGCGTTAGTAGGGGTAAAAGTAACAACATTAAGAGCTGTTAATTGTAAAAATCTGCCGGCAGCTGGTGTAGTTTGTCCTATATTGATATTGTCAATTGTATTACCTACAGAAGAATTAATTACAATAGAATTAGTAACTGTTAGATAGGGTGTAGCAGTTAAGGCTAGATTTACAGTTTTTGTTGTATTATTGGTAGTAACGGTAATAGAATTATCAGTGTTTTGAACATTAAGAGTATCCATAATATAGCCAGCTGCTAAATTAGTTTGGGCTGTTGCCGTGATTGTCTTAATATTTGAAACTACTATGCCGCCGTCATCGTTAATGTTTAAAAATCCGTCGGGTAAATTTGTATTTTTTAAATTTAATAGTATGCCGTCTTCGCCGCCAGCACTAGAGCTTTCCCCGTTGACTGTAGGAATTTTAACAGGTTCTATTCTCTCAGCATAGTTTGCTCTGTAAATTAATTTTATACCAGTTAGTAATGTAACACCATCTGACTGATATAGTGGGTTTGCAATGAGAGATACTTTTGAGTTATCTACAACTGCTGTAAATCTAACTAGATCTTTACCTAAGTTACTACGCCCGTAAATCTGTATCGACGCTTGCCCCACCCGAGCAGTTAGTAATATCTTTAAATGCTCGACGTCATTAACACCGTATTCTATAGCCACTTCATAATCTGCACTGGTAAATTCGCCAACTGGCCATGTATCTACTACAGTATTAGGTGTAATATATACAACAGTGCCGCGATAAGAAAGTCCAGCAGTACTGATAAATTTTATAGTATTGTGGAATCCAGTTTTAAAGTAGTCAGAAAAATTCATGAGTTTTAGCCGTTATTCTTTATTTATTCTAACCAAATGTATTGCTATTTTTGAAAAAAAATGCTAAATTACAGTATGAACCTACGCAAACTTTTAGACGAAGAATTAGATCTTTCAGAACTGCAAAAAATACCATTAACTGCTAGTAGCTATACAAAGCCAGTAGTTGGAATCAGCAGAGATGGTATTATAAATGTTACTAAAATAGATCATGTTAAACATCCTGACGAATTTGAGCCTATTCAGGGGGCCGCTGAAGCTGTAGCTGAAATTAGAAAAAAAGGCTACAGAATTATTATTTTATCTAATCAATTTGGCATTAGTGAACAGCGTATGACTCCTGTGCAAGTAGACACAGTAAATCAACGAATGTTAGACCTTTTTGGTCAAGCAGGTTGTCCTAGCATTGACGGCATGTACTATAGTACAACTAAAATGAAGGAAGATATTTACGCATTGCCCAACATTGGCATGTTTCAACGAGCAGAAAGAGAACATAATCTACGATTTAAAGAAGGCTGGTTTGTTGGTGATAAAATCAGCGACATGAAAGGCGCCGAAAACATTGGAGCAAAACCAATACTAATTAAAACTGGTGCTTGGGAGGAAACTGCTAAAAAGTTAGAAACTTTTGCCAATAGAGATTTGCGTAAAAAAACTAAGATATTTGATACGTTGATGGATTTTGCAAAGAGTCTAGAGTAACTGCTATTTCATCAAGATCAAAATCATAATAAAAATACTCTGTACCAAATCGATTACATTTGACTTCCCAAATGCCTTTAATACAAACACCGCTTTGCGTTAATGTCGGCCCAGTATAGCTTTCATTGCCTTCCATATCTAAGCAGTTATCTACAACAAAAAAAGGTAACAATTGCCTAGAGCCTCTTCGAATCCATGATTCTACCCACATAGATTCGATTTCATCATCGGTTGAACTTTTTCCTCTAAGGGCATTAGTTGGGTGAATAAAAACTTTGGCACCAGCGTGCCAAAGTTTTTCACATAAACCCCCTTGAGAGCTGTTATGCCCATATAGGTCTGCACAAATTACACCCCCTATAGGTATAACGTAATTGTCATATGGTAAAAGCACACCAGTTACTGTTTCCCATTCTTTAACTCCTATTTTTACGTCGTACGGAGTTAAGACACATTTATCTATATCCCCTATAAATTTACCTTTTTTATCATAACAGCGTATTTGATTATGTATTGTACTTCTATGTTTATTATTGTTAAACCATAAGGTACCTAGGCATAATCCAACACTTTTTGATCCAGCATACTTAACTACATCTTCTAAACAATTAGATAATTTTTCAGGATCGTCTGCAAATTCTTTTGTGTATCCGCTCAATGCTGCTTCTGGTGTTACTAGATAATCTACACAATTTTCACTTGCCCAATCTATGGCTTTTTTAATTGTGTTAGTATTCTTTAGAGCATCTGTTGTTACAGGAATTTGTGCTCCGCCAAATCGTATTGTGCCACTCATATTAATCTTCGTTTAGTTTTCTAATTAGTTTACCGTATTCAGGAAGATACAAATATTCTATTTCACTTCTAGCTATAGTTTCTACTGCATCAGCTAGTGTTTCAACTAACGGATCTCCGCCTAAGTTAAAACTGGTATTAAACAACACTGGAACATTGGTCTGCTTGTAAAACTCTTGAATTAAATTGTAAAAATGTTTATTCTGTTCTGCTGTAACTGTTTGAATTCTGCATGTACCGTCAACATGAATAATACTAGGTATTTTTTCTGCTACACCAGATTGACAATTAACAGCATACATCATACTAGGACTTTCTTCCATGCCTCTAAGATCAAACCATTCATGCACATGCTCTTTTAGAATTGATCCTGCAAAAGGTCGGAAATATTCACGTCTTTTAACAGTATTGACAAAATCTTTACCGTCTTCGAAAGTAGGATCAAATAAAATACTACGATTGCCTAACGCTCTTGGGCCGTTTTCACTGCCGCCTTGATACATTGCTACAATATTTTTATTTCGTAATAGGTCTACAATATCTTCATAAGTAGCATCAGCATACTCAGCATCATATAAAGCACAAACTTCTTCAATTTGTTCTAATGTGTAGGTATATGTAGGTCCTAAATATAAATTATGTTTAAAGTCAGTGACAGTTGTGTCTTGAGTTAGGGATCTATGTAGTATCATGGCTGCACCCATAGCTGTACCGGCATCATTACTAATTGGTTCTACATAAAAATTAATGCCTCTCTTGTTTAATTCAGTGAGATAATAATAATTAGCTACACAATTAAGTCCGTAACCCCCGCTCATAACTACATTGTTGCAACCTGACAATTCTACAGCTTTAATAATTAAATTAAGAACTTGTTCTTGAGTTTGAGTTTGTACAGCATACGCTAAATCTCTTCTATTATCGAGCGAAGTTAAATCTTCTGCATTTCGATCTGCTAGATATTCATATAGCTGTTCGTTAATAACGGCACCATTGGGATATCGTGGAACAATTAAGTTTCTATTTGTTGCTGGTTCGATGCCAGTAGTGTCAAATAGTTTAGGTATACGATCATTTGATTTTCCGTAGGGAAATAATCCCATAGTTTTTCCTGCTTCGATAGCAGGAAATCCACAATATTCAGTTACTGCCTCATATGCCTTAACGATGCCCGCTGTATCAGTAATTCTAGCTATATGAAACCCGTTTTCGCCGTACATATCACTAGGTGTTTTTTTAGCTATTCCGCCTGGCCTTGCTTCTCTAATACCAATGTGTTTATATAGCGTTGTAAAATTATCGGGATAGCTGCATTTAAAAATTGTTTCAGTTTCCCAACCTGTTACAGACTCGCCTGCAAAGTTTAAATTTAAAAATGTACCGGCGCCGTCTACAATTACAGATACTGCTTCTTGGAAACCGCTACGATAAAATGCACAGGCAGCATGTAACTTATGATGAAAATGGCTAAAATCAATTACTTGAGGATGATTTCTTAAATCAGCTTTGTGATTAATCAACCCAAATTTTCTTGCTAGACCTGTGTAAATATCTTCGCCACTAAAATCAACACCACCGCTGGTGTCTTTTGGAGTAGTGTGTGCTATAACAAGATAATCAATCTTTTTAGTATATTCTAAAATTTTAGCAATGCTGGCATAGGGTCCGCCGTCGTATTTTCGACGAGTAATTCGTTCTTCTTCTATACTAAAGACAATATCACCGTCTTTTAATAAACAAACACCTGCATTGTGTCCTCGGGTAATTCCTGCAATCCATCCGCTTTTCTTTACGTCAGTCATTTGAGATCCTTATTTTTTACAAAATTTGTATACAGTTCGGTAATTGAATCTACAATTACATTTTCTATTTTATCATTCATGGCCATAATGCCATCATTATTCATATCTGCATATTCGTCTGGGGCTATTCTAATAGGGCTATAAATTCTTACACCTTCTCCCATATCTAAAACTTTGAAATTTTCACAGCTGGGGTAAGAAACATTAATAGGAAAGGTTGAGCCCATTACAGCTACGGTTGGTTTATTTAGAGCATAAGCAATATGTTGAGCAACACTATCACAGGTTAAAACAATGTCTACTGATTTAATCAGTCCAGCCCATTGTCTAATAGGAACATTTGGAGGTATTGCCACTGGGTCTTTACAGCCCAGTGCTTGAAAGTTTAAAGGCAATTCAGTCATAACAATAACTGCAAATTCTTTTTGCAACTTGTTAATCAAACTAATCACGTTTCCAATTTCAAAACTACGACCAGATGGATCAGTTACAATGTCGCCTTTCATAGAAACACCACGACCAAATGGTTGAAACAGTAAAGTTTTATTTTTTCCTGTTTTAGATACAACATCTTTAATACCAATTTTTCCGTTGGTAATTTCGTCTTGGGTTAATTTAATCGTTGGTCTAGGTAATTCTCTAACACCTTTATTATTAATTTCAATATCAAAGGCCTGACTTAATGAACATTTTTGATTATAGTATTCCCAGACTCTATACGGTTCAGGAGTGACAATATCCATGTGTACTAATCTATCATGAAATAAATTTTTGTGCCAATTATCGTAAGTTTTGTGATGTAGTTTAGGATGTGCTTTAAAAAAATCTGTGCCGCCTTCGCAAATTATAAGAAAATTTTCATCTGGATTTTCTTCTTGGTACAGTTCAAGGGCAGGTACTGAGCAAATAACTCTGCCAGCTCCTCCATTGATAAAAAATGCTTTTGCTCGTTTGGTCATGAAAACGCCTCAACTAATTGTTTACGCATTATATATGCGTTTTATCAATTAGTCAAGGCATTTATTGAGCAAACTTGTAATTAATGTGCGTGGTAGTTTTCGCTATCTGGATCGTCGTGATCTGGAATTCCGTCACCGTCTGAGTCTTCTGGGTGGCTGTATCCACATTCTTCACACCATTTAGCGTGGTGTGCATCGTGTACAGCAGGATCATTTAGATCAACATCTGGATCTGCTTCTTTGCATTGCTCACAGTGCTCTAAATAGTGTGAAACCTTATGAGCATGTGTGCATGGGTTGATTTGCATGACAGGCCATGGCTCTATTGCTTCAGTTTCTGCAACAGTGTTTGGGCAAACTGCTTCGATTACATCCGGATGATCAGCACATTCATGTTCAACTGCACCCCACTTGTATGTGCGTTCTACACTTTTTGGAGGATTAGGTACACCATCTGGTAAACCAATTGGATGTGTATTATCTAACGTAACTGTATCTGGACTTGGCCAAGTTAACTTCCAAGGATGATTTTTACATACTTCGTTGTCTAATAACTCTTGAACAATCTGTATACAATACTCAATTTTTGCTTCTTCTCTAGTAGTTAATAGATCAGTTCTTAAGCGTCTTTTTAAATCAGCAATATGTGCCTTACCACTTCTTACCAGTTGATCCCATTGACTGTCTAATTTAAACCAGGGATAAGTTACTCGTCCAAAACGATCAATGGTAACATCTTGCATACTGTAAGTATGATCCAATGTTGGATGCTCAAATCTTTGATATACAACATTGTATTTTTCATAAACTGTTTCAACTATAGTATCTGTTGCATGATCTTCATGATTACAAATCATAGCCATTAATGCAATATGGTTAGGATTGTGTGAGTGTAGATAAATCCATTGCACTTCGTCGTTGCTGTTATTAGTACCGCCATGACAAGCATATCCGTCGTGATCAAATTCTACTCCACGATTTGGTTTGCGTGTCTGTCGATCTACTCCGACTTTAATATCGTGCGGCCCTCTATATTCACTTTCAACCCATTTCCAACCACTGGTTAAATCGTTATATTCTACTGGGGCTTTATACTTAAATTTCATTTAATTCTCCTGAACCTTTATTATGAGTAACTAATCAATACTAATCCTCTGCCGCCGCAACTACCCAAACAGCAGCCGCCTCCAAGTCCGCTACCGCCAGCACTTTTGCCGCCACCGCCGGGTGTATTTCCATTAACACCACCGTAGTTCCAGCACATAATCATACAGTTACAGCAGTTATTACAGCTACCCTGCGCTGCAAACATGCCGCAATCACAACACTGTGCGCCACCGCCAGCATAGGCCATGCCGCCGTTGCCAAATGCAGCATGACAGTAGGCAGCACCAGCATTTCCATAACCATTACCTGCTGTAGTCTTGTTGTCTTTTCCGCCACCACGGGGGTGATCAACACCAAATGCTACAAATTGTGCCGGATTACTAAATCCGCAGGCGCCTTTAACAAAGAAATTAAAGCATTGGCAACAATTATATGTGCATCCAGTGTAACTAGTACCTTGTCTGAAACAAAATGCTGTATTTCTTTCAAAATAATTTCGGCAATCCGGTCTATCATGACACCATTGACGTTGGCAATCAAATAGACCATTGTAAAAACAATCCCAGCAGCAAGCAAAAGACAGTGGGCTGTATTGAGAATTCCAATCCCAAGGCCATACACAGGCGTTTTGGTCAAACCAGCAACAAGTACTGCCTCCGCAGGCATTATCAGTTTGCCATAGCCAACCTGTTGTACAATTACAGACTCTTGATATTTGTCCGCCGCTGCCTGCAAACCAACCCATGCCGCCTGAATTACAGCAATCGCAACTGCAAACACAAACACACAGTATATGATTAGTGCCCGATGTTGTACACACTGCCCATCCGTAGCTGCCTCCTTGCCCTCCAAATGGCGAGCCGCTACAGCAGCAACCACCAGCACCGCCACCACCTTGTCCCCACATTTCAATTACGAAACAGGTAGCAGTAGAAGGTATACAAACACAACATGCGTTAGTACCTTGAATTGCAAAGCAGGCAGTAGCACGGTGTGTAGGTCTACACCATATTCTTGATCCACCTCCAGCAGTAAATAGATTTGTAATTAATCCCATCTTAACACCAACTTATTAAAATTAATCCAGAACCACCTTGTCCTGGTTGTGTCCATGCAGTGCCGCCACCAGATGTTTTGCCACCACCGCCGGGGAAATATCCTCCAATGGCCCAACACTGAAAACAGCACCAGCCGCAGTTGTTGTACCATGATTGATCACCGCCAGCATAGGCTGCACCACCTACACCCATTCCGCCACCGCACTGACTGTTTGGTATTTGGCACATGCCGGTACTGCCTGATATAAAATTAAATGATCCCATAGGAGTAGCCGTTGGATCAGGATCTGACCAGCCGCAAGCGCCTAACCATACATAAGGACTTGAGAAGCAGGTACAGCAGCAACGATCAAACGGTGCATCATGCCTAATCCATTTCTTAACTGGTTCGCTGGTATTATTTCCGCCAAATATTGCTGCATTTACACAAACGCAACCACATTGTGCTAGCTGATCGCAACACAATACTGGCTGTTGATCATCAGTGGCTACTACTGAACCTTGACTTGACTGTGCTAGTTCTTTGGAGTAATCCATATAGAATCTCCAAACATTAGAAACATATTTTCCTGCACAGCAACAGCAGCTTCCGCCCCAGAAACAGCACCACACGCCCGTTGCGCCGCCGCACACGCACCAGGTCGATAATCCACCGCCTTGGCATTGGACTACTCTTGAAAATTGTCCGTGGTATGCCTGACAAATTGAACATTGAGAGCAGATACAGTAGCAGTTACATGCACATAGTATATGATTAACACCTGATGTTGTACAGGTCACCCAACCATATGCGCCGCCTTGGCCGCCGTAAGGGCCGTTACCACAACAGCAACCACCAGCACCGCCACCACCTTGTCCCCACATTTCAATTACGAAACAGGTAGCAGTCGAAGGGACGCATACGCAACAGGCTCCGCCGCAGGCAATCCACATACAACAGGTAGGCTTGTGTGCAGGTCTACACCAATAGGTATTAGGCCTACCGCCGCCTGCTTTACCTCCAATATATCCAAATACTGATGCCATTTATTTCTTATCCTTTAGGTTATCTGTGCCACTACCCAGTCATTTCGTCCAGCAGAATATTGTAATCTTATTAACGCTCTAGCTAAATTAATTGTTAAATTATCATTAAATCCGCCTACTGTAGATCCATCACCGCTGGGATTTACAATACATAGATTACTATCAAATGTTCCAGCTACATCAAAAATGTCTACAAAATTTCCAGCAGATGGATTAGAAGGGAGAGTCAATGTTACTGCGCCACTAGTAGTGTTAACATAGTTTACGCTGTTAAAAGTCAATGTGGTATTTGAAGTGATATCTTGTACAGTACCAGCAGCGGTTGGAACGTATCTAAATTGCCCTTGACCGATAAATCTTCCCATTTCTTTAATCCTTAGACTGTGCTAGTTTCAATACCATATGCAACAGCATTTACACCAGTTGCACTTGAATACACTACAATTAATTTTCCTGCATCTACAACAATACCTGTTCTTTCAAGAACACCTCTTCCTGGAATTGTAGTATCAAATTCTAAATAGCTGTTATCTGTAACGCCTGCACTGGTAGTAAGACCTAATCTTACTGTAACAGATGTAGCGTTTCTATTACAAATAGTAACAGATGCCACAGCAAATGTATTAGTTGGGCAGGTATACAAGGTCGTGTTTGTTGTTGCTGCTAAATCTTGTATTCCTAATCTTCCTGTTGGCATTCTTTAATCTCCGTTTATGGCTTTAAATAATAGTTTAACGCTAGCGGACTACCATCTACACCATTTTTAAAATACACTTTGTTTTTAAAATTAATCTGCGTATTGGCTGTATTGCTAATGTTAGCTCCACTAATATTTATCAATCCTGCTGTTAGACTATTTACGTTCAATGTACTAGTTCCGCCGCCAATTTGGCTATTAATATAAGTTCTAATAGCTTTTTGTGTAGGCACAATACTGTCGCTATTTGCTGCAAAAGTACCATCTGTACTAAATTGTGTAATTGTAGTATTTGAACTACCTAAGCTGATAGCACCTAGTGTCAAGCTCTGTAAGCCTGTTAAGTTAAATGCGTTAGCATTTAGTGTAGCAACACCTGTACTTTGTTGAACGCTGAACAAGTTACCAACGTTAAAGTTACCGTCTTGGTCGGTACTGGTAAAGAATACTCGTCCACCACCAAATTCTTTAGTCTGTTTTGTAACGTCTGCCGCCTGTGTTGGCTGATTTGGATAGTTAGTTGTTGTGGTATTACCAGTACCAATACTTAAGAAATCATGACCGGTTAGACGCACTTGGCTGTAGTTGATTCTTATAGTAATGCCTGCGGCGTGTGCAGGAGCCAGTGCTATGGTCATGCTAGGACTAATTTGTAGTGTAGCTGTTAAAGCACCACTGTAGAATGTTGTATTAGCAGCAATTGTTTGGCTATTATTAATGGTCCAACTTAGTCCTGAACCTCCAGTAATTTGTGTGCCGTTAGTTACATACGTACCACTGATATACTGTCCTATAGCAATAGTACCCGATGTAACTGAAGCAACAGTTAATGTAGTTCCACTAATTGACCCTACAAATACAGCACTGGATCCAACTTGATTGCTAACAGATACCAGTTTATAAACAGTACTGTCGCCAGCAAATACTACGTTTGCACCTGCTGTAGGTGGATTAGTTAAATTATTAATATTGAGATATTGACCAGTTTGGAACTGATCCATATACCCGCCACTGGTTGTGGTAATTGTTGTTGTCGCTGAACTATAACCAGTACCTTTATTGCTAAAGTTAGGCTGTGCCAATGCACCGTTACCGGTACGCACAGTCCAGGTAGCTGCTACTGTTACATTAGGATCAGTAATAGTCATTGTTGGGGCAACGGTATATCCTGATCCTGATTCAGTTAGTCTAAATGCTGCTACTTGGTTGCTGGCTATAACTGCTCGGGCCTGCGCTCTTTCAAAGTTAGGAACGCTAGCTGAAGTAGTAGTGCTAGTATGGAACATCCATATTGGAGTGTTACTTGGATTACCAAATTGTACTGTGGTCCAGGTTGACGATGCTGATAAGTTAGCACTTACCCAGTTTTCACCGTCGTAACTCCATGTTACAGCCTGTGTTGTTGCACCACCAAATCCCTGTATGGCTATAAACACACCTTGACCGTAGCGCACTTCTTTCCACGAACCTGCACTTGGTAAACCCACATCACTGTAAGCTACTGCCGGACCTCTTGCTACCCAATTAATACCGTCTGTTGATAGTGCATAAGTTGCAGAACCGTTGGCTACTGCAACAAATAAATTATTACCGTAAGTTATACTGGTCCATGCTTGGCTAACTGGTAATGTAGCAGCCGACCAAGTAGTGCCGTTATCTGTTGAGTATGCAGCAGCAGTGCCTGGTGTTCCAGCACCGGCAATGGCTACCCATTTGCCTCCGCCGTATGCTATACTTGTCCAGGTGTTACTGCTAGGCAATGCGCCGCCTGCTGCCCATGTTGATCCATTAGTACTGATCATTGTTGCGGTAGCGCCTGATGATACTGCAATAAATCTGCTGTTTCCGTAAGCTACACCAGTCCAGTTTTGGTTTGTTGTTGTACCAGTATTCCATGTTGTACCATTACTACTCCATGCTGATGTAGTACCGTTACCAACTGCTACATAATAAGTTGTTCCACTAATTGCACCAGCAGCGGCTGCTTGTACTGTAAATGTTGGGAAACCTGTAGCTAGTGTAGTTGTTGTTCCGTTTGTACTGTAGTTTGCTACACCACCAGTTCCTACCGTAACAAAATAACCGTTGGCGTATGCACTGGCTACGGTGTTTCCGTTATTTGTTCTAGCAGTTGCACTAAATGCGGTAGTACTAAAACTAATTCTAGGTTCAACAATATAAGCTGTTGTTCCATCTAATGCCGCAGCCCTAGTGGTGCCTGGAACTGCATGATCCCATCCAGCTGCATTTACACTCATTGGGCCGCCACCGGTGTTAGATCCCACTGTAAATGTTCCGCCGCCTTGTGCTGAACTAATACTGAATTGTGTTCCGCTGAATCCAGCTACAACATAATATATAGTACCAATAACAATGTTACTACCAGTTAATGTTGTGCCAGAAAATACAACAGGCATACCTGTATAGAATCCAGTTGTACTACTAACTGTAATTAAGTTTGATCCTGTTGCTGTTACTGATAGTGCAGTAAAACTTTCTTTAGCAACACTAGCTACTTTTAGTGTAGGATTGTATGCAGCAATGTATCCAAACTGACCGGCACCTGCACCGCTTTGAATTGTAACTCTAACACCTTGGTAACTGGCTGCTGTACCTGTAGTATCAGAAGCAGCCAGTGTGATTTGTGTTGTATTTCCGCTTTGTGCATTGCTACCGGCAAAAACATACCCAGAGCCTGCTGTTAGCAATCTAACTTCAAAAACTGCTTGATCTCTAGTGTCAATAATTGCATCGTGTGCTGCACCGGCGCCACCGCTAAACGTATATGTAGTGCCAGAGCCTGTGTAGTTTGTACCGGCATTACTGTATTCTAATCTTAAAATTGCACTACCGTTGGTTAAAGTGTATCCAACTTGTGCCTGACCGGCACGATTATTCACAGCAGCATAAATTGGTGATTCTAAGAAACGTACACCTTCACTTACAGAACCATACAAACCATAACTGTTATTTCCGTTAGTAGCACGAATCTTACCGCCATTTTCTGCTAGGTAACCAATGTGGTTATAGTATGTAAAGATAGAAACTAATTCTGCTAGTCCCATGTTAGTGACCCATGCGCCGATACCGTCACTTAAAATATTTGTAAAGTCGTTAGCAACAATAGATTTATTACCACCGTTGTGTATATTGCCGTCTACCTTCATTCCGACACAACCAGTGCCAAATGTAGTCACGTTTTGTATGTACGGTGATTTTGAAGTAATCCAAACAGTAGAATCAGCTGGGCCGGAGCCAGGATCTAAACTAACATACGCACCAGCACTTGGACGTAGTGTACCAAAAGGTGTTACTAAAGTATATGTTGTAGTTGAGATAGCTGCTGTTGACAATGTAACATAAATGCCGTTAAGTGCATTAGCATAGGTGGTAGCTACTGTAAATTGAGTGGTGCTAGTAACTAGACCAACATAATAAGTACCTGCACTAAGTCCGCCGCCGCCTGTACCAGAAACAGTAAATGTAAAACCAGTAACAAAATTAGCTGTACTAGCAACTGTTACTAATCCACCAGCACCAGTATTACCTTGTGTAGATGCGGTAGTATTTGTAATACTACCTGAAGCTACTGTAGAAGACAGTGTACCACTTAGTCCCTGCAGTGTCATATTACGAATAGTAGATGCATTTCGTACATAGAACATGTTTGCTGTTGCTACTGTAGGTTGAACGATTACTGTACGTAATTCGTCTCCGACTAAGCTAACGTTAGCAGGAACTGTTATAGGACAAACTTCAGTGTAAGTACCAGTTTTGATAAAAATAGTAGATCCGCTAATTGCCTGACCGCAGGCATATTTAATTGTAGCAAAAGGTTTATCTAATGTGTTACCGTAACCGGCAGCATCTGTACCACTAGGTGCAACATAGTAAACTTTACTGATAGCACCAAAAGTTGCCCATGCCGGTGCTGTTCCGCTGACTTTTAAAATTTGGCCGTCTGTGCCGATACCTAATCGTGTTGGTCCACCGCCGCCATAATAGAAAATATCACCTTGTGTAGTCAATACGTTTGATTCTGTACCAGCTACCAATTGATTCCAGTATGTACCTGCAACATCTGTTGCTGGATCATTAACTCCAGTTGAAGATGTATGTGCTAATATACAAACATAACTGTTACTGTTCTGTTTGACCGAATCACCTGCTACATAGGCAGTAGCGGTAGCCCAGTTACCTCTCCAACGGAATCCAGGATTTAATAAAGACCAGTAGGTTGCATTGGGAGGTGTAAAGTTTGTATGATCTAAAATGCATAGATATGTATAACCACCTAGGGTTACAACATTACCTACTTTATAAGCAGTAGCTCCACTCCAAGCACCTTGAAAACTAAACCCGGTACTTAATAGTGCCCAGTCAGATGGGTTTGTAGTAGGAGTTTTATTAGTGTTATTTGTCTTAGCAGAATAAGCATAGCCGCCATAAGTTACTACATCGCCTAATTGATAAATTCCAACAGATGTCCATGTGCTTTCAAATTGTAAACCTTCTACAAATGCTACCCAATAACCTGAAGTTACTTGATCAGTAATGAAACTGGCTGTTGAAACGTGTATTGTTACGCAGATCCATAAACCTGCACCATATTTTACAACATCGTTAATTTTGTATCTAGTACCGCTGGCGGTCCATGTTCCTTTGTAGTCAAAACTTTGATTTACAATGTCCCATTTTGCCTGATCTGCTTCTAGGCCACCGCCTACCAGTGTAGCACTGGCGTTACTAGTGTGTGCTGTATTACAACGATAAACAGTTCCACCATATTTTACAACATCTGCAACTTTGTAAACTGTGCTAGTTGCCCAATTTCCCAACCAGTTAAATGCCGTAGCAAACTGATCCCATTTAGATTGATCTAATTCTAATGTGCCTTGACTAGTGTGCCCAGTATTACAAACATAAACAGTTCCGCCATATTTTACAGTGTCACCTACTTTATAAAATGTAGTAGCTGCCCAGTTACCGAGCCAAGCCTGACCATCTGAAGCTAGATTCCAATATGTTGCTAGATCTGTATAAAAATTTGAAGTGCTGGTATGCCCTGCTGTACATATATAAGTTTTTCCGCCGTAACGAATTACGTCGTCTTTAATATAGGTTGTTGCTGCTGCCCAGGTGCTTTTCCAGACAAATCTAATTCTACCTAGCTTAAACTCTGCCATTCCTTACTCCAAATCTTTTGCTATTCAAGTATTTATGTAATTGGCAAATTAGTTAAATTTGACCAAAAGTTGGTGCTGCTGCTATAAAATAAGTTTGGCCGGCTAATGCTCCGTCAATGCCTCCGGTAAAATTTGATTTATTTTGCACATTAATTTGAGTTGCACCAATATTTTCTATAGTACCTGTAGAAATTTTAATGTTTCCTGCTAGTGCAGTGTTTACAGCTGGGCTTGAACCACCCCCACCAATTCTACTAGAAATATAAGTGGCTACAGCTCGCTGAGTGCTAATTACACTGTCGCTATTTGCACTAAAAGTACCGTCTGTACTGATAGTATTGATAATAGCACTGGTACTACCAACAATAATTGCACCTAAACTTAACTGACTCAATCCTGTCAAATTAAACAAACTAGCACTTAAGGTAACAATACCGGTAGCTTGACTTACTCCAAATAGACTACCTACTAAGAAATTACCGTCTTGATCGGTACTTGTATAGAATACACGACCTCCACCGTTTTCTATAACTTGATAAGTTGATAGTGCTGCCTGAGTTGGAGTACCAGGATAGTTAGTAGTTGTAGTATTTCCTGTTCCAATGCTTAAAAAGTCATGTCCTGTTAACCTGCATTGACTGTAATTAATTCTAATTGACAAAGTGCTAGCATGAGCAGGGCTTCTAAAAGTAGTCATACTAGTATCAATTTGTAATAATGCAGAAAAGTTTCCTACGCTGCCAGTTAAGTTTGTAATAGCTAACAGTTTATAAACAACAGTATTACCAACAAATACAATATTTGATCCAACTGTTGGTATATTTGTCATTCCAGTTACTTGAATATAGAATCCAGTTTGAAAATTATCAGCGAATCCTGATGCATCTGTGACTGTGGCGCTTTCTCTAATCCAGCCTGTTCCTCTAGAAGTAAAATCTGGTTGTCCTAATACATTATTAGAGGTTCTTACACTGTTTTGGGCAGCACTAGAACTATTAGGATCTACAATTGTTACAGTTGGCGTGCTTGAATAATTAGATCCAGGATCTATAATTCTATAAGATCTAATCGATCCTGATACCACAATAGGTCTAGCAAATGCAGTAGCACCGGCTGTGACTTGGCCAACTAAATTAGTACCGGTAGCAAGTAGTATAAATGATCCGGGGCTAGTAGGATTACCGTAAGCTATATCAGTATATGCCACAGCCGCAGGTAAAGTTCTAGCTGTCCAAATTATACCGTCTTGGCTAGTTGCGCCTGTGCTTGTTCCCGCCGCTACAGCATAAAATATACCTTCACCATATCGAACAACGTTCCAGCTTGTGCTAGCGGGCAATGTAAATGCTGTCCAGGTTGTTCCGTCTAAACTATAAGCACCTTGGTTTGTAGCAGCAGCTACAGCAACGAATCTGTCATAACCATAAGTTACACTCTGCCACTGTGCGGTGGTAGGTAAAGTAGTATTGGTCCAGGTTACACCATTGACACTTACGCTAGCTATATTGCTAGTACCTGTAGATAGTGTTACAAATTTACCTTGACCGTAAGCCCATGCTCCTCCTACTACAGACGGAGTACCCAATGTATACCATGTTACTCCATCATTGGTAATCATTAATTCGTTAGTTGAACTGGCTGTGCTGCCGCTAGTTGGAATATATCCAGTCATACGTGTACCGGTTTCAACTTGAGCACCGTAAATATAAATTCCTGACGATCCGTTACCTGAATAAGTTTGGGCGCCACCTGAGATTACATCTATATAAGGATTATTAGTTGAATTAACAGCATTTTTAAATGCTGTAATAGACAATCTATACCAACCTTCTATACCTATCGGAGTAATTGATGAACTAACACTGGTATAATCTGCTCCGCTAGCACTTGCAGCTGACACAACAGAACCGTTTGTTAAACTGTAAGTCACTCCACAAGAGGAGTTAAGAAAATTACTAAATCCAATTCTTATCTGTGTTCGTTCTGCTGCTCTAGCAAATATACTTAAAGTTACATTAACATTTGTTTCAGATCTTGTTGTATAGATAACATGTTCAGCATTGGCCGTGTCTTCAACTAATTTTGTTGCACTTGTTGATCTAGCAGGATCTAAAACTGCTGTTGTAAGTGACCTTGAATTAATATTGCTTGCTGTCCAAAAAACATTAGTAAAATCTGTAGAGAATGAAACTGCATTAGTTCTACTTGTACCTGCGCTGGTAATTAAACCAATATTATCTCTAGGTAATTGTAAAAATCTAGAATTTGTAGCAGTTGCTCCAGGTCTGTTTGACGTGCTCCAGTTGACTCCGTTATTTGTGCTGGTACTTAATAGTGTGCCAGTTCCACCTATAGCTACAAATCGCCCTGGCACAAATCCAACACTGGTATTAGATCCTAAATTACTAAATCCTGTCCCAGCACCCCATGTAATGCCATCTGTACTATAAACTGCAATAGTGGCTACACCATCAACAGCAACAAAATAGCCGTTACCATAAGTTACACTGTTCCAGTTTGCAGACACTGGCATATTACGCAGGTTACTTACGTATGCTGGTGCTGATACAGTAACTCTAGGTTCAACAATATATTGACTAGTAGGATCCGGATCAATTAAAGTAGTTCCTGGAATCAAATGATCCCACCCTGGCGTGCCTGTTGATTCTTTATTGAGGTTTGCTATTTTTGTAGTGTTATTATAAGCACTAATTACACCATATTGTCCGGCACCTTTGCCGTCAAATATTAAAACTCTGAGTCCAATATATTGAGAACTGGTGTTTGTGTCAGATCCTGCAAAAGTTATAGTACCGCTGCTAGCACTACCACCTTGAGCAAAGTTAGTAGTTGATAAGTAAGAGGTTCCTCCAGGAAACCCGGTATTTGTAGGATCGGTTGATCTAATCTGAAATACTGCGGCAGTTCTACGCTCATAATTGTCAATTACAATACCTGTTCCAGTTCCAGTAATTGATATTGTAGGACTAGAACTATAATTTTGGCCAGCATTATCGTATTCTAAACGTAATATTCTTACATTATCATCAGAAATGTAACCAACGGTTGCTTGATTGGCTCTGTTATTAACTGTTGCGGTAATAGGTGATTCTGTTGTGTCGACACCTTCACTAACTGATCCAAACTTACCGTAGCTGTTATTACCGTTAGTAGCACGTAGTCTTCCACCGTCTTCAGTTAGATAACCAATATGACAGAAATATGTAAACACTGACACGCACTCAGATCGAGCAACACCTTTAATCCAAACACCAATACCGTCACTTAATATCTGTGTAAAGTCGTTGGCAACAATTGACTTGTTTCCGCCATTGTGTAAACTGGCGTCTACTTTTAATCCTACACATCCAGTACCAAATGTAGTTACGTTTTGTATATACGGTGATTTTGAAGTGATCCAAACAGTAGAATCTGCGGCGCCAGCACCTGGGTCCAAACTAACATAAGCACCGGCGGTAGGACGCTGTGTTCCATAAGCATTAGCAGTGCCTAATGTTCCAGTTAATCCTTGTAAAGTTACGTTTCGTATGTTAGATCCGTTTCTAACATAAAACATATTTGATGCTTCAAAACCGGTAGCTGGCTGAATTATAACTGTACGTAGTTCGTCTCCAACTAAGCTAACGTTAGCAGGAATGCTAATAGGTAGCTGTTCTGAATATACTCCGCTTTTAACAAAAATAACAGCAGGGCCAGTTATCTGTGAGCAAGCGTATTTAATTGTAAGCCAGGGATTATTAAGTGTAGTTCCACTACCTGCTGTATCTGCCCCGTTTGGTGCTACATAGTAAACTTTAGTAACAATACCAAAACTTGCCCATGTTAAGTTGGTGCCGCTTACTTTTAACACCTGTCCATCAGTACCTATTGGAAGCCTTGCCTTAGCGGCACTATTATACCATACAATATCACCTTGAGTAGTTAATACGTTATTAGTATTACCTTCAATATAGACCATCCAATTTGTGCCGGCACCGGCTACATCTGTATCTGGCCTATTTCCTACGTTGGAAGTATGTGCTAATTTAGCTTCATAACTAGTAGCTTTGTAAGTTACAATATCTCCTAACTTATAATTTGTAGATGTTTGCCAGGCAGCACGCCATTGTCGTCCGCTGTTTACTACAGACCAATAGGTAGCATTAGGTGGCTCTATATTTGTTACGTCTAAAATACAAACATAAACATATCCGTTTACTCTTACAGTATCGCCAACAAGATAACTAGTTGCAGAACTATAGTTGCCTAAGAATCTATAATTTGTAGTAACAATTTCCCAGTAGCTAGTTGCAGTACTAGGAGTTTGGCTTTGGTTATTTTGAATGGCTCTATATGCGTAACCACCGTAGGTAACTATATCGCCCTGTTTATAAGCTACACCTGTTTGGTATGCAGTATAGGTAAATTCTAAACCATCTAGGTATATTGTCCAATAAGAACTTAAATCTGCCAATACACTAGCAGTAGAAGTGTGCCCTGCTGTGCAGCGCCACAAACTACCGTCAATTCTAACTACATCATTTACTTTATATCTTGTTGAACTGCCATTCCACACACCTTTAAAATCTGCTTGTTGTAACTCAATATCCCATTTAGCTTGATCAGCTTCTAAGCCTAAAGATGTTGTTCCTGCACTTATATGACTGGTATTACAACGATAGACTGTTGCTCCGTATCTAACAACATCATTAACTTTATATCTAGTTGAGAGAGCCCAATCTGCTTTCCAGTCTTCTGTTCTAGCAACAGATGTCCAATATGCTGAATCATTTTCTTGGCCGAGAAATAAAGGTGATGTATAGGTAGAACTGGTATGACTGGTTATGCAACGGAAAATAATTGCGCCCCACTTAACTGTATCTCCTACATTGTACAGTGTAGAAGCGGTCCATGTTCCTCTCCAAACATATCCATCAAACATCAACACCCAATTAGCGGCTGCTAAATCAGTAGCAAATGCTGTAGTTGAGGTATGTGTTATTAAACATACATAAGTTTTACCACCGTAGCTGACTACGTCATCTTTAATAAAGCTGGTAGTCTGTGCCCATGCACCTTTCCATGTATATCTAATTTTGGAGATTTTAAAATTTGCCATATTTTGCTCTTATTTTTACGAACTAATTCCAGTAGGATAAGTGTATTTTGTATTTATTCTGGCTACTAATTGCCCATCTGTGTCAACATAATAGTAGATACTGCGATCGTCCCAATGATACTGTTCGTATAATAAATTAGCATAGACAATATTGTGATAAACATCACGCCCTTCAAAGAAGTCTACATCAATTTCAAATTGATCATAGTTATTGTTAATATCACCAACGTCATTAATATTAATTGCATCTGTACGACTAAGCTGATTTACACGAGTAAAAGTCAACTCTCCGTTGTCATTTCTTTTAAGTCCGTAAAAATACTTTGATTGATTTCCTATTAGATCTTGTTGTTCTCTACCAAATAAGTAATTTGTTGCCATAATCACTCCTTAAATAATTTCAGCATAACTGATTACAGCATCTATACTGCTGTCTGTATCAGCAGTTATGCGAATTCCGCAATTTTCTGCTAGAATAATTTTTTCACCGTTGGTTACAACTTTAGCACTGTTGTAAGGTGGAATAATTAAACCTTTAATATAGTAAACTACTGTACTGTCAGATCCGTATACCTGTATATCAATGCTGACGTCATTGTCAGTGGTATTTGCTAAATTCATACCAATGATAGTAAATCTATTATTGTCTACTGTTTGCAGAACATCTGCAGGTGTAGTTCCTATGTTTTTACGTACTCTTGTTCTAAAATAGGTTGCCATTTTTTATCCAAATATTAGTGAGAATGTAGCAGCAATTTCTTCAGCTTGTGCTTGATTAATACCGCTGCTTGCACCAGCTACACTTACCCAGGTAGTTCCGTCCCAAACTTCACTAATTCCTAGTTCTGTATTGTAACGAATCATACCGGTAGCTACTACTGCTGGTCTAGAACTGCTAGGTCCACTAGGAATAACAACACCGTTAGTTCCGGGGAATTTCCAATAACCGGTTCCAGTAGCATAAAGTTCAGTAACGCTACCACTTACACTATTAGTTATCGTATTATTAATAAATCTAAAGTTATCAACAACTACTGCACCTGTTCCGTTTGGATTCAGTGTTAAATCTGCATTTGTAGCAGTAGTACTAATAGTATTATTGTCAATTCTAATGTCATCAACTTGCAGTGCGTTTACATTAAAAGATGTACTAGTTAATGTAGCAGCAGGATAATTGTTAGTTACAAATCTAATAGTGTTATCGTTTGTACCTGGTGTTGCTTCTGGTGTAATATAAGTTTTACGATCAACGCTGACAACACCACCTAACTGTATCCAATAGCTACCGTTGTATCCTTCATATACACTGGCTGTAGTATTGTATCGAATCATACCTGCTGACGGTGTAGCAGGACGTTGTGCATCTGTACCAGCTGGTAATACTACACTTTGGTCAGTGTTAAATCTAACAACACCTGTGCCGGTTGGTGTTAATGTAATATCTTGATTAGGTTGTGTTGAGCTGATTACGTTTTGATTGATCAACAAATCTTCAACTAAAATACCACCAGTGCCGTTTGCTCGCAATTCTAAGTTGGCATTTGAAACCGTTGTGGTAATATAATTGTCATTGATTTCTAAGCTGTCTAAGAAAATTCTACCAGCATATAGATCTCTCCATGCTAGACTAGAACTACCTAAGTCATATGTATAGGCACTAGCAGGTAGTATATTACTCTGTACCTGTGCTGCAAAATTAACAGTGTCGACCGTTTGATCACCAATTGTAATATTGCCGCCTAAGATAAAGTTACCTGTAACAGTTAAGTTGCCTGTAATGTCTGTATCTTTTAATAATTGGATCTTACCTAGTCCGTTAGGTGTTATTTGTATATCAGTATTTGTTGCGTTGCTAATAATACTGTTTGTTTTAAAACTTAATTGATCAATGACTACGCTGCCGGTGCCGTTACTACGTAATTCTAAATTACTATTAGATACAGTGGTACGAACATAGTTGTCATTGACTTCAATGTTATCTGTTAAGAATTGTCCTGCATAGACATTACGCCAGTAACTGGTGCTTGAACCAATATCAAAATTGTTATTAAGGTTAGGTATCAAACTGCCGTTTATACTGGCATTGATATTTAAAGTGCTGTTTAATACTACAGGGCCGTTGAATGTTGTTGTTCCACTTACTGATAAGTTACCAGTAATTGCTGTATTTTTTAGTAGCTGGATAGTGCCAGTACCGTTAGGATTAATCTGTATATCAGTGTTGGTAGTGTTGCTGCTAATTAAATTAGATTTAAAACTTAATTGATCAACAGTTACAGATCCAGTTCCATTAGCACGTAGATCTAAATTAGCGTTTGAAACAGTTGATGTAATGTAATTGTCATTTAGCTCTAAACTGTCTAAAACAATTCTACCTATGTACAAATTATTCCACGCTAAACTAGCACTGCCTAAATTGTAAGCATAACTAGTAGCAGGCAATACGTTGCTGACAATTGGGGCTACAAAATTAACAGTATCTGTGGTTTGATCACCAAAAGTTAAATTACCAGCAATAACCATATTACCAGTGACATTTAAGTTACCGGTTACTACTGTATCTTTTAATAATTGTACTTTTCCAGTTCCGTTAGGATTGATTTGTATATCGGTATTTGTTGCATTACTGATAATTGTATTAGATTTAAAATTCAATTGGTCAACAACTACTGATCCTGTTCCATTTGATCTTAGTTCTAAATTACTATTTGATACGGTAGTGCGAATATAGTTGTCATTGATTTCAATGTTGTCAGTTAGATACTGTCCAGCATAAATGTTACGCCAATAGTTGGTACTTGAACCAATGTCGTAACTATTATTATAAAAAGGTATTAAACTACTATTAATGCCGGCGTTAAACACTGGCGTATTATTAAATGTAAAGTTGCCGCCAACAGTTACATTACCTGACACATCTAAATTGCCAGTAACTACAGTGTCTTTTAACAGTTGAATTTTTCCAGTACCGTTAGGGTTAATCTGTATATCGGTATTGGTAGTATTTGAAGTTATTGTATTGGACTTGAAATTCAACTGATCAACTACAACTGAACCTGTGCCATTTGAACGTAACTCTAAATTAGCATTAGATACTGTAGTGCGAATATAGTTGTCATTAATTTCCATTGAATCAAGTAGTACTTGACCTGCATAGATATTGCGCCAGTAATTAGTGCTTGACCCTAGATCGTAGCTGTTATTATAGAACGGAACAATGTTGCTGTTAATTGTACTGACAAATGCAGCAATATTATTGAAACTAAAATTGCCGCCAACAGTCATGTTACCACTGATATCTAAATTACCAGTGACCGCAGTATCTTTTAGTAGCTGTACTTTGCCTGTTCCATTAGGATTAATCTGTATATCAGTGTTGGTGGTATTGCTAATAATTGAGTTTGATTTAAAATTCAACTGATCGACAACCACTGATCCTGTACCATTTGATCTTAGTTCTAGGCTAGCATTTGAAACTGTAGTACGGATATAGTTGTCATTAATTTCCATTGTGTCAGTTAAAAACTGACCTGCATACACATTACGCCAATAACTGGTACTAGAACCTAAATCATAACTGTTATTAAATGTTGGAAGAAAGTTACCAGTAACAGTAGAATTTAATGTGGTTATGCCTGCAACTGTAGTATTACCATTAACTGTAACATTGCCAGTAACGTCTAAATTACCTGTAACTACAGTATCTTTTAGTAACTGTATTTTACCTGTGCCGTTAGGATTAATCTGTATATCAGTATTGGTAGTATTGCTAGTTACGCTGTTATTTTTAAAATTAAGTTGATCAACTACAACAGACCCTGTTCCACTGGCACGTAGTTCTAAATTTGAATTTGATACTGTGGTACGAATATAGTTGTCATTAATTTCAATATTGTCTGTTAAGAACTGTCCAGCGTAGACGTTACGCCAGTAGTTGGCAGTTGATCCTAAATCATTGCTGTTGTTATTAGTAGGTACTACGTTGCCGGTAATAGTAGAATTTAATGTAGTAACACCGTTGACTGTTAAGTTGCTAGACAGCGTAGTATTTCCTGTAACAGCTAGTGTTCCAGAGACGTTAGTATTGGCATTTAAGTTTAAGTTAGTGCTAGCAGGTGTTATGTTAATGTCACCTGACAGGCTAATTATGTCATTGCCGCTAATTCTAATCTTACCAGTTTCTACTCTAGTAGCATCAATAATTGTAGTATTGGTGCCGTCTGTAAAAGTAATGCCTGTTAAGCTGGTAATGTTAAATGATTGAGCACTAAATTCAATTGCACCAGTTTTTTGACTTACATAAAAAAGTTCACCAACTCTAAAATCACCTTGGTGGTCGACGCTGGTGTAATAAATTTTAGCACCGCTAGTGGCGTCAATTTCGTTGGCCTGAATAACTGCGGTAGGGTCATTGTTAGATTCTTTACCTGAACCAATATAGCCAAAGTTTTGACTGATTAGATATAGTGTATTACCGACACCTGTAGCTACTGCACCATAGTTACCGTAAACGCAAGCAGAAGCAATTGAACGCATTTCTGCGCCAAAGTCTGAATAGTCTGCAAAGTTAATAACTGATGCTGTGCCGCCTGCACTGGTTCTAATGTCTTGGAATGTTAATCCGTTGTCGGTGAATATTGTAGAACCGTTGGTGCCGTTAAAGTTTAATAATAGAACGGTGTCAACATCGCCTTTTAATTGTGCAGCTGGCGCTGTAAATGATGCAGTATATTTTGCAACACCTTTGCTAATTCTTAAATCATCGATGTAACCATTGAAGCCGTTTGTTCCGGTCGATGTTGCACCGATATAAACTCCAGCTTGTCCATAATTATTAGTGTCAGCGTAAGTAGTTGCGGTTACTGTGCCGTTTACAAACAATCTAGTAGTACCACTGGCTCTAGTTAATGCAATATGTGTCCAGGTTGTAGCTGCTAATGTAGCACCTGTGATTTGTGTAACACCAGATACACTAAATCGAATTGGGTTCGTTGTTCCTAATGTGAGTTGAAAATAAGCACCTGATGAAGGTCTAATATCTATAAGAGTTTGAATAACCCCTGTGCCAACTCTGTATGCCCAAAATTCAATTGTAAAATCACCGGTACCAAAATTAAAATCAGGTTGGCTATCTACTCTAGCATAGTCGCCTGTTCCGTCTAACGCTAAACTAGCAGTACCGTATTTAAAAACAGATGTTGATAATTTTGCATCACCGAGCGCATAAACAGTTTTGCCTGCACGATCTGTTAGGCTTTCAAAGCCTAAAACTTTTCCGTTGATATTGTAAAAACTGCCGTCAATGCTGGCAATAACTCCAGATGCTAGAACTGTAACACCATCTGTGTCATAATACGTAAGTGTATTGCCTACATTAAATGTACCAGTAACACTACTAATTTTTAATCTAGTTTGGCCTGCGCCTGCAAATCCTGTGGTACCCTGGTAAGCATAGATACCCCTGTTGGCAAAATAAGTAAATGAGTTTAGCCACTCACAACGAACGCCGTTGGTTAGTGTAATAGCATCTACACCCGGTGTAATAAATGTTACACTGTGGAAAAGAATAGTAGCTTCTTTACTGGCAGCGTTGACTACGCTACCGTCTAGTAGCGCACCTTTACCTGCATTACCTGCGGCAAAACCTCTTGGGTCTGTGCCGCTAGTTGGTGTACCTGTTGTGATAACAGAAACGTTTCTAACATAAGGACTGCGTGTAGTAACTGTAAAGTTGTTGGCAAAACGGAATGCGTAACCTCTGTTGTTTACTGAATCAAAACTGTGTCCGCTAACAGTAAGGTCTTCAACTGTAGTTTCGCCGTTGAGTAAAAATACGTCATAGCCTGTAGCACTGTCTGGTCTAATAGTAACCGAACGAATGCCTGCTCCACGAACAGTAACACCTGTTGGCACTGTTAGTGGAATTGTTTCGCTGTATGTACCTGGATAGATATAAATCATATCTCCAGATGTAGCACGTATCAGTGCTTGACCTAAGCTAGACAGCGGATCGTTTTGATGTGTACCGCTGGCTCCGTCATTACCATTTGTGGCTACATAATAAATTTTACCTTGACGTTTAGTAAGATCAATACCATTAATAATGGCACTGCCTGTACTGACCGTGCCAGCAGTTACAGTATTAGCCCATAAGTTTGACCAACGCTGACTAGCAGTACCTATATTGTAAACTTGATCTAAGTCTGGAGTAATATTACTGTTGATATCAGCAGCAAAAACAATATTATCGGTATTAGCATCGCCTAGTTGTAAGTTTCCATCTGCGGTAATCGTACCAGTTGCATGTAAATTACCCGTTACTCTAGTATTGCCGTTAAGATTAATTACGCCAGTTCCGTTAGGAGTAAAGTTAATATCTGTGTTTGCAGATATTGTTCTAATAACATTGCCTTCTAATTCTAAACTAGTACCAATGTCAACACGAGCATTATAAACTGTAGCATTTATTCCGCTAGGCAGTAAATTAATTGTAGAGCTGCTAGAACTAATTGTATTACCGTTAATGGTAAAATTACCAATGTTAGCAGTAGTTGGTACTTCTAAATTAGTCGATCGTGTAGTTCCATTAACATCTAATGTATATGCAGGGGTGTTGGTATTAATACCAACCCTAGTATTTGTAACGTCTAAATAGACTAAGTTTGTTTCAAAAGCTAGATCTACACCTGATCTTGTCAGGTTGTTTTCCAGCATTTGTCCAGATATTTTTCCTACAGGCATAGTTTTCGCTCGGTTTTAATATTTATCGTTAGCCAAATATCAGAGCAAACACGTCAGTAATATCTCCCATTAGATCAGCACTAACACCACTAGCGGTTCCAATCGCACTAACCCAGTTAGTGCCGTCGTATACTTCCAATCTTGCTAGGTCTGTGTTCCAACGATGCATGCCTAATTCTGCCGCGGCTCCTGTAGGCTGTTGTGCCGTTGTACCCGAAGGAATAGCAACTGCTCCTTGACCCATAAAGCGTACATAACCAGTGCCTGTACTGGTAATAGTTCTTGCACCAGAGCTATTTGTATCGGTCATTCTGTTTGATCTAACTGCTAGATCTTTTAAATTAACACTACCTGTTCCATTTGGATCAAACGTTAGATCGGCATTAGAATTAACTGTTGCTATTTCTCTTAAACTTAATCGAATATCGTCTACAACTACAGGGCTTGTAGTTACTTGGCTGCTGTTAATAGTAACTTTTTGTGTACCATTAATGTACATTCTAATAGTACCATCACTTGCTCCTATGGTGTTTTCTGGAGTAATTGTAGTATTTTGATCAATGTCACTTAGGCCGTAAAGATTGCGTAAATTTGTACCATTAGTTACGTTTACAGGCTGACCAATACCAAAATACGCAACACTTACTATGTCGTTGGTTAATGCCCAAGTATTGCTAGGTATTCCCACTTTACTGTTATATGTAACAGTATAAATGTAGCCAGTTCCAACATTAAATGCGCCTGTAACATCGTACACAGCATAATCAGTTAAATTGCTATACTGTCCTTTAAATAACACAATCTTAAAACCTGTTGTAATAAGAGAAAGGAAAGACGATGAGTTTTGACCAGAATATGTAATGTTATGAAATTCTAACTGTGACACACTAGATACTGTAGATGTATCTGGAGACCATGTGCCAGTTGGATTAGGAGAAGCAGCACTTGACCAGTAGCCTATTGTTGCTGCGTTTCCTCCAGGTAACAGTCCTTCAAACTGATTCGTGCTGTTATTGAATCGAACTTCACCTGTATTCAATAAACGTGTGGCATTAGATCCCAAAGGAAGAACCGCAGCATTAGTACCTGTTATTCTAGTTTGATTATTAAACTGTATATCTGTATTTGTAGTTTTTGGGGTTACAGTAGCGGAATTTACTCGTAAGGTTTCTAATTCTACTGCGCCTGTACCGTTGGCACGTAGTTCTAAGTTGGCGTTTGATATTGTAGTACGGATATAATTGTCATTAATTTCAATACCGTCAACAACCGCACGTCCTATGTAAATGTCGTTCCATTGTAGTGTACTTGAACCTAAATCATATGTATGATTAGCGGCAGGTATTAAGTTACTGTTTACACGACCAACAAAGTTTACTGTGTCAACTACTGTGTCACCTAAAATTAAATTACTGTTAATTTGAGTATTACCTGAAACAAATAGGTTACCAGTAATAACAGTATCTTTGTTTAATTTTACCTTGCCTGTGCCATTAGGATTAATTTGTATATCTGTATTTGTGCTGTTAGAAACAATTGTGTTAGATTTAAAATTTAATTGATCTACAACTACTGACCCTGTTCCATTAGCACGTAATTCTAAATCGCTGTTTGAAACTGTTGTACGAACATAATTGTCGTTTATTTCTATATTGTCGGTGAGGTATTGTCCAGCATAAATGTTGCGCCAGTAATTATACGGTGATTGTATTACAACTTCTGAATAAGTAATTGGGTCTGAAAGTATAACTGGTATGATAACATTTATAATCCAATCATATCCAGATGCTGTAAGGGTAGCGTCAAATGTTGGAGTGGCTGCTTTTAGTATGGCTAATCCATCGTTAGCAGTAACATTTCCGTCATTATTAACATCACCGTATCGGTAAATACTACCCGGTACTGTAGAATTTAGTAATACTTTTGTTGGAGTATCTACGGTTCCAACAGCTACCGCAAGATCAGCCTGGGCCAATGCAGTAAAATCAATATTATATGTCACGCCAACGGGCGATCCTATATCAGCAAAATTATTTGTCGTTGGTATTAAGCTGCCGTTGACTGTTGTCAAATACAGTCTATCACCGTTTGTATCTCCGAATGTTGTAAGACTGTTATTTGTAGTACTACCAGAGACTGAAATTCTTCCAGTGACCGCTGTATTTTTTAATAATTGTATTGTGCCTGTGCCATTAGGGTTAATCTGTAAATCAGTATTGGCAGCAATTGTTGAAATTAAATTTGATTTAAATCCTAACTGGTCAACTGAAACAACACCAGTACCGTTAGCACGCAAATCTAAGTTGGCATTTGATACTGTTGTTCTAATATAGTTGTCGTTAATTTCTAAACTGTCTAGTAATATTTGTCCTAAGTAAGTGTCATTCCATACTTGAGTAGTACTACCTAGATCATATGTATAACTAGCTGCCGGTGATAAATCGCTGGCAATTTTTCCAACGACATTGATACTGTCAATTATTTGATCGCCTAATTGTACGTTGCCAGTTACTAGCGTGTTCCCAGACACATCTAGATTGCCTGTAACTACAGTATCTTTTAGTAGTTGTACTTTTCCAGTTCCGTTGGGATTGATCTGTATATCAGTGTTGGTACTTGTTGAGCTAACAGTGTTAGATTTTAAACCTAATTGATCTATATTAATCAGTCCCGTACCATTAGCACGCAGTTCTAAATTGCTATTTGAAACAGTAGTACGAACATAGTTGTCATTGACTTCTATGTTGTCAGTTAAAAACTGCCCGGCATAAACATTGCGCCAATAATTAGTAGTAATACCAACGTCATAACTGTTATTGTAAAGAGGTATTAAATTTGAATTAATGGCATTGTTAAAGGTAACACTGTCTGTAATTGCATCACCAAATGTCATGGTACCAGTGACATTAAATGCACTAGAAATATCAAGGTTACCGGTAACTGCTGTATTTTTTAATAATTGAACTTTACCTGTGCCATTAGGATTGATCTGTATATCTGTATTTGTAGCTGTGCTGGTAATAGCGTTAGATTTAATTCCCAGTTGATCAATAGAGACTACGCCAGTACCATTAGGACGTAGTTCTAAATTAGAGTTGGATACGGTAGTTCTAACATAGTTGTCATTAAGTTCTATGTTGTCAGTTAATACTTGACCAGCGTAGATATTACGCCAATAATTTGTACTTAATCCTAAATCATAACTGTTATTATTTGTAGGAATTAAACTGCTGTTTACAGAAAAATTAAAAGTAACACTGTCACTAAGTGCATCGCCAAATGTCACTGTTCCAATAACGGCAACAGAACCGCTAACATCTAAATTTCCTGTAACTGCTGTATTTTTTAATAATTGAACTTTACCGGTACCATTAGGATTGATTTGTAAATCAGTATTGGTAGCAGTTGTACTAATTACATTTGATTTTATTCCTAATTGATCAATAGCTACTATTCCGGTGCCATTTGGTCTTAGTTCTAAATTACTGTTAGAAGCAGTAGTTCTAATATAATTGTCATTAATTTCTAAACTGTCTAATAGTAATTGTCCGGCATAAACATTCTGCCAGTAATTTGTAGTTGAACCTATGTCGGCACTGTTGTTAAAAGTAGGAACTAGATTATTTGATAGAGTAGAATTAAAATTAACAACATCTGTTGCGTCACTACCAATTGTTATTGTTGGAGCTGTTAAATTGCCTGATGTAGATAAGTTAGTGTTTGCTACTGTATTTTTTTGTAGCTGTATTTTGCCAGTACCGTTAGGCGTAATTTGTAAGTCGCTGTTGGTTGTAATTGTGCTTATAGTATTTGACTTAATACCAATTTGATCAACATTAACTACACCAGTACCGTTGGCACGTAGTTCTAAATTACTATTTGAAACTGTAGTTCTAATATAGTTGTCATTAATTTCAATATTGTCTAGTAAGTACTGCCCTGCGTAGATATTATTCCAGTAGTTGGTGCTCGATCCTATGTCAAATCCATTATTATTTGTAGGAACTAGGCTAGCAGATATTGTAGAATTAATAGTAAATGTATCTGTATTTTGATCACCAATTGTAACTGTACTGAAGGTTGCACTTTGAGTTACTGCTAAATCTGTTGAGTTTGCTATATTAGCATTTAGATTTAATATTCCAGATACAGGTGTAAAATTAATTGCACCGCTAATGCTCAAGATAGATCTATCTTGAATTAAAATATTATTCTGTCTAGTAGACGCAGCATTAATAATAGTGGTATTGCTACCAGAAGTAAATTCAAACCCGGTTAATCCAGTTACATTAAAACTAGTTGGGCTAAAAGCTATTTTACCGGTATCGCCGTCGACGCTAAAAACGCTACCAACTTCAAACAGTCCCTTGTGATCTAAATTTTGATAATAAATTTTACCAGTGTTGGCCTGAATAACTTGATTGGCCTGAATGCTAGCAGTCTTATCATTATTAGTATCTTTGCCTACTCCAATGTAGGCAAAATTATGACCAATCAAATACATTAAGGTACCGGGGCCGTCGGCCCATGCACCGTAGTTTCCATAAACATTAGCCGATGCAATAGATCGAATTTCTGCACCAAAGTCACTATAGTCAACATTGACTAGATAACTGGCAGTTTGTCCTCCGGGAGCAAAATTAATACGCTGTTGATTAGCAGTTTCTACTGGAAAAGATTTTGAAGTTTCCCATCCAGTAACTTTACCTGCAATAGTAATATAAGCATAACCGCCTGAATAAGTTATGCTTTGTATTGTAGCTGTGGTATAGGTATTGGCCTGACTGACATTTTCTACGCTGATAGTATTACCTGCTACAACGGTGTTAGCACTCATGCCGTATACTTTTAGTCTAGTCTTACCTGCGCTGGCTAGACCAGTAGTGCCGCTTTGGGCATAAAGCCCTCGGTTGGCATAATAGATAAAACTGTTGAGCCATTCTACTCTGGCTCCGTTTTTCATTATGATACAGTCAACGCCTGGGGTGATAAATGTTGCACTGTGAAATAACATTGATGCACTTGTGGTAGCTACGTTTGCTACACTGCCATCAATTAAGGCGCCACGGCCAGCGTCGCCGGTGTTAAATCCTCTAGGATCTGTACCAGACGTTACGCTACCTTGAGTTATCACTGTAACGTTTCTAATGTAAGGGCTGCGTGAAGTTGTATTAAAATTATTGGCAAAACGGAAAGCATAACCAGTATCTGCTATTGAATTGTAATAAAAATTTCTAATAGTTACATCTTCAATTGTACACTGTCCGTTAACTAAAAATACGTCTTTGTTTGTAGAACTGGTATCAGGCTGAATTATTACACTGCGCAGACTATGGCCTTTAACAGTTACTCCTGCTGGAACTGTTAACGGTAGCAGTTCTGTATATGTACCAGGATAGATAAAAACAGTGTCCCCGTTGGTTGCATTAGCTAAGGCACGTTCAATAGTGTCAAAAGGTGCATTTTGATGATTACCAACATAGTTGTAACTACCGAGGGTAGCTACATACCAAATTTTTCCCTGTCTTTTAGTAAGATCAACTCCTCCTGCACTAAATCCAGAAGTTGAAATATCAACACCGTTTAAATTTCTTGTATAAACAGTTCCCCAACGTTTAGTATTTGATCCTAAACTGTAGGTATTATCAATGTTTGGGATTATATCACTAGAAACATCAGCACCAAAACTTACATTGTCTGTATCAGCGTTACCAAAAGTTATGCTGCCGTCAAAGGTTACATTGCCAGTAACACGTAAATCACCGTATAGCTCAGTGTTGGCGTTGAGTTTAATTAATCCAGTGCCCGTAGCATTGATATCAATGTTTTCATTTGACCTTGTGGTAGTGATATAATTGCTGTATAATTTAAGGCCGTCAGTAGTCAACTGTGGCATTGTTACTGTAGCAGTTGGACCGGTTGGTGTGAATACAATACTACCGTTAGTGTTTTGAATTTGAGTGCCAGTAATGTCTAGGGCACTGCTAGAAAATCTAGTAGGAACAATAAGACTGTTGCCAGCTGTTACTCTAGTAGTTCCACTAACTGTTAAGTCTCTAAAAGGTGTTGATGTGTTGATACCAACATATTTGCTGGCTACATTTAGATATATTTTACTAGTGTCAAACGCTAGGTCTACATTGTTACGCAGGAGATTATTCTCCAGCATTTCACCTTTTATTTTACCAACTGGCATATTGTATTGCTCCGATACAATATTTATCGGTAACTATTATTGGTCGTATCCTTGGTAAACGTAAACTACTTGTGCGTTAGGTACAGGAGTTGTAAATGACAAATAAGTTCCTACTAGACGAACTTGGCCTGTACCTGTAGGTGTGCCGCCTGATTTAGTAAACACTGTACCTACTGTGTTTGCAGCAGCTCCAAAACTGGTAAATGTTGTAGTACCAACAAATGTAATAACATATTGTGTACCGTTATTACCAGAACTTAGGCTAGTTGCTGCAATTTCTGCGCCTATTCCTGTGGCGCTAGGATTCTGTACAATAGTAAAATTAACAGTTCCGACTTGTGGAACTTGTCCTGCAATAACTACTAAATTTTTTGCTATCTGTGTAGCATCCCATGTTACACCACTTTGATAAGTCAATGTAAATGGATCCGGACTTAATGGACCAAATATTGTATATGTGGCATTGCCTGTGCCTGCGTTTTGTAAACTTACTCCGGCTGCTTCTTTAAATCTAAAAGCACGCCAGGCACCACTTTGATAACCTTCAAATTGATTTGTAGTACTGTTGTAACGTATCATTCCTGTTACAGGACTACCTGGTTGTTGTGCTGTTGTACCTTTTGGAATCAATAAGTTATTAGTTGTAACCATACTGACTTGGTCGCTAGAATCTAGTTGGAGACGTTCGTCTGGAAACTGTCTACGATTTAAATGTATAGTTTTTAAAAATCTCATTATACGCTCAATATACTAACTGTTGCTGTTAATCCAGTACTAGATCCAACTGCTACCACTGTGTCTCCAGTGGTTAATACTAATTTTTCTGTATCAAAATTAAAAGTGTCTCCTGCTGGCACGCTAACAGCATTAACAATCATAGTTCCTGTTCCAGCACTGTTACCATTAGCTACTGCATACAGCGTACATGTAAGAGCACCAGCAGTTGTATTGCAAACAATCAAAGAAGTAATGGCACGATCACCTGATCCAGTTGCTAGTGTTGTATTTGTTGCCAATATCGCTGTGTTATAAATTGCCATTCTTTTTCCTTAAAATAATACGCTAAACAATAACGCTCTATTTTTTGCTACTAATTCGTCTGAAGTTAAGCTATTTACAAAATATATTCCGCTCTTTCCAGGTGTTCCGGCTCCAGTACCCGGTGCTTTAGGATATATTTTACTATAACTGGCTGTGCTAGTAGGATTGCTAGCTTGTTCAATCATTTGTATAATACCTTCAACTTGTATAACGCCTGTTCCATTTGGATCTAAAACTAAATTAGCATTAGATACATTAGTACTAATTGTATTGTCGTTAATTCTTACGCTATCTACAGTTAACGTAGAAGCAGTAAGTCCGTCATAATTAAATAATCCTTGTTGAACGCCGTCTACTTTAAAAACTATTCTACTAGGTGCGTTTCCAGCAGATGTATCATAGGTATAAACTGATGTGTCGCCTTCTGCAATATGATTTTGATTAAACCATATAAATGCTGAATTTACATAATCATATATAGATTGTGTATTTGGTATAGCGTTAGGATCACTGGTTAGTGTAATTGGGCCTGTGCCTAGATCATAATTTGTATAATTAAAAACATGACGCTCATAATTATTTGTTTGAGCAACGGTTACCCAACCTTGAGAACCGTTACTTAATAAAAACAAATTATTATTACCGCTTGTTCTTACAGCACTAGTTTGGATGCCTACTAAAGAACCAGATGTAGTTGAAAAGGTAAATGTACCGTATTTGTTAGTTGCCTGTCCTGTTGAACTTAATACACTTTCGTCAAATAATATTTGTGCATCACCAGTTAACCAGTTGCCGCCAGCAGCACCTCTAGAAATTGAAATTCCAGATTGCCCTCCTAGTGAAGCACTTATACCTTGACCGTTTACTGTTCCAACTTCGCCGTAGTTTAAGTAAATGGTGTTGTCTTTAATAGTTACAACGGTAGATTCTACTGTAGTAGTAGTACCTTTAACATCAAGGTTACCAGTTATGTATACTGTACCTTGAAGGACACCTGTGTCTAACCAAATTTCTCCGTTAGACTTGGTAATTATTTTATAGTCGCCGTTGACTACATTGACAACTTTTGTACCCATTTACTATCTCTTAGATTTCTGTTAATTGCATGTAGTTAGAAGAACTATCGTCAACAATAGTCCACTTATAACGCTTACCGTTAAACCCGTGGGCAGTTCTGTTGTACAATCTTTTGATAAAAACAACTTGTCCTGCACCGTTGAAACCAGGAATGCTCATTTCATTGTCAGACAATGCCGCTGGTGCTTTGTTTACTAGTGTGCAAATACCTTCTGAGCCAGTACCGTCTCTAGCAGTGTCAATTTTAAATTTAACACTACTACGCTGGCGTAGAATAATTGCTACTTGCGATACTGCTACTGAAGGAAGTTTTGCATTAACTGTGATGTTGTTGCCTTCAATGCCTGTGCTACCTTGTGTAACACCAAAATATTTTTTATTAACTGGACGTCCCATTTGTTTTCTCCTTAAATTTGACGTTTTAGGTCTACGCAGAGGGATTCTGCATAAATCATTTAGACTAATTATTTATCCGCAAAAGAAAAAGGGCTCCGAAGAGCCCTTTAACCACGGTGAGTTGTGATTACTTGAAGCTTACGCCAGTAATAGATACTGTGCCCAAGTAGTCAGCAGCGTTACCTAGAGAACTTGCTGCGTTGCTTAGTTCAACATAACCATAACGTGTCATGAATGATACGACTGGTTCGAATGTTGATGGATCTAGAACAACACCAGAGCTCATTAGAGGAATGTATGGGCAGTAGAATGCTGCTGCATCGCTCTCTGAAGAACCCTTATAACCAACAAGTACTACTGTACCGTCTGCGCTATATGTGTTAACATAGATCTTCATAGCACTGTTCAATGTACCAACAAACTTAGTGTTTGTAGGTGCTTCGAATGTACCTTCTGTTGTACGTGCAAATGCACTTGTTGTTGCGCTCTGTAGAATTGTTAGAGCTTCTGGACTTACAACAGCCCAGTTACCAGCGCCACGACGTGTGCGCTGAGCGATTGTGTTAGCAACACGGTTGATTAGAACAGCAAGAGCTGCGTGCTCGTCACCAACAAATGTAGCTGTACCAGAAACTTGAGTTTGGTCATATGCCTGTGTATTACCGTTGTTTGTAGCTAGAGTTGTCAAGCTACCGATAATTTCTTGGTCAATTTCTGCTGTGATTTCTTGTGCTAGAGCAGCCATGATTTCTGCTTCAACGTCAATACCTTGTTGGGCTTGTGCGTCTTGAGCAGCTTCAAATGTCCAACGAGCTGACAACTTACGTGTCTTAGCTTCGACGGTTTGCTTTAGAATCTGGATGCTTAAACGCTTACCAGCAGCACCTTCTAGAGTTGCTGTAGAAGTAGCAGTTCTAGCAGATCCGTTGTTTGCAGAATAACCTTCTGCAATCTTGAACGGACTTAGAGCTTCTTCACCAGCGGTAGCACCATATGTACCACTTACGGTGTCGCTATAACGAACACGTAGCGTATGGATTTGACCAACTGGGCCAGTCATTGGTTGTACACCGACCAACTCGTTAGCGATAACTGTTGGCATAACACGACGGATTACTGGAAGAATCACGCGGTTTAATGTTGCGACGTTGCCGGCAGAAGTAGCACCAGTAGTAGCACTCTCAGCTAGATACTTACGTGTGTTCTCTAGTGTGGATGCCATTACAGTTTTCTTGGTGCCTTGAAGGCCTTCAAGAAGAGCGTCTTTTGTTTCTGCCCAACGGCTTGTTAGTAGTTCTGACATTATTTTTCTCCTGATTAATGTTAAATTCCAGCTAGACGTCTGATATCAACGATGTTATGGTCTGCTGGGCTACTTACGCTGTTGGTTTCTTTATTGCCTGTTACTTCTTTTGCCTCTACTAATGCCTGTTTCTTCTTTGGAGCTTCGCCAGCAATTACAGCTGGTAGGTACTTGTCAAAGCTAGAACGTAGCTTTGTTGTCTGTACACTTTCAAGCAATTCTGACATAATTTTCTTTTGACCGCCATTTAAAGGTGCTGTCAATTCTGTCATAATTTCTTGACGTTCTTTGCTCTCCATAAGAGCTTTAACTTCTGCTTCTTTGCTTTCTGCGACTAGTCTTGCTTCTGCTACAGCGTTTTTAGCGGCTGCAAGTTCTAATTCTTTCACGTCTATGACTTTGAGCAATTTAGCTGTTTCTGATTTTTCGCTAAGATAGCTAGATTGATACTCTGTAGCAAATGCTTCAAATAGTTTACGACCAAAGTCGTTACGGCGAGCACTTTCAATATCTTCTTTTAGTTGGCCAATTTCTTTGGTAAGAGTTTTTTCAACTGTAGATTCTACTAACTGTGCGGCACGCTTGATAAACTTTTCTTTCATTTGTGCTAGAGCTTCGCGACCTTCGCGTACTAGCTTAACCTTAGTTTGTGCAAGGTCTTGCTTGTCTGTATGGAACTCTGCGATTTCTTGAGCTAGAGCCTCAACTACGAACTTCTCAAGTGTTTTAAACTTAGAAGCCATTTGAACTTGATCTTCGTGTAATTCTTTTACTTCTGTTGCTAATTGACGAGTAATAAATTCATGCATTAGGCGAGCTGTACGCTTACCTTCTACAACTACTCGTGCCTTAGCTTCAGCTAGTTGATTACGATCTTCAATAAATTGAGCAATTTCCTCTTTTAATTGATCGCCTAACATGCGATCAATTGCTTCTACCATAACTTGTTTGTCATGCTCGTAGCGTTGAGCAAATTCTTCACGTAGTTGTTGAGTTACTTGGTTACGATTCTCGACGATGCGAGCTTCCCAAGCTGTCTCAATTGACTGCTTGATCTCTTCAGAAATCACGTTGTTTTCAAACAGAGTTTTTAATGCGTCCAACATGTGATTCTCCTTTTGTTATCGGAGCCTGCTTATTATACCTAATAAGCTCTCTTTGAGATATTTTTGTGCCTTGGGATCGCCCTTAACCTCTTGCGCTATACGCAATGCGCTATAACCACCACGATTGTTCATCAGGTGTTCATAAATCGGTGTAGGATACGCTCCAGGAGCACTGGGTTGAGCTACCACATCTACAGTGATAATCTCAAAATCAGACACTTCACCGGTACCGTCATCTCTAACGTTACCGGATCCGCGCGAACTAACACCTAGCTTAACTCCGTTTTGCAACATTGTCTTAACTAGTTCCCCCATCGGTGTAGGGATAATTTTTAATTTACCAAAACCGTCTGCGCCATCCATCCACATTTCTGTGATCATATGGCTCACACGGTCAAGGTTGATTCTTAGGTCGTCTGGATGATCTACTTCGCCTAAAACTGAATAGCCACCTGCGATTTGATCGTTCAGGGTTTTGACAGCCCTGGCAATCTCTCTTGCAGGATAAACACGCTGATTCTGATTCCTTTTATCGCCTTGGATGAAAATTCCCTTCATGTAAAGGTTTTTTCCACCCGTAGCTTCATCGGACTCAACGACCACTTTCGCTTGGTCGAAACTCAGGTTTTCGCGTAGATAGTTCATCAATTAAACCTGCTTACTTAGCACGGCTTTTTACGCCGTTAATTGGGCTATCTGCACCTTTGTCATCCTGGGGTGCTGCGCCTTTCTTCTCGGCACCGTGTCCTGGCTCTTTCTTCTTGAATGCTGTCTTACCAGCATTGCCGCCTGGAACGTTTACATTACCAAAGTTTTCTTCTTTGGTTGTTGGGTTCAGCAAACCGCCTTTTGTACCGCCAGTTGTGCTTTCACCGCCTTTTACAATATTTGCGGTTGTACCGCCCATATCATTCTTACCAGCAACTACGCTTTTTGCGTTAGCGCCATTGTCGCCACCTTTTGGAGCAGAAACTTTTTCTACATACTCACGCATGAAGTTATCCATGCTGGCTTCAAGTTCCATACCTGCGTCCATAGGCATTTCTCCGTCCTCACTTTCGTCGTCGCCCATGTCCATATCCATGTCGTCGCCGTGGCCTTCACCTTCTTCACCGGCCATTAGTTGTTCAAATTCTGCTTTGAGTTCGTCTAGTGCATCTTCTAGGTCAACTACGCGATCTTCTAGATCACCTTCGCCGCCCATGTCATCACCGCCTTCTTCATCGTCTCCAGCTTCGATGTCGTCGATCATGTCGTCTGATGGATCACCGCCAATTTCATCTTCGCCTTCGGCAAAACCAAAACTCTCGTCCATTTCATCTTCTTCGTCTTCCTCAGAAGCTTCATCGACTTGTTCTTCATCGTCTTCTTCTGCGGCTTCGTCCATTTCATCTTCTTCATCTTCTTCTTTGGCTTCATTGAAGTCATCAGCTAAGATGTTTTCGTAGATTTCACGGGATTTTTCAACTACTAGTTGATGGAAAAGCTCTTTGGCTTTGTCACTCTCGTCATTAATGAGATGTTCGAGCATCTGCTCGAATTTATTTCGATCAGTCATGTTTTTGTCTCCTATAGGTTGCAAGGCTGTCAAATATATTTACAATATTGTCAAAAAATAGTGCTTAAATGGTAGTTTTTTAGTCAGTTTTAGACCAGGTTTCTATAATTTTGCGGAAATTTTCATAACTCAAGTGTCTAAAGTTAAAATAATTCCAATTGGGGTCGTAAAAACTTTCTTCAACTACTCGGTAAAATTTTATATGAGGATTATCAATAATAACCTGCTCTGTTTGTTTTTCCCAATTTCCATGGTAAGTAGCTAGGTCCTGGCTTTGTCTATAGTTTTGTGTATCAGCATACACATTGTTTAATAATCCGTTAATACCGGTAAAATCAAAACCTAAGATGTAAATTTCATTTGTAGGCGGTTTGTGTTTAGCAGCTAGATGTAAAGCAGTAGGTCCACTGCTCCAACCTAGTACAGGATTAAAATAGTTAAAACCTTTAAACTTTTTGTATCTATCATTATCATTAGTCCATACAGAATGTGTCAATTGATAACCATTGGCTTCAATTTCAAAGATCATTTTAGGATCTACAGCCACAAGATAATCCGGCTCAAACTCTCTGTAGAGAGCATTACAGCCGTAAATTTTTCCGTATCCTACTAGTTCTTTGGGGTTTATTGCGAGCCGGCTTTTACCGTTTCCTAGCACAAAACTACGCATAGATTATCCTTTTAAGAATAATTATGCAGCAGGTGCTGGTGGTGCCTTGTACATTTGAGTAACAAATTCTAAATCTTTTTCTTGTTCTAGAATATGTTGTTCACTAGCTTTACGCAGTTCATTTACTTGACGCAGAGTTAACCTAGTTTTACGTGTATCATCTCTTTTTAACTGTGTGAAATCACGGCTAGGCGAATAACGCATGTCGTTTGACATACTAGACAAATCTTTATCTGCGTAAAATAATTCTCGAAGTATCATGTTAATATTTATACTGCGGTCGGTGTTGTTGCTGGTGCAGCCTGCGCTCCAGGAGCAGCGCCAGGTACAGGTGCTGCACCAGGTTGGCCAGCAACTTCTGGCGGTGCTTCTTCGTCAGCAAGGTCACCTAAATCACTTTCAATACCAGCTTGACTAATACCAGCGCCGCGCATTTCTCCACTACTGTCTGTAGGTATAGCTTCAGCTTTGCCGTTTTCTTCTGCCCATAAGCGTTCGTTTTCTGCAATTTCTTCATCACTCAAACCTAAGTAACGTTTAAGAGCAAAACGTTTTGATACATAAGGTTGCTGTACAATTTGAGCAAATGTATTAATACGTTGACCATCAACTTCACTTTGACGATAAGCAGCAAAGTTTAACGGAGGCTGTAACTGTACTTCAAATAAACTACTATCAATGTTGATACCTCTATCATAAAGATAAAGTTTAAATTCTTGATCAAAAGTTTCTTGTAATAGACTTTGTAGTCGTTCGCAATACTTGTTAAAACGCAATTCTTGAATATATGCTGTGCCAACTCGCCCGTCGTTATACTGCGCTTGACTGTCATCTGCACCAGTTGGCAGATAGCTACTTGGAATTCTCAAACCACGGAATAGTTTGTTAGTAAAGTACTTTAAATCGTCAATCTCACCAAGATTCGTTCCTCCTGGTAAAGTTTCAACTTTGGATCCACGTCCTTCAGCAGTTTGTGGGAAGAAGTAATCTTCGTTGATAGATAGCGGGTTGTATGCTGAATCAATAACGTTAGTGCCACCGCCAGTAGCACTTGGTATTCTTCTTTGATGAATTTCATTTTTAACCCTTTCAACAAAGCTCATAGCTAGGTGACTTGGCATATTACCTACGTCAACATAGAACACACGTCGTTCTGGAGCACGTTGTACACGATAGATAATAATAGCATCTTCTAACAATTCTTTCTGCTTATAAACTTTAAAAACTTGCTCTAATAAGCTGTTACCAAAAGGATAATTGTTGTCTAAACCTTCACTTAGACTTAGATGAATCATGTGTTTTGCTTCAATAGAAACTTCATTTTGATTATTGCTAAAACGTGTTCCTGGACTGACTGGATATGCACTAGCTTGTCCTCTTGCTGCGGCACCTCCTGCAATATAAGCAGTGCCGCGATTGTTAGTGTTTATAGTGTTAGGATTAATTGTTGTAACAACTAAATCTTGAAAGTTTGGATTCAAATCTCTAATTACATACTGTTCAGGAAGTTTGCCTTCACTTTCATTTACAATAATTTTAGTAATCTTGCCTGGATCAATGTAAAACCATTTTTTAGTTTCAGGATCACGAATAAAAAATGCATCGCCATACTTAAAAGCGTTGCGTACAATTCTAAAAATACGTGTACCAAACTTTTGCATTTTGCACCATTGTTGCAGGTACTCACGTAGAATAGCAATTTCACTGTTAGTGGCCTTACTTCTAAATTTTAAATGGAATGGTGTGTTGTTTTCTTCGTTTGGTTGACTGCAAAATTCTGCTAGGATATCTAGTGCAGCATTAACTTCACTGTCGTTATCCATAGTATCATACTGCAAATAACGTTCGATACGATTAGGTGCACCTGTATAAACATCGGGCAAATAGCTAGAGTAGTTGGCTCGGGCTGGCCCAGGTCGTGATGACCCGTTACCTACAGGACTATATGTCCCTGGTTGTGTACCTGTTGAAACAGGATTGAAATATTTTTTCCAGCTCATTAACTTGCCTTATATAAATTTGAACTATTGCTCTTAGTTGCACTAATTTGTTTATTGAATAAATCTTCAGTTTTGGTAATTAGCTGACCCATCTTAGTATTTAATTGATTTAAACTGGTTACTACGTCAGATAAGGTAGCTTCTTTAGCGCCGGCGGCGCTTGGCTTGCTATCAGACTTCTTATCGTCTCCTGTCTTTTTAGCAGCATCTCCTTTTTTTGCAGCAGCTTCATCAACTGGTGTATATTCTTCCCCAGTCTCTGGATTGATTTTTTTACCAGGGCTTGGTGTTTTTTCAGGAATAGTAGCAGCAGCAGCCTTAGTTTGTTTCATTATAGGCATGCCATTTGGTCCAAGAGAGAAACTATCTAAATTTAGTTTTCCTTCATTGAACACTGGACTAGTACCTGCTGCAAGATCTGCCATTGCTTGTGCTTTTTTACTCAATTTTCCTGCAGGCTCAGCTGATGCACGTTTCATTGCACCTTCTAAATCACCAAACTCAGTGTCAACATATTGTTGTTCAGGAGCCTGACGCTTCATTGCACCTTCTAAATCACCAAACTCAGTGTCTGGATACATTTGTTCAGCAGCACGCTTCATTGCCCCTTCTAAATCACCAAACTCATCAATTGGCAGTGCATTAGATATATCGGTGCTGATTGATTCTATAGAACTTTCCCAATTATCACCAAAGTCATCAAATCCTTCAACTAAATCTCCTATTGACTCTTCAACAACTTTGTTTAATCTATCATACGCTTCTTTATATTTTTCATAAGCAGAATTTAATTCTTCATCAGATGCATTGTCATCATTTAATAATCTAGTAACATCTTCTTTAGCTTTATCATGCGCTTCTCTAGCTTCATCTATACGCATTTGAGCTAGTTCTTTAGTAAGATTTAAAGGAAACGCATCTGAAATATCATTACTAATTTCGTCTAACGATTTGCCCCAACTATCGTTAAAAATATCAAAACTGTCTGAAACATCTGTTGATGTTTCAGTAATTAATCCTGTAAATTCAGAACTAAAATCTGCAAAAGATTTTTCAAAAGGTCTTGTTAATTCAGCTAGATCAGGACCTTTAATTGTAGTAGAACCCCCACCGCTGGTCTTAGTTGCAGAACTAAAAGTAGTTGAGATATCTTTAGCAATAGATGAAATATCAACTCCACCTGCAGGTGTTTGTTCAGCTAGTCCTGCCATTGTACCATCTACTGTGTGTTTTAATAGCTGGTTAAGATCTTCGGGACGCATAATACTTTCTAAACCATGCAACTCTACTAAAGTACCGTCACCCCAATTTTCAAATAATTGTCCGGCCATTCCTAAAGAACCGCCTTGGCGTTTTGGTGTTGGTAATACTTTTTGTGCTACATCTCCAGCTTTACCAGCAATTGTACCAACATCTCTAGCTACATTTAATGCAGTACCTTCTATACCGCTGCCTCCTCTAGCATCGCCGGATCGTCGATCTCCTGTTGGTTTATTGCTTGAAGCAGCTCCTTCTTTAACCGCACCTTCGAGGGCTGGAGCCATTCTTTGATTTGAACCTCCAAATTTTTCTCCGCTAAGGTAACGATCAGCAAATGCACCTAACCCAGGGCCTACTTTTTCATTTAATGGAGTTAATAATCCATTCATTAGTGCTGCTCGCGTGTCGTCTACTCTGTTCCCAAAAGCTATCATTGATTTTGTTGCACCGTCTACACTTTTTCCTTCAGCATCTTTACCTGCTTGAGAATCTTTTACACGTTTCCTAGCTTCAGCTTCGATCTCAGCAGTAGTCATGCGTTGGGCGCCTTTTTCTTTGACGTCTTTTTCGTTTTCTCTACGAACAGCATCCATAGCATCATACAGACCTCTAGTGGATTTCATTCCGTCCATTATGGTCTTTGATGCAGCATTGTTGTCACCAACTGTGGCTAAATTTAATTTTGCAACATTTCTTCCATCTTCATATGCAGCTTCTCTACCTCTCTTAGCAGCATCAGCAGCTTCTTGTTCTTGTCCTTTTTGTGTGGCCAATGCCATGTCTCTTGTAGCTTTGGCCTGTTCTTGATTAATAGCTGCTTGTGTTGCAGCATCTTTACTCATTATTTGTCCTGTAGCAAATATCTCTTTAAACATTTGCCCTTGACCGCGAGCTTGAGCTTCATTAAACTGTTGAGCATACATTGCTCTAGCTTTTGCTTCAGCTTCAGGACCTTCTTTAATGCCGATCAATCGCATCTTAGCTTCAACTTGCATGTCCATCTGAGCTTTTTTCATGTTTTCCATTTGCTCTTCACGGCTCTTGCCAGTCAGCTTGGCCATTAGGTCCATTTCAGTTGCTAGCTTTGCAGCAGATTCATACGCTTCTTGATCTCTCTGTTTACCGTCCTTCATTGAAGAACGCATAAATCCCATTTGAGTTGCTAGTACTTCATTGAGGTCTTTGTTGGTGTAGCCCATTTGTTTAAGGCTTTCAGCTGCACCACTATCGTACATTTGTTTGCTAACTTCAGCAAAACGTTTAGCACCATCAACAGCATTACCACCAAATCCTACAAAATCAGCAGCATTCTTTTTAACTACTTCTGCAAATTCTTGTAATGGTAATCTAGTTCCGGCTGCGGCAACCGTCATTCCAATAACATCGTTATTGAAACTAGCTCCCGACTTGCTTAAATCACGCCAGGTATTAAGACCTTTTTCTAATCCTTCTGCTAGAGATTTTGCACCATCACCTGCATTTTTTAATGCATTAGTAAATGGGTTCATTGCGGCAGTAGCGTCGCCAACTTTTTTGTCAACGGCACTGATACCAGTGCCTTTTGATACTGATTTGTTTAACTGTTTCAGTTGTTCTACAATTTCGTCATTAGTTGCCATTAAATTTTCCAGCAAAATCTGCGTATATAAATACGCATAGTATATTTATCGGATATAAAAATGAGCCAACCAAACCCATTACAGCGTTATTTTAGACAACCAAAGTTGTATGTTACTTTGCCTAGCAAAGGTTTGTTCTACGAACCTGGCGCATTTCAAGGTGATTATAATCAAGTTCCTGTGTTTGCCATGACTGGTATGGACGAGTTGATTATGAAAACTCCAGATGCATTGTATAGCGGCGAAGCTACAGCTAAAGTTATAGAAAGTTGCTGTCCTTACATTAAAAATGCTGGATTGATGCCTAGCATTGATATTGATGCGTTAATGGTAGCTATAAGAATTGCAACATTTGGAGAAACTATGGACATTTCTCATACTTGCAAAAATTGCGGCACAGAAAATAGTTATGACATTAACCTAACAAATTTTATGGAATATTTCAATAACCTTAAATTTGTTAATTCAATAGATGCAGGAAATGGTATGTCAATTAAAATTCGACCTTTACAATATAATGAAATGAGTTATTTCAGTATAGAAAATTATAAACTGCAAAAAACTCTATTTCAAATAAATGAATTAAAGGATGAAGAAAAACAAACACAAATAGATGCTATCTATAAAAATCTAAGTGAGTTACAACTTCAATTATTTTTAACTGTAATTGAATCTGTATCTACTCCAGACGGTACTGTAACAGAAAAAGCTCACATAGAAGATTGGTTAAGAAATACAGAAAGAACGCACTATGCTCTAATTAAAGAAAAATTAGAGTCTAATAAAGAAACTTGGTCTGTGCCTTCTCAACCAATTGTTTGTTCTAATTGCCAGCACAAAGATGAATTAAGTGTAACATTGGACCAATCAAATTTTTTCGGTTAAAGCTGTTAAGACTGTCGAACTCTCAAATTGAAGAATTTATTAAATCTATAGATCATTCCGCAAAAGAATTAAAAGAAGAAATTTTTAGATTAGCATGGTATATGAGAGGTGGTGTTAACAGCGATGACTTATTTCACAAATATTCTTATGAAGATAGAGTTATTATAAACGAAATTGTCAAAGACAATATTGAAATAACTAAAAAAACTGGAATGAATTTAATTTAACGGTGGCCAGTCTTGGCCAGGTTTAAGTTTAACACCTGAGCTAATAAGTGGATCAGGTTGACCTTTTCTAATAGCTGTTTGTCGAATATTTTTTATGTAATGGTTGTATTTGACACTTGGCAGTAAAAATCCTTCAGCATCACTTACTGGAATATCTTGAACATAAATTCCAGCACCGCCTTCTTTACGTTCTTTTTCAGCTGCTGCTTGTGCTTCGGGCCCGCCAACTTTTTGTGTTTCTACGTCTTTCTTAGAACCAGGTAATATGCCTAAATCTTTAGGTTCTTTGCCAGTTATCTTTTTGTAACCATCTTGATAAGCTTCAATCACTTCATCCCATAGTGTATCGCCTACCATACCCAATGTAGAAATCATACCTCCAGCATATTTGTAAGCCCAGTTTCTACCTGCATCGCTACCTATCCATGTTTGAAACCAAACTAAAAACCCGTGCCATGCAATGACTCCAGCACCACCTAAACGAATAGCCAGCTTAGGAGCGAATCCTGCAATAAATCTAATAACAATATTTTTTGATTTAGATGCTAATTTACTTGTAACCTTGGCAACAATTTTGGTAAGACCCAGAGCCGCCGCAGTTACTTTAGTTAAATTTAACAACCATGAAATAAATGCTGTTACTAATTTAGGTAGAATTTGAAGTGTAAAGAAACCCCACTCAAATTCTCGCATTTCTTTGTATTTTTCGTAGGCATTTGGTTTAGCACCGTCGTATTTGCCCTGTAGATAAAATGCTTCATTTACCATGAGATTAGCATAAAGCTGTTGTACTGGTACAAAGAATCCAGCAGCTTTTAAGAATGCTACCCATTTTGTAGGATATTTTTCGCCTAGTATGGCTCCTGCTCTATCATATAATTTGAGATTTTTAGCATAAGAAGTAAATGTTTTACTCAATGCTTCCGTAGACAATTTAGTAATTGCTACAGCAGTCACAGTGCCAATAGCTACAGTTTTTAAAGTTTGATAATCAGCTTTATCTAGAATTTCTGATAAAACTGGAGCATTACTTGCTAAGTCAGAACTACTATCTGAAGGAGTTTCATTTCCTAATCCAGGACTTTCGTAATCTTCTTTAACGATCTCAAATATTTTCATAGTTTTGTATTTATTGAAAGAAGAACTTACGTTCTTCTGTTCTTCGCTCGCGCTCGAACTATTTCTTAGAATTTACTGCGAAGCAGTTTAAAATATTATCTAGATTGTGTAGTCACACTTAGCCCGTTAGGGCTAAGAAACATTATCTGAGTTGCTAATGTCACACAGCGTTAGGACTATAATTGTCTATAGTTAAGTATAATTTACTATAATTAACCATAAACAACTGCGTAGGCGGTTGTCCGGTACCTACTCATCCCGTCTTATCACAACGGCAGGCCTGTACTGATACGCTATCATCTGTACAGCCGTTAGGGAGTTACCCTTCTTTTAGCCTTTTTGAAATATTTTTCTAACAGCAAATCCGGTTGTATGTAGGCATATCCGAACATCGTCCTGTAAAGGATAGTTGCTATTGACTCACAACGGCGAGAGATTTCCTTACCCTGCGACATCACCAGGGATTTGGGCGTCCGAAATTAGCTGACGCTGGCTTTAACCGTTTGTTTTTGCCTGTGCTTGTTCTTGTAGGCGTTGCCTTAAGACAGTTGAGCCGCCAATTCTACAGTTGATAATACCATTATAGTATTCATCTGACTCTAAAACTCTGCGTTCAAACTGTTCTCGTGCCTCTAGATATGACATTTCTGCCTTACTTTTGCAGTAATAAAGTATTTCTCTTGTGAATTTTTCTGGACCTAATGCCTGTACGTCTGCTTGTAGCCTATCGCTTGAACTCCAATAATCACGCCAATCGCTTTCAACAACTGAGCGTCTTTTGAGTTTTTTGCCTTTGAGAGGCGGCCTAGTTTTTTTAAATTGGGCTAATTTTTTGCCTATGTATTTTTGTCCAGTGGTGAGATTTGTAATAAGATAAACAAAGCCAATATAGCCTTCTGGTATTTCTTCTACTAATTGATTGTGATAGACCCACGTCATCAATTATGTAGTATCTTGAGCCTGATTCTTCTGTTGTTTTTGAGCGGCACGATATGCCGGAGATTTAATTTTAGGTTTCTTTTTACGTATTTGTAATATTTCTTCGCGCATTTCTAGCGCAATTCGCCTAATTTCATATAAATGTTTTCTTAGCCTAATACCACTGGCATGTGATTCATAAGTTTCCCAGTTTTGATTTTCTTCAAAATAGGCGCGAAACTCTTTCATCAATGCTTCGTGGAGATGCCTTGTAGTCATTCTTCAATTTCTAAATCGTTAGCATAACTGGTAAAACCGTTTTCTTTAACAACTTTTAACACATTGTTAACACGACCTACCAATTCATCTTTGTGGCTGATGAGATAAATGTTTTTATTACGTTCACGAGCCATCTTCTTCAATACTGCTAGTGCATTTTCGACACCGGCAGCATCTAAACCGTTGTCAATCAATTCATCGATAAACAACAAATTGATATTTTGATATAGGCTTTCCCATACATCACGGAAACTCCAGCTCAATCCTAAGATCAATCTGTTGCGTTCACCACGCGACAAGTTGTCAAAGTCTAAATCTTGTCCTAATTGCGTAATTTCTACATTCAAATCGTTTAAGAAACTGACTTGATGCGGTAATCCCATCTTGTCAAGATAGTAAGTTAATCTGTTATTCAAATAGGCCAAGTTCTGATCAATAATCTTTTTACGGATAAAACTGTCTTTGTTAGTTAATAACTTGAGTAGGAACTCTTGATGATCTTTCAAACTGGTCAACGCATTAATGTTATCCCAACTGATTGTTTGTATAGCAGTCTTACGTAGGTCATCAATCTGTTCTTGATATGGATCTACTTCTTGTTGACGAATAGCCAATGCATTTTCTAAACTGGTTAAATTGTTTTGGTGCTTGAGTGCTTCTTCAAGAGCGTCATAATAGGTGGTAGGTCGCCCATTAATGTCACCTATTGCATCTAATTCTTGAATAATCGAAGCATAACTATCGCTGAGTCCCTGCAAATAGATAAGCGCATCTTCTAAATTCTTTTCAGCAATAGCAGTCATTTCTTCATGCGTCTGCGTATGTACACCTTGTTTACAACTTGGACAAGTATTATTTTTTAATTGTTCTACTTCTTCTTGATATTTTGTTACTTGTTTGTCTGCTTGTGTAATTGCAGTTTCTATAGTGGCTTTTTCTTTGTTAAGACTTTTGATCTTAGCTGATAGTTCGTCGTATACCTTTAGTTTAGCATGTTGCTCTAATTCACGTTCAATATCAACTGCTTGTAATTCCAGTATGCTAGCAGCAATCTTTTCACAGTCTGATTTTTGTTGTGCATACCAAGCCTTTTGTCTAGTTTCTAAACCAGAAATGCTTTGTTCAATCTTATCGTTAGAACGTTTAGCTGCTTCAATATCAGCAGTTTCTTGTGTAATAGCATCTTTAGTATTACGTATCTGTTCTTTAAGCAGTTCTGCTTTCTCACTTAGCAGTGTAATACCTAGCAATTGTTCAATAATTTCTCTTTGTTCGTTTGCTTTTAAACTTAAAAATGGCTCGGTATAAGTGTTTAAAGCCACAATATGACGGAACATGTCGTGACTCATACCTAATAATTGATCAATATCCTTTTGTGTTTCACGCATGTCACCTTGACTATCGTCAGTTTCTTCTGCGCCTTGCTCTTGATCATTAACATAGAACTTCATCACAGTGGGTTTGCGTCCACGCTCGATCTTATACTTGTTACCATCTTTGTCAAACGTCAGGGTGACCAACATGTTTTTACCATTAATCTTGTTGATCAGGTTATCTTTCTTAATGTTAGTCAGCGCCTGCCCATATAATGCGAAACTTAACGCATTAACAATAGTAGTCTTACCAGTGCCGTTTCGAGAGCCGGAATCGTCACCTCCTTGGTCCAAGTTCTCGCCTAGAACGAGCGTTAAGTTTTCTTTACCAAAATTTACGGCCTGGGTTTGATTGCCCACGCTCATAAAGTTTTTAACGGTTAATTCTTTTAGTTTTAAACTCATAGGTTGTTGTAAATGCTGAGTAGCACCTTAGGATCAAAGCTGTCGCTTTGTATATTAACTAATTGATTGGTTACAATTTGATCAACACTTTCAAATTTTTGAATATCAATGTCTGTGTTGATTTCTAATTCTTTTTTCTCTGGAATAAGCGTAAGTTCACGGATGTCATAGTCTTCCATAAACTTTTCTTTGATAAAACTAGCTTCTTCGTAGCTTATATCAATGTCTAAACTTACACGAAGGTGCTGTTTAGGTTTAATAATTGTATCTGCTTCGTCAATAAGTTGACTTAGTTTAACTGTACGAAATGTGGGTTGTGCATCCCAAGTAAAATATTCAGGTTGACCACCCCACTCTAAGACCATCATGCCACGTTCATCATCCCATGCATCTGCATAGTTGTGAGGGAAAGCATTGCCAATATAGACCATGTTACGCTTTTGCTGACGTTTGTGAAAGTGTCCGCTAAAACCTAGCTCATACCCTTCAAATGCTTCTAACTGTATGTCACCGTGATCAGGCATTTGCACCATGGCATTCATCATAAAGTGCGGCAACTCAAAGTGTCCAAAGATGTATCTGGCTTTCTTTTTACCAATAGACTTCCATTCTTCGCCCACTAACCACGGGCAAAGTGTAACGTCTCCAACAGTAGTTGGTTGATGAACTACAGTAATACCTGGAATGTATTTGCCAAACTCTACTGAGTGGATATCTCGCTTATCTTTATAATAAAGATCATGATTGCCAGGGAAAAAATAAAACTGATCAAAAGCCTGTCCAAGTTTCTCCAGTGCTCGTAGGCTGTAGTCCATAGTAGTAATGTTAAGACTATTGCGATTGTGGTGCCAATCGCCCATAAAAATGCCAGTGTCACAACCTTCCTCCTTGGCTTTTTGTATATACCAATCTACAAAGTCTTCACAGTCTTGGTTATGTGTAGAACTATTTGATTTTAGTCCAAAATGTATGTCTGTAAAACAGGCTACTTTCTTAAAAAGATTACTCATGGTTGTATATTACAGTCTTTACCAATTAAAATCAATCGCTAGCTTCTTCATTTCTGCGTAGTGCCGCAGCATGTTCGCCTTCGCCCATTCTAGTATAACTAGGATTCATTCCGTTAATTTCTAACAGGTCGTCTCGAATAACTTGATTACGTTTTTCAATATTGATAATTCGAACAAAACTGTTTGTAACTGCGGCAGTAAAATAAGCAAAAGGATTGTTTGACTTTGATTCATCAAATTGTAAACCAATCTGTGTAAGCTGTAGAATAGCTTGTCCACGCATTTCATCGTTGTAGGTATAGCCACGAACATTGCCTCTAGTAGCATAACGCTCGCATAATTTAATATACATGCGAGCTAGATTATTGGTAATTTGTCCGTGTTCTTTATTGAACTTGCCCTTTTCAATAGTGCCCTTCCAGTGACTTTTGCCTACACAGACTAGTACATCGTTTTCGTCAAACTTCCAATGCTGGAAAGGCGGAAAATTAACTTTATCGCGGCCGTCTGCTACGGTCTTTGGATTACGTTTGCGTGTTGAGTTTAACGGAATATGATCAAAAGTCATGATTCTAAAAATCAAATCTTCTTTTTTGATCTTTTTATAATCAACTTCGCAGTCAGCCTGTTTGACTTTTTCGCCTGCAGATTTACGTGCTTCGTATGCCTGCTGCCCTAATCTTTTAGCTTGATTGCGCTTTGCTTCTGCAATAGTCCTGATATTAATTTTTTCAATACTAGGTAAAATAATATCGTATTGGTGATATTCTGGTTTGACAAATGTACAGTAAGTATTCTTTGATTTGTGTATTTCGTCTAACAGGTCTTTGTTATTAAGGTAATTTATTTTCATAGTTGTCATAGTTCCTGTTATTATAAAGTATGCACTTTATTTTGTCAACTAAATATAACAATAAAGGAGTCCATAATGGCATTATTTGACAGCGTTTCTGGCGTATTCGGGCAAGCTGCCAGTAGTTTAGGGTCTAATGCGTCGTCTGCTATGGGAGCCATTGGATCGGTAGCCGGTACTGTTAGTAAAATGGCCGGTGCATTAAATAATTTATCTAATCCCGCAGCTCTGGTCAGTTCATTACGGCGCATAAATTTACCAGCTGGCGGAAATCCATCTCTCGGTGGTCAAGGAGCATCGGCGCAATTTGCTACCGATAGTAGCGACTGGCGAGTACGATTAAGTTTGCCAACTGCCGGCGGATTTACAGACAGTCCAATTCTTCAACCGCTAGTTCAAGCAGGAGGTTTAGTATTTCCCTATACACCCAGTATGAGTATTGCCAGCGATGCAACGTACGAAGACACTCCATTAACACATCAAAATTTTAATTTTATATCATATAAAAATAGTCGGGCAAGCACTATACAAATTACTGCACCATTTAACGTAGAAGATTCTGTACAGGCAGCTTATTGGTTAGCCGCTGTACATTATATGCGTTCTGTTACTAAAATGTTTGCCGGAGAAGATGAAGAAGCTGGAAATCCTCCTCCTATTGTTTATCTAAACGGTTACGGTGACTACGTGTTTAAAAATATACCAGTGGTAATAAAAAGTTTTAGTATAGACCTTCCACAGGGTGTGGATTATATTTCAACAAATGCAGGACAATCGGGATCATTTGGCGGATTTGGTTTAGGATCTGCTGGCGGGGGCCAAACTATCGAAGGTATGGCCGCTACTACTGGCGCATTGGCGGGACTAGCCGGTGCTGTTGGCAGTGCTAAAGCTGCTAAAGCACTTGGTGTTGTCAGCGCAGGACTAGGAATTGCCGGAGGTGTAAAAAACTTATTAGGTGCTGCCGCAGGCGGATCATTGTTTGGTGGCGCAGCAGCATCCGGAGCTAGTCATGTACCTGTAAAAAGTTCAATGAATGTTACATTGCAACCAATTTATAGTAGACAAAAAATTAAAGAATTCAGCCTTAAACAATTTGTTTCTGGTGCGTATGTTAATAGTGGGTATAACTAATGGCAACTTATAAAAATTCTAGTCCTTGGAAAGATACTGAGATAGTTAATAACTATCTAGACATATTGTCTATTCGAACTATTCCTGCAGAAGATGATGATTTCCTCTACACTATTGAACCTCAGTATAGTCATAGGCCTGATCTACTAGCATATGACCTGTATCAAAATCCTAAATTGTGGTGGGTTTTTATACAAAGAAATTTAGATGTGCTGCAAGATCCAATATACGATTTTATTCCCGGTGTGCAAATTTACATACCTAAAGGAAATAAATTAGCAGCTAAATTAGGAATGTAACATGGGATTTTTTGATGAAGCTAAAGCAGCAGCTACCACCGCTGCCTCCCAAGCGTCAAAGTTAGTTTCTGGATCAGCCGTAAGTCAAAGCCTTAACAGTGCTGCACAATCTGCACAAAATATCAAAACGGCTATTAGCACAGGACTTAGTAATGTTGGTACTTCTATAGGCACTGCTATTCCTGGACTAATTTCAGAACTTCAAGGAGCCAACGGCGTTGGCGGGGTATTAACAGGAAGACCTGAACTAAACATAAAAAACTATGCAGGCGGCGCAAAATTAGATGTTTCTGATACGCCTCCGTTTCCAAATATATTGAATAGTTATAGTTCGTTTAACTATGTTTTTACTTTAAGTGTGCTTCCTGATACACACATTAATGATCCCGACGGAACTTATCGTAAAGGAGATCTTGGCCCTATCATTATAAGATCAGTTGGACTTTCTGATTTTAACTATGAATTTTTTATTGACAATGTAAAGATAAGCGGCATGGCAGGATTAAATCAAGGTACCGGTAATTCAAATGCACTAGGGCTTAGTTTTCAAATTATAGAACCTTATAGTTTTGGATTATTTTTTCAGGTTTTGCAAACTGCTGCATTAAGTGCAGGATATCTAAACTATTTAGATGTACCAATATTATTAACTATTGAGTTTAAAGGTCATATAGATCCTAGCGGATTAAATGTAACTATACCACAAAGTAAAAGAATGTTTCCAATGAAATTAAGAGATTTGCAAATGCGAGTTTCTGGAAAAGGTTGTACATATGATGTTGAAGCATATCCCTGGAATGAGCAAGCCTTCTCAGATAGTTTTAATAAAGTAAAATCTGATATTAACATTAGTTGTAACAAAGGCGGGACATACAAAGTTGAAGACTTACTTAAAAAAGCAGAAAAGAGTTTAGTCAATGTTATCAATAAATGGTTTAAAGATCAAATTAAAGAAGGTAACAGAGATTACGCAGATGAAATTGACATTGAATTTCCCGACGATATAAGTTCTGCTAGTAACTCAAATTCTACAAATGTAATAGGAAAAGCTGGTTTAGGATTAGACCTATTTAACAAAGGTGAAACACCGTTTGGCAAAGATAACTTTGCATATGATGCTGCTACAGGAATTTATAAAAGAGGAAATTTAACTATTGATCCAAATAATGCAGACTTTAAATTTGCTCAAGGAGCAACAATTCAAGATATTATTAATCAAATTATAATGACTAGTGATTACGGTCGTCAGGCACTAAAAAAAGAAAACTGGACACAAAGCGGCCAGGTCTTATGGTGGAGGATTGAAACAAAACTGTTTATTAAACCATTACCAGAAGATAAAAAAATGGGTAAAAAAGTAAAAAAAGCTGTGTTCAGAGTTGTACCATATGCTGTTGATGCCAGTGTGTTTACACAGGTAAACTCAAAAAATCCTGGGGTAGAAGAAAAAAAACAACAGGCTTTAAAAGAATACAATTATATCTATACAGGAAAAAATATAGATATATTAGATTTTGCCATTGAGTTTAAGGCAGGATTTTATACGGCGTTAAATGCAGATGCGGGAAAGAATTCCGAAACACAGAAAGGCCTATCAGCAGCTACTGGTAATGCTGGTGTACAAAAGGATGAAATAAATTCAAAAAATCCTAGCGGAGGAAAACCAGGACTAAATCCTCGAGTTGTAAAAGATGATAAACTACGTTCTCGAACAGCATTGTTAGGAGGAACTGGCGTTGATGATGCTGCAACAATCGCTTCAAGACAATTTCATGATATTGTTACTAAAGGTTACGACATGATAAATCTCAATATGACAATATTGGGAGATCCTTACTACATAACAGATAGTGGCATGGGAAATTATTCTGCACAGCAAACAACAAAAGAAAATATTAATGCAGACGGAGCAATGGATTATCAAACAGGTGAAGTAGTTATTACTGTAAATTTTAGAACACCTATAGACATTAAAGCAGATCGTTCAGGTATGTACGATTTTGGCACGGCTACGCAACCAGTTGTACAATTTAGCGGATTGTTTAAAGTTTTAGGTATTGAAAGTATGTTTAATGCTGGTAAATTTACCCAAACACTAAGTTTAATTAGAATACCGAATCAAGAAAATACCAAAGCACCAGATCCGGTGCCAGCGGAAAAAGAGCTACCAATGCCAGAAACTGAGTGGACCGACGGATCTGATGCCCAGGCTGCAATTGAAGCAGCTAATGCAGCAGAAGGTGTTGAAGGAACTCCAATTTCTGATCAAGAAGCAGAAGCTAATCGTGCAGCTCTAGGAGATTTTGCAGGTTAATTATGTCAGAAGAAAATAGAAGTCCAGCCGCAAGTTCTCCAACAGACTCTGGTCCGTTTTTGGCTAAAGTTGTTAGTCACCTCGATCCTACATACATGGGTGCTCTTGAAGTTGAACTACTGCACGAAGTAGGTAATCAAGATGCTAGAGAAGGGCAATTAAGAACAGTAAGATATCTAAGTCCGTTTTACGGAGTGACTGGGTTTGAATATGTTGGCGAAGATCCCGACGACCACGACAACACTCAAAAAGCCTATGGTATGTGGTTCGTGCCTCCAGATGTAGGAACTATAGTTGTTTGTATTTTTATTGGTGGCGATGTTCGTAAAGGTTATTGGATGGGATGTGTTCCTGAAGAAGGAATGAATTTTGCTCTACCAGGATATGCTGCTACTAGTTTTGTAGTAGACGATACAAGAAAAACTAGTACAGAAAAAACAAGGGTTCCAGTTAGTGAATATAATAAAATTATACATGAACCTAGTACTGATACAACTGCTATCTTTAAACCTGAAAGTTATTTTAGTACAGCTTTAGAATCTCAAGGTCTATTACGAGACGACACCAGAGGTATCACTACAAGTTCGGCTCGCAGAGAAGTACCGTCTATGGTATTTGGTATATCAACCCCAGGTCCAGTTGACAAAAAAGGAAAAAAGGATAGTTTTGGTAAACACGAAAGTAAAGTAGCAGCAGGGTTTGTTAGTCGGTTAGGCGGATCAAGTTTTGTCATGGATGATGGTGATGATAAATGGGAGCGTAAAACACCGGCTTCAGACGGCCCTCCTGAATATGTCAACGTTGAAGATGGAGAAACTGCTGAACGTGATATTCCGCACAATGAGCTAATTAGACTAAGGACTCGAACAGGCCACCAGATACTATTACACAATAGTGAAGATTTAATTTATATAACCAATAGTAAAGGTACTGCATGGATTGAATTTACAAGTGATGGTAAAATTGACATTTTTGCAAATGACAGTGTCAGTATTAGAACAAAAGCTGATTTTAATTTTTATGCTGATAGAGATATAAACTTTGAAGCAAAAAGAAATATTAATATGAAAGCTGGTGAAGAAATGCAAATTGAAACTGGTCTCAATTATAATGTAATTGTAGGAAAAGATGGAAAATTAACATTATCTGGTAATTTTGATACAAACGCTGGCGGATATATCTATGAAACTTCAGGCGGAGCTAATCATACAAAAGCTGGCGGAAACATAGTTGAAACTGCTTCAGTAATTCACATGAACGGTCCTACAGCATCTACGGCTGCAAAAGCAGTTGCACTAAAAACACATAATCTTCCAGATGTAGAAAGTCAAGATGCTAACATGTCTGAAAAATTATCTATTCTAAGAAGAGTTCCAACTTTTGAACCATATCCTCAACACGAAAATTTAGATCCTACTAAAGTGAAAAAAGAAAAAACAGATAGAGATTCTGAAGGAAGAACAAGCGGAACAACTTCTACTATGAGTTTTGCAGGCGCAGGATACAAAACTTACAGCACAGAAAAAGATACGTTCAAAAAAGAACCACCAGTTAAAGAGTAAATATTATTATGGTCGCTAATTCTAAATTATATGATAAAATTACTTTGCAAAGCAATAAGCAAAGTCAGTTTGTTCCCGGTACTAAAACATATAAAGGGTTTAGTACAGTAGCAAATATAGAAGGTTTTGCCTTATATGATTTAGAGTTAATTAAACAAGATTTGCTTAATAATTTTCATATAAGACTAGGCGAAAGATTAGAACAACCTGAATTTGGTACAATTATATGGGATATACTATTTGAGCCGTTAACAGAAGAATTGCGTAGTGTTATTATTAAAAATGTAGAAGCAGTTGTCAACTATGATCCACGCATTCGAGCAGAGCAAATTATAGTATCTGCATACGAACAAGGGATTCAAATTGAATGTGTGTTAGTATATTATCCTTACAATATTAGAGAATCAATACAGCTTAAATTTGATAAAGATAACGGGCTATTGCTTACCTAAGCAGTAAAATACGCACTTTATAAATTTCAATAAATACCTTATAAAGGGAAATAAGGTATGTCAGCAACCGACAGACAAAATAGATTATTAGTAGCAGAAGACTGGAAACGTGTATATCAAAGTTTCCGTAATGCTGATTTTCAAAGCTATGATTTTGAAAATTTACGTAGAGCAATGATCACTTATATCAGGGAAAATTACCCTGAAGATTACAATGATTACATTGAATCTAGTGAGTATTTGGCCCTAATTGACCTCATTGCTTTCTTAGGACAAAGCCTTAGTTTCCGTATAGATCTAAATGCTAGAGATAATTTTTTAGAATTATCTGAGCGTAGAGAAAGCATATTACGCCTAGCAAGATTGCTCAGCTATAATCCTAAACGCAACATAGCCTCTTCTGGATTATTAAAATTTACCACAGTTTCTACAACACAAACAGTGTTTGATGCTAACGGTAGAAATTTAGCAGGACAAACAATTACATGGAACGACCCAGCAAACGCCAACTGGTACGATCAATTTATCAAAGTAATAAATGCAGCATTACCAGCTGCTAGACAATTTGGAAATCCAGACGATCGAGCGACTATTAACGGGATACCAACTGATCAATATAGATTTCAAGCTATTAATACTGACGTACCTTTGTATAGTTTTACAAAAACGGCTGATGGTTTAAATTTACCTTTTGAATTAGTCAGTACTACATTTAAAGGATCTTCAACTATTTATGAAGAAGCTCCTTACATAGGTAATAGATTAGCATTTTTATTTAGAAATGATAACAAAGGTTATGGTTCTGTTAACACAGGTTTCTTTTTATTGTTTAAGCAAGGCACATTAAATCAAGGAACTTTTACAATTACACAACCTAGTACAAACGAAACTATTGATATTGATAGTACAAATATTAATGATAGCGATGTATGGTTATATAGATTAGATCAAAATAATTTAGAGTCAGAATACTGGGCTAAAACAGCATCTACTGAAGGTAATAATGTTATCTATAATAGTTTGAATAAAGCAATTAGAAACATTTATACAGTTGTTACTAGAGCAGGCGATCGAGTAACTTTACAATTTAGCGACGGAACATTTGGAAACCTACCAAGAGGTACATTTAGAGTTTACTATAGAAGCAGCATTGGAGTTGGTTATACAATTAATCCAAGAGATATAAGAAATGTTTCAATATCTATACCCTATGTTTCTAATGCTAATCAATCCGAAGTTTTGACATTAAATTTAAGTTTACAAAATAGTGTTTCTAATAGCGCAGAATCGGAAACTAATTCAAATATTAAAGCAAGAGCCCCGGCCACATACTATACACAAAATCGTATGATTACCGGAGAAGATTATAATATTAGTCCGCTAGCTGCTAGTCAACAAGTTGTTAAAGTAAAAGCACTAAACAGAAGTTCAAGTGGTATTAGTCGTTATTTTGATCTAGTTGATCCAACAGGAAAATACAGTAAAACTAATCTCTTTGGAGACGACGGTGCAATTTATTCTGAGGAATATTCAGACCAATTTAGGTTTACCTATGCAACAAGAACAGACATTGAAGGGATGATTTATAATCAATTGTATGATTTTTTAGAAAAAAAATCGTTAAGAGATTTTTATTATAACAAATATTATAAAATTATTACCGGGTCATTGAATGTTGCATGGTACAGTAAAACTGTTGATACTAATCAATCTACAGGATACATTGGAGCTACCGAAGACACCGTACCTTATAAATTAGGTGTTTATTCCAGCACATTGCTAAGATTTGCAGTGCCAGGATCAATTTTAAAATTTGAAGCACCTGTAATCAACAATGTTCAACAGTATTTTGATAAAAGCAATAATAACAACTTAATTACAACAAACGGATTAAATTCTGCAACTTCTCTGTGGTGTAAAATTATTTCTGTTTCTGGAGACGGTACAAACAATGGAAAAGGTTACTTAGTTTCCGGTGAGGGAACAGTAATGCTTAATGACATTGTGCCTAGTAATGCAATTCTTACACAGATAATTCCGGCCTGGCGAACAGTGCTAGATACAAATACAATTACAACAATGGTTGATCTAATATTTGGTAATAAGCCGTTTGGTTTAAGATATGATGTTGAAGAACGTAATTGGAAAATTATTTTTGATGTTAACCTTAATACAACAGACGATTTTAGTCTAGGACAGCAAGGGGATAATTCCAATCAAAAGAAAGATTCAAGTTGGTTAGTATTGTTTACTACTGACACAGAATATTATACCGTTAAATTTAGATTACGTCGATATATTTTTGAAAGCGATCAACAGATTAGATTTTTCTTTGATGCTAGTGATAAAATTTATGATACTAGAACTAACACTGTAACCAAAGATAAAATTAAAATTCTAAGCATCAATACACGGCCTGATTCCACTATACCGTTTACATTTGATCGAGATTGGGAAATTACTGAAGAATTTAGAGGCCTAGACGGATATGTAGATACTAAAAAAATACAGGTAACCTTTAGTGATACTGACGATGACGGGGTAGTTGATAATCCTGATATTTTCGATGAAATAGTAAGTCCAAATGTAAATGTAACATCAAAATATGTAGTTTTAGAAAGATACACAATTGAACAAGGACAAGAAGACTATAGGTTATTTGATAATTCAAATAGCACAGTTTTGATTTATAATGATGAAACTGAAGTGACTAACTTATCTTTGTTTAATGAAGGACAATACTTTTATTTTATCAATGGTGATACTGTTAAAAAATTAGATTTAATTAACGGCTTAGTTGTCAGTTTAGATTATATTGTATATCAAGGACGTAATAATTTAAAATTTCAGTACATTCATAATGCAGATTATGAAACAAGAATTGATCCCGGATTAACTAATTTAATTGATGTCTTCATTTTAACAAAACAATACGATAAAGAATTTAGAGAATGGTTAGATGGTATTAGAGAGGCTGAACCTTTACCTCCTAGTTCTGATGCACTCTACAATTTATTGTCACCAGAATTGAATAAGATTAAGTCAATCAGTGATGAAATAATCTATCACCCTGCAAAATATAAAGTGTTATTTGGCAGTAATGCTAGTAGAGATGTACAGGCAACTTTTAAAATTGTAAAAAATGCAGAAGTTGTAATAAGTGACAACGATGTTAAATCTAGAGTCATTTCTGCAATCAACGAATTTTTTGCACTGGACAACTGGGACTTTGGGGATAATTTTTATTTCTCAGAGTTAACAACTTATGTAATGAATAAATTAGCACCAAACATTGTTACTTTTATTTTAGTGCCTAGAGATGGTGATTTGTCTTTTGGTAGTTTATTTGAAGTAAGATCTGAAAAAGATCAAATTTTTATTAGTGGTGCTACTGTTGATGATATTGAAATTATTACAGCAGTGACAGCAAGTAAGTTGCAAGCATCTGGTTCAATAACATTAAACGCAACAGTCACAAACCAACAGGTAATAACAAGTTCAGGAATTAACTAATGGCTAATCAAAATCAAAGCGAGTCAGGACTTCCGCTATCAAATCAAAGTAATCGTCAAACTTCTGACCTTCTTCCAAGATATTATAGAACAGATGCTAACAAAAAGTTTTTGTCAGCAACATTGGACCAACTGACTAAACCTGGTAAAGTTAAAAAGTTAACTGGATATATTGGTCGAGCCTATGCTAAATCTACTGTAGCTGATGATGTATTTTTACAAGCATCAACTACTGAACGACAAAATTACCAATTAGAACCTGCGGCTGTAATTCAAGATTATCTTGGAAACGTAACCTTCTTTAAAGACTATATTGATCATATGAATCATATTGAAGTCTTTGGCGGAATAGTTAATAATCATGCTAGGGTTAACGAACAAGAGTTTTACAGTTGGGACCCACATATTGATTGGGATAAGTTTGTTAATTTTGAACAGTATTATTGGTTGCCCGACGGTCCTCCGGCAGTTGAAGTTATAGGTCAAACAGAAGAAATTGAAAGCACATTCACTGTACGTACCGAAGATGAAGGAGATACGTATGCATATATTTTTACTCCCGACGGGCTTACAAGAAATCCTACATTGACTTTGTATAAAGGGCAAACTTATAAATTTGAAATAAACAGCCCTAACAATCCATTCTCAATTAAAACTGCTAGAGTTAGCGGAGATTTAGAAAGATATACGGACGGAGTCAGTGCTAGTGCTATTGAAGAAGGTGTTATTACTTTTGTAGTTCCTAGAGGAAGTCCTGACGTATTGTATTATGTTAGCGAAGAAGATGCTAATGTTGGCGGAACAATACAAGTTGCTGACATTAATGAAAATACATTTTTAGATGTAGACAAAGATATTATAGGTAAAAAAACTTATAAGTTAAAAAACGGTTTATCTTTGTCTAACGGAATGAAATTATATTTTACAGGCAAAACTAATCCGTCACAGTACAGCACTGGTTACTGGTATGTTGAAGGAGTAGGAAAAGCCATTCAATTAGTTAATGAAAAAGATTTAAGCATTATTGGCTCGTATACTGAAGAAGTTAATCAACTTTTTGATGATAGACCGTTTGATAGAGATCCCTTTAGTACAAGTACAGCATATCCGGCTAACAAAGATTACATTGTTATTAATCGTGCTAGCCCAGATCGAAATCCATGGAGCCGTTACAATCGTTGGTTCCATCAGGATGTTATTATCCAGTCTGCTGCTAATAACGGATCTATTGCAGATTTAGATCAAACTGCTCGTGCTAATAGACCTATTATTGAATTTCAAGCAGGATTAAAACTGTATAATTTTGGTCATAAAGCAAAACTAGATGTTGATTTAATTGATAATTTTACTACAGATGTGTTTTCTACAGTAGAAGGCTCGTTAGGTTATAATATTGACGGAATAGATTTGGCACAGGGAATGCGTGTTATTTTTTCTGCGGATCCTGATAGATTTGTAAAAGATAAAATTTTTAATGTTAATTTTATAGAAGTTATTGTACCTAGTAGACAATTTGAATTTTTAGCAGCTACAGGAGTAGATGTTACTACAGATATTATTACTTGTAATACGCCTCACGGACTTAACACTGGTAATCAAATCACATATTTGAATAATGGAAATGCTAGTGTCCAAGGATTAGTCCATAGAAAAATTTATTATGCATATATTATTAATGATACACAATTAAAATTATATACAGATAAATTGTTAACGCAACAAGTAGATATTTTTAATATTGGAACAGGAGTTCATTCTTTTGAAGTATTTTCGGGTATTCGCCGACAAATTAATCTAGTAGAAGCTGATGACGCAGTTCCTTTAGAAAATGAAACTGTTATTATTAAACAAGGTACAACAAATCAAGGATCTATGTACTGGTATGATGGTACAGACTGGAAGACTGGCCCTGCAAAAACTTCTGTAAATAATAATCCTTTATTTGATTTATTTGATAGTAATGGAAACAGCTTTGGAGATACATCAGTTTATGATGGGTCTTCTTTCTCTGGCAACAGAATTTTTTCTTATAAAGTTGGTACTGGACCTAATGACTCTAGTTTAGGTTTTCCGTTATCCTATCAAAATATTAATAATGTTGGTGATATTAAGTTTGAATTTAATTTATTAAATGAGTCTTTCAATTACAAAGAAATAACCCAAGTATTAACTAAGAAAACAAATGTTGGATATTTAAAAGTTATTAAAGATCTAACTAATTTTGACTACGCTAACGGGTGGGTCACATCTAAAGTAAAAAATACGCAACCAGTTATTAGAGTATTTAAAGAGTCTAATTTAACAAACAATTTTCCAATTGACGTGTTTGACTATAAAGATAAATTAAGTGATCTTGAAGTTCGAGTGTATATTAACGGGGTTCGTCAAGATAAAGATACTTATTCAGTAATAGACAGCACTGTTTATAAAAAAGTTCTGCTAGCAAAAGACGTATTGTTAACAGACATAGTTACATTAAAATGTTATACTGCTCAGCCTGCAAACAGTGTTGGATATTATGAAGTTCCTGTTAGTTTACAAAATAATCCAGGTAACAAAGATTTAGTGAATTTTACTCTAGGCGAAGTTATTAATCACGTTGATTCAATAATTGATAATTTACCAGCTATACAAGGAGAATATCCTGGTTATAGCAATCTAAGAGATTTAGGATTTGTAACACCGTACGGCGTAAGATTTGTTCAACATAGTAGTCCGTTAAATTTTGCATTATATCATTTAGGCAGTAAATCTGAAAATATTTTTAAAGCTATTGATCAATCTAGAGAAGACTACAATAGATTTAAAAAATTATTTTTAAACAAAGCGTTTGATGCAGCAATTTATACAGAACCTAGAGCGTTTGTTGATTACATTTTAACAGAAATGTTAAAAGATAAACCCAAGACAGATAGTTATTATTTGTCAGATATGTTTGCATATTCTGGAGCAAAAGTTTTATCATATACTGTATTAGATGCAACAGTTAAAACATATCCGTTAACTGCTCATTTTGATTTGGATACATTATCAAATAAAGCAGTAGGAATTTATTTAAATGGCGAACAGTTATTGCAAGGCAGAGATTATACGTTTGGCACTGAAAATTTCTTTACAATAACAGCTAATTTATCTGAAGATGATATCATTGAAGTTTATGAGTACGAAAGCACCGACGGAAGTTTTTGCCCTCCAACCCCTACTAAATTGGGATTGTTTCCATTATACGAACCTGAAATATTTCTTGACAACACATACCTAACCCCGCAAACAGTTATAAGGGGACATGATGGCAGCATTGTTGTTGGTTATAATGATTATAGAGACAACCTTTTATTAGAATTAGAAAAACGAATTTTTAATAATATTAAGATAAAATACAATCCTGATATTTTTGATATCTATGATTTAATTCCGGCGTACGAAAAAACTCAAACATATACTAGGGCAGAGTATAATCAAGTACTAAGTCAGTTTTATTATCAATGGATTAACAATGCCAGTATTAACAATAATATATCTTATGAAGGTGATGTTGATATAACTTTTGGATATAGCTACGATCAATCATATGCAATAAATGGCGAAAATGTTCCTGCATATTGGAGAGGAATTTATTTATGGATGTTTGGAACAGATAGTCCGCATACACGCCCCTGGGAGTGTTTAGGTTTTAGCATTAAACCTCTGTGGTGGGAATCGGTATACGGTCCAGCCCCATATACCAGCAACAACTATATTTTATGGGATGATATTGCAAACGGATTAATTCGAGAACCAGGAAAGCCTGTTAGAACAAATTTAAAATTTGCAAGGAGCGCATTAACATCTGGACTTCCAGTTGACGAAGACGGAAAATTAATTAGCCCGTTATATTCTAATTTTATACTCGGCTCCTACAACCCAACTACGGCCGACAACTACGTATTCGGAGATGTTGGACCAATTGAGACCGCATGGCGCAGAAGTAGTAACTATCCATTTGCTATAATTCAAACAGCATTATTATTGCAACCTAATAAAATATTAGGAACATGTTTAGATAGAAGCAGAATAATTAAATCAAAAACAAATCAGTTAATTTATTCTGATACCGGTGTAAGAGTTAGATTAGAAGATCTTGTTCTTCCATCTACTGCTAGTTCTAATACAAGAACTTTTACTAGTGGTTTGTTAAATTATGTAGTTGATTATCTAACCAGTAGCTTGACTTCAAACTTAGAAACTTACAAGTCTAATCTAACTAATTTAACAAATAAAATTACATCTAAACTAGGAGGATTTACTACTAAAGAAAAATATAGATTACTATTAGATAGCAAAAATCCTTTAAGTTCAGGCGGAGTATTTGTTCCTGAAGAAAGTTATAATTTATTTCTTAATACTAGTTCTGCTATTAAACGAGTATCTTATAGTGGCATAATCGTTACTTTAGGAACATCTGGAAAATATGAAGTTAGAGGGTATGATATCGATCGTCCCTATTTTGTAACATATTCTCCTATCGAACTAGGAAAATATATTAACATTGGAGGCATCTCAGAAAGCTATCTTAACTGGGATACTGAAAAATATTATCTATCTGGAAAAGTTACCAAATACAACGGAAATTATTATAGAGTAAAGATATCACATACCAGCACTGACAAGTTTAATACCGAATACTTTGTAAAGCTACCAAGCCTGCCGTTAATGGGAGGAGTTGATGCATATCTTCCAAACAAATGGAATTTTAGCCAACCTATTGTAGTTCCATACGGCACTACGTTTTCATCACGTCAAGATGTGGTAACTTTTATACTAGGTTACGGAGCGTATCTAAAATCTCAAGGTTTTGTATTTGATGATTACAATCCAGAATACAAACTTATTGACAATTGGGAAACTAGCACAAAGGAATTTTTATTCTGGACAACACAGAATTGGGCAGTAAATTCTGCAATAGCATTAAGTCCATTGTCTAAGAAATTAATTTTTACCCCAACTGAAACTAGTGTTGTTGGAAATATTAGAGATGACTTTTACAATTATAGCATTTTTAGAGCCGATGGACAAAAGTTAAATGCAGAATTTACCAATACATTTAGAGAAGAAAGCACATTTACACTTAGTCCTAAAAATACTAATCATGGCATTTACGGTGCAGTGCTATATTTGTTACAAAAAGAACATGTGTTGTTATTAGAAAATCGTACGTTGTTTAATGATGTCATCTACGACCAAGAGCCAGGATTTAGACAGGAAAAAATTAAAGTATTAGGTTACATTACTAGCTACTGGTCTGGAGGATTAGATAGTCCAGGTTTTATTTTTGACGAAGCAAAAATAACAGAATGGCAACCCTATCAAGATTATTATTTAGGCGAAACTGTTCAATATAAACAATTTTACTATGTAGCTAATAGGTTCGTCAACGGCAGTGACAGCTTCCAAATGACTGATTCTAATAGGAATGTAAATTGGATTAAAATAGATGAAAAGCCAAAAGCAAAATTATTACCTAATTGGGATTATAAAGTAGAACAGTTTACTGATTTTTATGATTTAGATACAGACAACTTTGACACTGAACAGCAAAGATTAGCGCAACATTTAATTGGTTATCAAAAGCGTCAATACCTTGAAAATATTATTAACGATGATGTAAGTCAATATAAATTTTATCAAGGAATGATTATCGAAAAAGGAACACAAAATGTTCTAAATAAACTTTTTGATGTATTAAGCGCAGATGGCGAGGAAAGTTTAGAATTTTATGAAGAATGGGCTGTGCGTGTTGGTGAATACGGCGGCATTGAAATTTATGATGAAATTGAGTTTAAATTAGACGAAAGTTTGTTTAAATTAAATCCTCAACCGTTTGAATTAACATCAACAAATTCTAATATAAATGATTTCATCATTAAGCAACTGCCAACTGACATATATCTTAAACCATTGGGGTATAACAATACTCCTTGGTCGACAGACGGAGTAACAGAATATTTAAGGACTCCTGGATATGTTAGATATGAAGATGTAAAATTAAATTTAGACACTTTAGATGAAGTTTTAACAAAAGATGTTACCGCATTTAAAGAAGGTGATTATGTTTGGTGTGCATTTGAAGGACGTGATTGGAACGTCTATAGATTTACTAAAACTAATTTTTACGTTGAAGATGTAGAATATAATTCGGGTACACTGTCTATTCAGTGTTCGTCTATACCTGAATTAGTCACCGATGATATTATTGGTATTGTTAATTCAGATACAATACAGGGGTTCTACAAAGTTTCGTCTGTTGAATTAAACAAAATTTTTATTAAAACTACAATTGCAAAATGGCAACCGCCGTTTGCTGATAGTTCTACAATATTAACATTTAAATTTACAAAAATTAGATCGTTGTCTATTGATGACATGAATGCTGTATTGCCTGCAAGATTAAAACATAACGAACTTGTATGGGTTGATGATAACGGTAGCGGTTTATTTACAGTGTATAAAAACAATCCTGTTTATCAACCTCGTTCTATTAAGAGATTTTCTCTCGATACAGATAATTTAAATTTTGGACAAAAAGTAGCCATAGCTAAGAATGGAAATTTAGCGGCAGTTACAAGCAACACTGAAGTTGCAATATTTGGAAAAGATTCTACAGGTTTAGCTTGGATCCAGAAACAAATTATTACCCCAGACCCAACAATTTCTAGTTTAACAAATTTAAACTTTGGTAAAGAAATCTGTTTTAGCCCTGATGGCAATTGGATGGCAATATCTGCTCCAACTGCTTCATATGTTCGTTCATCGTGGGCTGGTGACTATGACGGTGGCCATAGTTATTATGCTGGAGATGTAGTAAGATTAGTTTCTAAGTATAAAAATCCAGTAAGGAATGTTTATCTAAGTACTCATTGGAAAGCTAAACCAACAGCGGTCTTTCGAGGATCAATTACAGGAACAACGCTTACTGTAACCAACATATTGTCAGGAACTATTGCAATAGGACAGCCTATTAGCGCAAATAATATTCTTCCGGGAACAGTTATAACTGCTGGTTCTGGTTTAAGCTGGACAGTTAGTACTAATCAAGTATTAACTGATGCTGTTTTTTATAGCGGACTTACTGGAATAGACTGGAGTACTATAAATGTCTTTAGTCAAGATTGGGAAATGGCTACTATGGTAGATGTTGATCCAATTAAACCTGCTAGTACTTTGTTAAGACAGGGCTATGTTGAGTTATATAACAAGAATAGTCAAAGCGGAAATTACACATTACATTCTAGATTTGTTAGCCCGTTCCCAACAGCAAATGAATTATTTGGTTCTAAAATGGTACTTAGCAAATCCGGTGATGAATATGTGCTGGCAATTTCTAGCCTAGGTTATAATAACGATCAAGGTCGAGTCTATATGTTTAGATATAACTCAGATTTTACCAGCTCGGCATCTTGGCATATGGATTATGATAAAAACTATGTTGGAACTTTTGATCCTACAGTAAAATATTCAGTTGGAGATATTGTTTTTAATTCTGACACGTATGAATTATATCAATGTTTATCTGAACAGGATCCTGCACCGTTTACACAAAATCCAAGTGCATGGCAATTAGTTGAAAGATCAAATATATTAGGATACTTCCCCCAAGAAGTAGTTACTGGTCAAATTAACCCTTATCTTGTAGTTAAACCTACAAAAGACGACTTAGTAGAAAGTGTATTTGAAGGTGATCAGTTTGGTTACAGTTTAAGTTTTTCTAGTGACGGATCAACACTTGCTATATCTTCTCCTTTAGCCGACCAGTATGCTGACAATAATTTTAAAGGTCTGTATAGAGAAACATTAGCATATAGTCAAAACGATATTGTTTACTATAACGGAATTTATTATTCTTATCTTTTAACATTTAACGGCATACCTGCTGGTACTTTTAATTTGAATAATTGGACAGCAGTATCTAATTTGCGATATTTAAATTCTGGAAAAGTATTTTTATATGAAAGTACTAATGCTGGATATAAATTAATTGATTCGTTAGGGGTATCAGATTTAGATTCAGAAAGAGAAATTAGATTCGGAGAATCTATTGATTTATCAACTGACGGAAGTTTGTTAGTAGTAGGAAGCCCCGCATTTGATGTAAATGTTATAGACTCTGGAGCAGTATTTTTGTTTGGAAGAAATAATTCTTCTTATAATTTAGTAAAAGAAATATATCGTAATAAACAAGAAGAAAATGAAAGAGTGGGAACTTACGTTGCTTTAATGAACGATGATGAAACATTAGTTTCCTTTGCAGCGAACGGTGATGTTTATAGATATACAACATTTGATTCTTATTCCGAACCATTTACCGGAATTGATTCAACAACTGCAAAATATCTACTAGATCCAGAATCTACGCAAACTGAGCAATCAACTACATTTGACAATGATACTTTAAAATTAGTTGAAGTTCAGGTAGATACCGGTCGAATTGATATTTTTGACAAATTTGGAAATAGTTATGTCTATGGAGAAAGCCTAGATACTAGCGATACAAATTCTACTACTGATGGCTACGGAACTTCAATTGCTGTTGGCAATAACAATATTCTAGTTGGTGTTCCTTACGATAGTGTAAACTTTGTATTAAATGGTAGGGTTGATACATTTTCAAAATTACCTAATACAAAATCTTGGTCTGTACTGCATGAAGAAGTTCCTAGACCAAATGTTTACAACATCAAGAAGGCCTATGTTTATAACAAAATATCTAATACGTTAATTTCTTATATTGATGTAGTCGACCCAATACAAGGAAAAATCCCAGGCCCGGCAGATCAAGAAATACGATACAAAACATATTTTGATCCGGCAGTTTATGCTGTTGGAACAGAAGGACTAAATGTTGACGAAGGGATGCAATGGTCTGCTAGTCAAGTTGGTCTCCTATGGTGGGACTTAACAAGAGCAAAATTTATAGATAATCAGGGAGGTAATACTACCTACAGATCATCAACTTGGAATAAACTATATGAAACTTCAAGCATAGATATATACGAATGGGTTGAAAGTAAACTTAAACCATCTGAAAGAGATGCATTAGTAGGTACACCTAAGGGAGAAAGTTTAGGAATTACTGGATTAAGTAGGTATGGAGATTCTGTATACAGTGTTAAGAAAAAATATGACACAGTAGCACAAAAATTTAAAAACACCTATTATTATTGGATTAAAAACCCTACAGTAATACCCAATGTTCAGGGAAGAATTTTAAGTGCTAAAACTGTAGCTAGTTTAATAGCTGATCCTATAGCAGAAGGATATGCATGTTTAATTCTAACTGGAAACAATACATTTTCTTTAGCAAACTTTGAAAGTTTAATTGAATCAACAAATTGTAATTTCAATGTTGAGTATTGGACCATAGCTCCGCAATATACTCAAATAAACTCTCACAGCCAATGGAAAATTTTAAGTGAAAATGTAGAAACTGTAATTCCTGTAGAAATTGAAAAGAAATGGATTCATAGTCTAGTTGGAAAAGATGACGACAATAGGCCTGTTCCTGATTTAGCAATTCCTTTTAAACGTCGATACGGTGTTGAGTTTAGACCTAGACAAAGTATGTTTGTTAACCGCATTGAGGCATTAAAACAATACATTGAGCGAGTTAACTCTGTTATATCTAATATATTAATAGCTGACGATTATGATTTGACAGATTTATTAGCATACGATCCTGTACCTAGCGCAGTAACTGGTAAATGGGATAAAGAAATTAATACAGAATTAGAATTAAGATTTATTGGTACAGCATTAGTCCAGCCAGCTGAGTTAACACCAACTATAGTTAACGGTAGAATTACCGGAGTAATTATTAATAATTCTGGATACGGATATATAAATGCACCTTATGTTAAAATAGTAAGTAACCAGGGTGTTGATGCAGTTTTAAGAACAGAGATCAACAATCTAGGCCAGGTTATCGGTGTCAGTGTAATTAATTCCGGTAAAGGTTATTTGTCAGATACCACCTTAGTAATTAGACCTTATGCCGTTTTAGTTAAATCAGATTCAAATGTATTTGATAAATGGAGCATTTATCATTTTAATTCTGCGACCCAAATTTGGGAACGATATCAGAGTCAATCATACGATGTAACTTTATATTGGAATTATATTGACTGGTACAGCGCCGGATATAGCCAGTTTACAAAAATTGATTTTGTTGTAGACAACACATATCAACTTGCTTCTTTAAGTGCAAATATTGGCAATGTAGTAAAGGTCAACAACATTGGAACTGGCGGCTGGATTTTATTAGAAAAATATGCCAATAATCCGTCTATTGATTATACTTTAAGTTATTCTGTAATTGGAAGACAACACGGAACTATAGAATTTTCTAAGCAATTATATGATTTTTCAAATTCAATAGAAGGGTTTGATGGTAGTTTGTATGATAGTTTATATTACGACAATGTTCCTGACATAGAATTAAAAATTATTATTGACACTATTAGAAACAAGATACTTGTCGACGAGCTTAAAGTTGAATATTTAAAATTATTCTTTGCCTCTGTTAGATATGCACTGAACGAACAAACATTTGTTGACTGGGCATTTAAAACCAGCTTTGTAAAAGCAACACACAAAGTAGGGTACCTAAAACAAAAAGTAAATTATAATAATGACAATCTATCTAATTTTGAAGATTATATTAAAGAAGTTAAACCTTATAGAACTCAAATTAGAGAATATATTAGTCAGTATCAGTCTTTAGATACTGCTTATAGCTCAGTAACTGATTTTGATTTACCTCCAAAGTTGAATGATGATTTAAGTATAACTCCTGTTAGTGCTGTAGTCGACAGCGGCGGAATTTTTTCTTATGATACAGAAATAAATCAATATCCGTGGAAACATTGGAAAGATCATGTTGGTTTTACTATACAAGATATTGTAATAGTAGACGGAGGATCTGGTTATATTGATAATCCTATTGTTAACATTATTGGCGGCTACGGAACTGGAGCAACGGCCAAGGCTTATATAGCCAATGGAAAAGTTAATAGAATACAAATAATTAATCCTGGTACAGGATATTTGAAAGCTCCTGTTATTTCTATCGATGGAAGTTTAGGCGTAGGTGGCATTCAAGCTCGTGCAGTAGCAATTATTGAATCTGAAGTTGTTAGAGCAAATAAAATATCAATTAAGTTTGATAGACTTGCTAAAACATACATAGTATCAGAAATTATTGAAACTGAAACATTTATCGGAACTGGTTCTAGATTACAATTTGCTCTTAAATTTAGTCCTGTACTAGCAATTAATACACATTCCGTTCTTGTAAACGGTGTTGATGTTCTTAAAGAAGATTATTCTTTAAGCACTAAAAAATCAACAGCCAAAGGATTTACCAGTTACAGTGGTCTACTAACACTAACAGAAGCACCAGCTAAGAATGCAGTAATAACTATTGCTTATAAAAAGAATTTTGAACACCTATCTGCTACAGATAGAATCAACTTTTATTATAATCCAGATTCTGGAATGTACGGTAAAGATCTAGCACAGCTAATGACTGGTGTTGACTATGGCGGCGTTGAAGTTACCGGCTTAGGATTTGCTATAAGTGGCGGCTGGGAAAGCCTTCCTTGGTTCTCTGATACTTGGGATGGTTTTGATGTACTGTTTAGTGATTATATTGTATCTGTAAGTGACAGTACCTACAGTTACACATTGCCTTATGTTCCTGCTGTTGGAGAAGAAATTAACATATATGTTAACGGTCAACGAATAGATGATCCTTACTTTAACAGTTACGACGGTAGCACAGTCAAACCAAATGGAAGAACTATTGCTCCGGTTGGCACAGTTATGCAAACTATTGTAGGAGATGGTGTAACTAATACGTATGTATTGCCGAACTTGCAAGCTACTCCTCCGTTGGATATTAACGAAGGCGACACTATTATTTTTAGAAAGGCAACCAGCGACGGCAGCTACACTCCACTACCAAATGAGTATGACACTCAATTAACAGGCGGAAATTTAGCGTATACAACTGCTACTGGATTTGCTGCCGATGATATTAATGTTGACGGAGACGGATTTGTAACACCTAATACTAGCTATGCTCCCGAAGAAGTAGTTCCAGGACAATTGTTTGACACGGTAGCTATTAAAGTATTCCAACTACCAACTAGCGGTGCTGCAAGATTAATGTTTAAGAATTATGTTTGTGACGGAGTAAACACAAATTTTGCATTTGGACAAATTCCGCAGAGCAATACTGCTGTTCTAGTAAAATTAGATAATGTAATTTTAAAAGAATCTGTAGACTACACAGTTGATTGGCCAAACTTACAAATTGTAATGACAGTTGCTCCAGCTAACAAGAAAGTTATTAACATAATTACGTTTGGTAGCGCATCACCTTATCTATTAGATACAAATTATTTTGTATCAGATGGTAGCACAACGGAGTATATTACTAATGCTCCTTGGTTAGAAACACTTGGTAATATTGTATTAGTTGACGGTGCAGCAGTGCCGTATGATTTGTTTAAAACAGATGCTACATATGAAAAGCCTAGTTGTGCAGGTATAAGATTAGGATCTGCTCCAGCTGAAGGTTCTGTAATTACATATATGATTACCTCAGACGGTAATAGTACAGCCAGTGTGGTTAAATCACAATCTCTATTAACAGACGGCTCAACTAAAGTCTTTACATTGACAAATCCTCCAGGAGTTTCATTACCTAATGAAAATAATGTTTTAGTAAAAGTTGGCGGTACTATATTAGCTCCAGGTAGTAATTCAGAATACTTTACACTAACAGATTTAAACTTAGAGTACAACTTGACTCTATATAAGAGCGAACCTTATAGCATAGATCCAGTTAATACTAAAGTTTATCTAGACGGCGTAGAACTTTCAATCGGCACTGATTTTGTATTTGATATCAGCGTACCTAGTGTTCAACTTAATGTTGATCTCTATAAAGACGGAGGCACATTAATTGTAACAAACTTTGCCGGATCTGCATACACTATAGCAAATAATCAAATTGTGTTTGCTAATGCCCCAGTTGATTACACAGTAACTCCAGTTGAAATAATTACTTTCTACAACCATAATGTTGAAGAAGTCGTAAGAACACGAGAAACAGTTTCTACTAGCGGATCATTAACTGTAGGCACTTATGACTATTTTAGATTTATGCACCTAAGCGGCGGCGATTTAAAATTAAGCGGGCCAGTACGTGAAGATGATCAAATTTGGATTGTTAAAAACAGTTATTTGTTATCACACAGCATTGATTTTTATCTAGATGAAACTCGTCAATCAATTGTGTTATCAACTCCGTTAACATCTACTGATGTGTTAGATGTCATATTGTTTAGTGGTCCTCAAGTATCTGCAGGTTACGGATACATGCAGTTTAAAGACATGTTAAATCGTGTACATTACAAACGTATTAACAAAAACAAAACTACTAGATTAGCACAAGATTTAGCTCAGTTTGATAAAGATATTATAGTGCAAGATGGTACTGTACTGTCTGAACCTGGTACAATGCCGGGAATTATTGAAATCAACGGCGAGCGTATTGAATATTTTGCTAAATCAGGGAATACATTATCTAGATTAAGAAGAGGCACATTAGGCACAGGAACACCTGAACTGCATGTGGCTAACACTTATGTTATAGATTTAGGTCCAACAGAAACTATTCCTTACAACGATACACAGCATGTTGATAAGTTAATCAGTGACGGTAGCTCAACTACGTTTGGATTACGTTACATTCCTGAATCTGTTAATGAAATTGAAGTATTTGTACAAGGATATAGATTAAACAAATCAGCTTACAGTAGATTTGAAGAATCAAATGATTATCCTTATAGTCCAGAAGGTGACAGTACGTACCCTGCAGATTTTACTGTAAATGGAACTAGCAATAGTGTAACTATAACCAATAGTGTAGCAGTCAACAGCAGAGTCGTAGTAACTAAACGCACTGGACGAGTATGGCAAGACAGTCAGTCTAATGTTCAACAACAGGTAATTTACAAAGACATTCGCGTTGGACCTGCTAGTTTTAATGTTCGTCGTGTTGGCGCTGGATACACTTTAACCCTTAATGCAGGTGGCTACGGATATTCTGTAGGAGATGTCTTAAAGATAACTGGTGATATGGTAGGCGGAACAAGCCCTGATAACGACATTTTTATCACAATTACACAGGTTTCAGAAGACAGCACCAACAGTATTTTATCTTACACTTATACAGGACAAGCATACAATATTAACTATTTGGCTAAAAATCTGTTAAATTCTAACAATACAATTGCACAATTTGTCACTGCATATGAGACAATTTATCCGCAGTACATGCCCTGATAAATATGAAAGTTGGAAATTTTTTGGTGGAAAACTGCGTAGATAATGGAAATAATTAAATACATTAAAGAGAAAACTTATGCAAGGTAAAGACTTATCCGGAATACATGTAGAGGGACATATTAAAATATTTGATCCCTCTACAGGCGAAGTTTATATTAATAAACGCAACGCTATTCATTATGAAAATATGAGTATAGCATTAGCTGAAAGCATAGCTAACAGCGGCCAAGGTTTTATATATGAAATGGCATTTGGCAATGGCGGCACAACTATAGATCCTACAGGAATTATTACATACTTAACTCCTAATTCTACCGGTACTAATGCCAGTCTTTACAATGAAACTTATACTAAGGTAGTTGATGATCGTGCTCTTGCAAACGTTGACCCTACTAGAAATAAAATTGAAACTAGACACGTTACAGGTAAAAATTATACTGATGTGTTTGTTACTTGTTTATTAGATTACGGCGAACCTAGTAACCAGCAAGCCTTTGATGTTACTACAAACAATGATGAAAATTATGTTTTTGACGAGTTAGGATTAAAAAGTTATAGTCCTACCGGACAAAGTAGATTATTAACTCATGTAATTTTTCATCCGGTTCAAAAATCATTGAATAGATTAATTCAAATTGACTATACTGTTCGCATTCAAAGTTTAACAGGTCTAAGTGAGGTAGCCTAATGACATACTATATAGACCATACAGATGCAAATAATTACGGTACTATTACTATTGCTGATCAAACAGTTAACCAAGAAACCAGTTTAAAATTTGTAGGAAAAAACTATCCTAACTATGCTCAACCTATAGCTGAAAATTTTTTACATTTATTAGAAAATTTTGCTAAAAGCACACCACCAACAAGCCCAGTTATAGGACAATTATGGTACGATACTAATAGTATTGCTAACCCTAGTCAGCCTCAATTAAAAGTATGGGACGGTACTAACTGGGTCCCAGCCGGCAATGTTAAAAAGTCAATAACTCGACCTACAACATCAGTTATTGGTGATATTTGGGTTGATACTGCTAACCAACAGTTATACATTTGGTCTGGTGCAACATGGATTTTAGTTGGGCCACAGTTTAGTGAAGGCACACAATCTGGCCCTGTAGTAGAACAAGTATATGATATACTTAATGCTACCCACGTTATCATTAAATTTATTGTCGGAAATGAAATAGTTGCTATTATCAGTAAAGATGCATTCACTCCAAAAGTAGCAATTGAAGGATTTACTGCTGACGGTATTAAAGCAGGTATTAATATATCTGGAAAAGATTTTAATAATAACGGGTTTGTTGACAACAAGTTATGGGGAGTAGCTGATAAAGCCTCTAAACTTATTGTAAACGGCTATCCAACTGGACTAGCTGCTGATAATTTCTTAAGAGGCGATGTTTCAACAACGGCCAATGCTGGCATTAACATTAGAAATAATTCTGGTTTAACATTTGGTAGCGATTTAAATGCATCTTTATCAACATCTACTAATGGAGACATTTTATTATCAAATAAAACAGAAGGCACTAATATTTACATTAGAACATATATTGCAGGTGATTACAACAACGTAGTTACAGTTTCTGGAAATAACGTAGGCATTAACAAAACTAATCCTGCCGAAGCATTAGATATAACTGGAAAGATCGTTGCCAGTGACGGGTTAACAGTAACAAGCACAGTTGATTCAACAAATTTAGTTACAGGCAGTATAAAAACTGCTGGCGGAATAAGTATAGCCAAGTCATTAAATGTTGGATCTAATGCAAATATATCTGGTACAGTTACAACAGGAGCATTACTACCAACAACAACTAATACAAAAGATATTGGTAGCGACACTGCAAGATACAATAGGATTTATGCTAATACTGTTGGTAACATTGATAATACTACACAATTTGTTGGAACATTTACTGGAACTTTTGCTGGATCAGTAACTGGAACTGCAACAAAATTAGTAAGTCCTACTATTTTTCAATTAACAGGTGATGTAGCAAGTAATGCAATTAGCTTTACAGGATTACAAGAAGATGGTTTAGCTACATTTACAACTGTACTAAGTTCAGATGTAATTACATCAAAAGATGCTGTAGTTGATAGTGCATTAACTGATACATTATTAATTTATAGACCATTAGTAGGTTTAAGAAAAACAACTAAAGCTAGTTTTTTAGCTAATGTTGCTACAGTGCCAACAGGAGTTATATTTCCGTTTGCCGGAACAACTGTACCAAACGGATATGTACTTTGCGACGGAAGCGAATATTTAATTAGTCAATATCCAGAGTTATACGCTGTAATAGGTTATGCATACAAAGCACTGGGATTATTACAAGGTGTTGCAACTTTTGCTGTTCCAGATTTAAGAGGACGTTTTCCTCTAGGATTAGATTCAATGTTTAGCGGTAATACTGTGCCTTTAGCACCAACAGGCGCAACATCTGGAACAACAGTGACTTCTGCTGCTAATCGGGTAACGGATGTTACAGCTGATATTATAGGTAACGGCAATGGAACAGAAGAAAAGCCAATATTAGTCAGCAATTTACCAGAACACAAACACGATCTAAAAGGTACAGATAGTTTAGGCAATAAAGGTAATAAGTATTACGCAGTTAGAAATAGTCCTGATCCTATAACAGATGTAGATGCAGTAGCAGGATTTGGTCTAGACACAGGTGCAACTGCACAGTTTCTTTCAAACAGTGGCGGTATTGATAATACAGCACAAACAGATGTGCCAATTAATGTTATGAACCCGTATCTAACTGTTAACTACATAATTTTTACCGGTAGGATAATTTAATGACTTATAAGATTAATAAAACCGACGGGTCGTTGTTAGCTGAAGTAGTCGATAGTACTATTGATCAGACAGCTTCAGACCTAACATTAATTGGAAAAAACGTTGCCGGTTTTGGTGAATACATTAATGAAAACTTTATTCATTTATTAGAAAATTTTGCAAACACAAGCCAACCTAATAATCCTATTACCGGACAGTTATGGTTTGATACTAGTCAAAATAGACTAAAAGTTTATGACGGTGCAGGTTTTAAACAAGGCAGCGGTCCTATCGTTTCGGGCACAGACCCACTAACTTATGTGCAAGGAGACATGTGGATTGACAGTGCTGAAAAACAACTGTATTTTACCAGCGGATCTGGATGGACACCAGCTAGTAAAATTTATAAAGATAGTCAAGGCATTTCAGGTTTTACAGTTGAAACTATATTTGATACAAATAGTAATGAAAAAGTTGTTTTGTATCTATGGTGCGGTTCGGTAATTTTAGGAATTTTTAGTAAGTATTCTGTTGAATTTACACCGTCAGTTGCTATTCCTGGATTTAGCGGAAATATTAAACCTGGATTTAATGCTGGTACATTGGCCAACATGAAGTTTAATGTAACAGCAACAGCAGCAGATCAGCTAGTAGGACCTAGCGGCAATTTAAAAACTTATGCAGATTTTATGAGTACTACTGGTGATACCAACACCACTGGTACTATTACAATTACTAATGCTAAACCGTTTATATTAGGTCCTAATCAAAATTATGAAGTAATTTCAAGTGTATCGTTGTTTTCTATAAAAAGTAACAATTCTGCACAAGATTTCAGCGTACAAGTTAAGTACGGAGCGACAACACAGGATGCAATTACTGTAAAAAGTACTACAAGTAGGGTAGGAATTTTTAATAATAATCCGCAATATACTTTAGATGTTACGGGATCTATGCGTGCTAGCCAGCAATTAATGCTACCAAAGTATACAACTGCTACTAGGGATGCTAGGACATTAACATCGGCTAATTATGGAGAGATTATTTTTAACACTACTACAAGCAAAGTGCAGGTTTACACGTCTACCGGTTGGCAAGATTTGAACTAAATATAAAATACAAGGGGTTGAGTAAATGCCATACAGCATTAACAGATATAACAACGCAGTACTAACAGTAATCGCAGATGGTACTATTGACACTACGACTGATCTTAAATTGATTGGTAAAAATTATGCTGGTTACGGCGAAGTACAAAACGAAAATTTTGTAAATTTACTTGAAAATTTTTCAGGAACTACAGCACCGCCTCGTCCCCTAAGCGGTCAAGTTTGGTTTGATAGTTCTGTAAAAAAGTTAAAGTTTTACGATAATTCAAAGTGGCGCACTACTGGTGGTGCAGAAGTTAGCACAAGTGCTCCTTCTGGATTAACAACTGGCGATTTTTGGTGGGACAGTGCTAATAAACAGTTATGGTCTTATAACGGCTCGGATTTTACATTAGTTGGACCGCAAACAGCACCAGGTTTTGGATCAACTGAAATAGTATCTGCTACAGTTACTGATACAAATAGCAATTTACATGCTATAATTAAAGCAGTAGTTGACGGTGATGTAGTTTATGTTATATCTACTGACGAATTTACAGTTGACGGCCCAGCACAAAGCCTACCTGGTTTTACAGTTATTAAACAAGGTTTAACATTAGTTAACACTCCAACTAGCGGCGTAACGTCTACAGCCCACAGATACTGGGGAACAGCATCTAATGCATTAAAATTAAACGGTTATAGTAGCGGAGATTTTATTTTAGCCGGTAGTGCTAATTTTAATACAGTGGTCCGTTTTAGTGATTTAGGGTATACTGTAGGTAACAGCAACGATTTAGCAGTTTATATTGACGGTGATGGCACAACACCAGTTATTAAAAATACTCTTAGCGATACTATTAAATTTCAAACAACTAGCGGAGGAACAAAAACTCCATTAACATTAGTTGGCGCAGATCTTCTTCCAGGATCAACCGCTATTTCAAACATAGGGTCTGCTTTATTAAAGTATGCAACAGTATACGCTAATAGTTTTAATGGAACTGCTACTAAATCAGATACAACAAATGTAGGTGGAAGCTATTATAGCGCCTCAACAACCGTATCTGCAGGATCTATTAGTATTGCTGCAAGAGATTCAAACGGTGATTTGTACGCAAATGTGTTTAACGGAACAGCTACACAAGCTAGATTTGCTGACTTAGCAGAATTGTATCTAGCTGACGAAACATACGAAGTTGGAACAGTATTAATGATTGGTGGAGATAAAGAAGTTACTGCATGTTATGTTGGTATGAGAGCAATTGGTGCAGTATCTAAAAACCCTGCACATCTGATGAACAGCCAATTACCAAACGGAACGCCAGTGGCTCTTAAAGGCCGCGTTCCGGTTAAAGTTACAGGACCAGTATTTAAAGGTGATAGATTAGTAGCAGGCCCACACGGAACCGCGCGGCAAGCTAACGAATTTTTTGAAAATGTATTTGCCGTAGCATTAGAGACAAACACAGCCGACGGCGTTAAATTAGTTGAAGCTCTAATTTTATAAGGAAATAAAATGCCAGGCGTTGGATCAATAATTAGCACAACAGATTATAATAACATTAGAGATAAAGTTAATTTAGTTCTAGGAACTAATTCAAACGGATATGGACAACCTTTGTCTAGTAGTGCTGCTACATCTGGCAGTTTAATTTCAGTTTCTTTATGGAATAATTTGCGTACAGATTTGTTAGTTGCTCGTCAGCATCAATCAGGGGTAACCGAATCTTTAACAATTCCTACAACATCAACACTAATTACGGAATCATTTAGAGCTGCATATGATTCAATGGCCGATACAATCACAGCAAACAAGTTTATCTGTGCGCCAAATAAAGCGGGCATTGAGCCTCTAGTAAATAGAAACGCTGTTTCATGGTACACCCAAATAACTCACACGGTTACTGTTAGCTTTCTTAACAATACTGAAGCAAGATATTTCTTTAATGCAGGCGGCCAAATAAGATTTAATGCTTATAATACTGGAACCACCGGTGGTTCCAGCGGAGCTAAAAATGTAGCATGGCAAGCTATGATAGGTAGTCAAAATATTACCTATACCGGTAACATTCCTAATGTATCAAGCGGTATGGGTGTAGTCGCTATGAATTATAATTCTACATCTACAGTGTCTGGAAGCGCATCTACTCCTGGCACAGGTAGTGGTTTTGGATTTTATACAATAACTGGAACGTCTGCAGGGTCAGCAAATACGCTTTTTACAACTAACGGACCTGCCGGTTTGTATGCTGCGGTTGATTATAGCATTAAGGCCTATGTAGATAATGCAAGTACTCCTTCTGCTATTACTTTTATTATTCAAATGAATGACGATAGAAGTGAAAACATTGACGAAGTAGTAGGACAAACATACAGTGTAGTCCAATCTTTTAGACCGCAAGGTGCCGGTGATGTTACCGTTACTGGCCCATCAGTAAGCGACTCGTTTACTTCTTCATAATTAACAATCCATCCAAATTTTAACGATAACTACATTATAATAATGTAGGGGAATCGTGTGGAAAATTTTCTAGAAAAAGCTCTTGAAACAGCCAATTTGATGACAAATTTGGCAAATCAAAAACGTGCCCTTAAAGAAGAATTTGAACAAACTCAAATTTTTTTTTATAATGGCGGCACATTTACTATTACAACTCAGTTAATTACATTTGTTAATTTTTTAATCAGTAAAGGTTATACCGGAAAAGTTCCGCTAATTGATAATAACGGTGTCCCTATACTAGTTGAAAACTTAGATTTCTTTTTAGATTCATTGCTTGATCTTTATTTTCAAAGTACAAACAAGTATTATCACAAATACGAAGCTATAAGACAAACTAAAGACATTAAAAATATTTTAGATCTATGAGCAAAGGCGTATTGCTATTTGCCTATAATAATTCTGATATAGATTATATTGAATTAGCAGTTATAAGTGCAAATAGAATTAAACATCATCTAAACCTGCCAGTGTCTATAGTAGTTGACACTGTATCACTTGACGATTCTAGATTATCTCTATTTGATAAAATTATTGAATCAAATAGTAAGTCAAGTCAGAAAAAAAGATTTTATGATGGTCCAGATTATAAAATGTTAGAATGGAAAAATTCTACACGACCTAATGCTTATACATTAACACCATACAAAGAAACATTAGTATTAGATGTTGATTATATAGTATGTTCTAATATTTTATTAAATTCTTTTAATTTAAACAAAGATTTTTTAATTTATAAACAATCTTATGATATGGCTGAGTGGCGTAGTAAAGATGCCTTTAATTATATTAACAGTTATTCAACAGAATTTTTCTGGGCTACAGTATTCTATTTTAAGAAAACTGCCTGGACAGAAATGTTTTTTAATTTAGTCACGTACATTAAAGATAATTGGGAATATTATAGATGTCTTTACCAGGTAGACATGCCTAATTATAGAAATGACATTGCTTTTAGTATAGCATTAAACATACTTAACGGTTTTAGCACAGCTAATAATTTTGTTGGACATTTACCGTCAAAATTATATTATACTGCCGATAGAGATTTTCTAATAAAAACAGATAATACATCTTGCACATTTTTGCTGCAAAAAGAAAATGCACTAGGCGAATATACAATAATGCGTACAGAAAATTTAGATGTACATGTTATGAATAAGTCTAGTATATTAAGGACTTGCAAATGAATAGAGGACATGTATTCTTAGCACAAAATAGTGACGTTAATTATGTTAGACAGGCCTATGCTCTTGCAACGTCAATTAAAAAATTTAATAAAAATAATCAAACTTGTTTGATTACTAATGACTCAGTTCCTTTAGAATATTTTAAATCGTTTGACCATATAGTTAAAATTCCCTGGGGTGATGCAGCACACCATAGTCAATGGAAAATTGAAAATCGTTGGAAAATAATTTATGCTACGCCTTTTAAATATAATCTAGTATATGATACAGACATGTTGGTTTTATCTTCAACTGATCATTGGTGGGAATATCTTGAAGATAGAGATGTTGTTTTAACATCTCAAGTAAAAACTTATCGAGGACTAGCAGCAACTAGTGACCATTATAGAAAGGCCTTTACAGCAAATCAGCTACCTAATAGTTATTTTGGTCTACATTACTTTAATAAAAATCGTCAATCTTTTGAATTTTATAAATGGTTAGAAATTGTTGTAAAAAATTGGCGTGTGTTTTTTGAAAAATATACTCCTCAATCTACTCAAAGGTTTTGTAGTATTGATGTAGCTTCTGCTATTGTTATAAAATTAATGAACGCAGAATCTGACTTTATGATTGATAGTGATTTACCTTCATTTATACATATGAAATCTGGTATACAAAACTGGAAAGAATTTTCTGAAGATTGGCAAGAAGAAGTACCGGTAACATTTGATAACCAATGTCGTTTAAAAATAGCAAATTTTTTACAATCTGGCGTATTCCATTACACTGAAGATAGTTTTTTAACCGATGACTTTATTAATAAATTAGAGAATTACAATGTCTGAAGAAATTGAATATCTTAGTCAAGAAGAAATTGATCGTGCTGAAGCCCTTCTAAAAGGATCAAAGAAGTATTATGTCTACTATACAGACGAAGGCGAAATTGTTGCTATTGTAAAAGAACCTAAAGATTGGGCCAAAAACGTTTTAGAAGTTGACGAAGAAAATGTTTTAGGGTTTTTAAAAGGTGAAAAAACTACATACACCTACAAAATTAATAAACCTGCTCTTAAAGATAAAGCTATTGTAACAAGTAATCAGTTAAAAAAGTTTTCAAAATCGCCGTTAAGTGTTATTGACGGTAACAATGGAAATGAAGATTTAATTATTACGCACAATTATGATCTTTGGAAAATAAAATTAAACAAAGATGATTTTAATGAACAAGACTTAGATAAAAAGTTAGACATATTTGTTGCAGTCAAAGACAATCATAATTTTTTATTAAACACTTTAAGTTTTAAAATAAAAGATGCAATAAACGGAATAACATTTAAATTTAAATCACAGCACGAACAGAATTTTTATTCTGTTGAGTTATTAACTAAAAAAGTTTTTCCTTCCTACGGAACGCAATATGAGCCAAAAAGTTAAAATTATAGATCATGATGTTGTTTATCTAAGCTATGATGAACCTAATGCTGAAAGAAATTATGCAGATTTGCTAAAGAAAATTCCGTGGGCAAAACGTGTTCATGGAGTTGACGGAAGTGATAGCGCACACAAAGCCTGTGCTAAATTAGCAACAACTGAACGAGTTACTATTATAGATGGTGATAATATTGTTGATGCAAACATTTTATCTCAAGAAATAGAATTCCAAGATCATGCTGATCTTTCAAAATGTGTACTCAGTTGGGGTGCTAAAAATATTATTAATGGATTAATTTACGGTAATGGTGGAATTAAATGTTGGCCTACACAGCTAATACTCGATATGCGTACACACGAAAATGCAGACCCTGCAAATGAAAAAACACAAGTAGATTTTTGTTGGGATATTAATTACATACAAATGAGCAAGTGTATGAGTGACGTACACAATAATGCTAGTCCTCAACAAGCGTGGCGTGCAGGATTTCGTGAAGGTGTAAAGATGAGTTTATTAGAAGGATCAAAGATAGATCCTAATAAACTTTTTGACACACAAATACACTGGAAAAACTATCATAGACTCTGTACATGGTTAAATGTTGGCGCCGATGTTGAAAATGGTCATTGGGCTATTTACGGTGCTAGACAAGGTTGCCATATGACAAACTTAACAGACTGGGACTTTACTGAAGTTAGAGATTTTAAATGGCTAAACAATTTCTGGGAAACTAAGGCATCGGGATTAGATGAACAACAGTTAAAGTCTATGATAATATTCTATGGCGAAGAGCTTTGTCGTAAATTAAACATTCTTACAGGCCCAACATGTATGACACCAGAACAGAGTAAATTTTTCAAAGCAGTTTACACTAATCCGCCTAGAATGAAAAGTAATTTGGTAATTGAATAATGTACGATATAGTTTTTATCAGTTATAACGAACCTAATGCGGATGATAATTGGAATAAGTTGATCACTAGGTTTCCTTTAGTTCGACGTGTACATGGAGTTAAAGGTATACATCAAGCTCATATTGCCGCTGCAAAATTATGTTTTACTAATATGTTTTGGGTAGTTGACGGTGATGCAGAAATTGTAGAATCTTTTGATTTTAGTTATCGTACTAAAATACAAGATTATGTCTATGTATGGCGCAGCCGTAATCCTGTAAATGATTTAGAATACGGTAATGGCGGCGTTAAATTATTGCCTCGGTTAATGACTATCAATATGGATGTATCTAAACCCGATATGACTACCAGTATTAGTGAAAAATTTAAACCTGTAATGCAAGTAAGTAATATTAATTGTTTTAACAGTGATCCTTTTAATACATGGAAAAGTGCTTTTAGAGAGTGTTGCAAATTAAGCAGCAAAATTATTGATAGACAAAAATCTGATGAAACTAATGAAAGACTACGTACATGGTGTTCAAAAGGTTCAGAAAGACTCTATGGAGAATATGCAATTAAAGGTGCTCGAGCAGGTATGCAATATGGTATTGAAAATAAGGATAATGTTGAAGAGTTAAAAAAGATCAACGATTTTGATTGGCTTACTCAAAAATTTAAGGAATCTTTATGAGTGAAAATACTACCGATAAAGTAGAATGGTTATATGGATTAGAAGAATATTTTTTATTTACTAACAAAGAACACTTTGCCGAACATATTCATGATTTTATATCATTAAACTATGTTGACGATCCTACTACAACCCTTAAAAAATTAATTTTAAAGTCACAAACGCTACCTGCTGATATTTTTAGTAAACATTTAAATTGTTATTTTAACAGCGGAAAAAAAGAATTTAATTTAGTAGAAATTGCAAGCACGCTTAAAGACGTCACTAACGACAAACTTTTAAATATTATTCATGCTTTTGCAAGAAATAATTTAGATATTAACCAACTTGGGGATGCATTTAGTAAAGGCCAAGTTCGAAGTAAAATTTGGTTGATTAAAGAATTATCTAATGTATCTACTAGATATAACAATGTAATGGTGCTTGCTGGTTGGTATGGACAATTAAAGTTGTTCTATGATAGGTTATTAACTTATCATAAAATGAGAATAGTTGATCTGGATCGTACAGCATGTGAAGCAAGTGATTATATTTTTAATTTAAGTAATTTAGAAAACTACAAAGTTAAAAGTGTATGTGCAGATATTAATAACCTAACTTGTTATAAAACTGGATACGAATGGGATGTTACTAATTTTAAAGAAGGTACAAGTTATAAAGAAAAATTTTTACCTGATTTAATCATTAATACCAGTGCCGAGCATATGACGGAAGAATGGTTTAATCAAATTAGATTTAAAGAATTTGAATCAAACCCTATAGTTGCCATTCAAAGTAACAATATGTTTAATTTACCTGAACATGTAAATTGTGTTCATAGCGTTAATCACATGAAGAAAAAGTTCCCTATGAAAGAAATATTATTTGAAGGAGAACTTCAACTTAAAGGATATAAGCGTGTAATGCTTATAGGAAGACCATGATTGATATTGATTCTATGGAATTGAGACAATTACAGATAGAAGCAGCTAAAGCTATGTCTGCATATGAAGCTACTAATAACTTCATTCATCAATTTAACAAACAGGCACATCATAACAGTCAAAACTGGTATAAAGCAGTAATTAAACATTATGTTAGTGAATATGGCGATTTACCTAGTCTTACTGGCCCTGCAAAAGATATAAAGTTGGTAATGGAATAATGTACAAATACGATGAAATTAAAACAGTGCATTTAGAAATTACAGATAACTGTAATGCTGCCTGTCCTATGTGTGCCCGCAATATTAATGGCGGACAAGAGAATCCTCAAGTGCCGGGTACAGAACTTTTTATAGATGATATTAAACGTATATTTGATCCTAATTTTATAAAACAATTAGACCGTATGTATATGTGTGGTAACTACGGTGACCCAATTGCCGCAAGAGATACATTGGAAACTTTTGCTTACTTTAGGCAACATAACTCAACAGCTATGTTAAGTATGCATACAAACGGCAGCGCCAAAAAACCAGAATGGTGGGCAGAGTTAGCACGTACGATAGGTCGTAAAGGATATGTGGTTTTTAGTCTAGATGGTTTAGAAGACACTAATCACCTTTATAGACAAAATACTGTATGGTCAAAGATAATGGAAAACGCACAAGCCTTTATTGATGCAGGTGGCCGAGCACGTTGGGATTATATTGTATTTGCACATAACGAACATCAAGTAGAAGAAGCTGAGCAGTTGGCGAAATCAATGGGATTTGAAAAATTTCAGTTTAAGAAAAGTGCTAGATTTTTTTCAAACGCTAGCGGCGTAACAAAAGAAATGCATCAGGCAGCAAATCGTAAAGGCATGGCTACTACGTTACTTCAAGCGCCAACTAATCCAAAGTATAGAAATGCAGCCTTAGAAGAATTAAGTAAAATTGCTAAATCAGAAGCACCTATTAAATTTTTACCTAGCAAACAGGAAGATTTAGAAGGTTATACCTTTCCACAAATATTTCACAAAGACCCTGCAAAGAAAAAACCTATGGAAAAATACTGGGATGAAGTTCCTATCAAATGTAAAGTAGCAGAAGAAAAGAGCCTTTATGTTTCTGCAGAAGGTATTGTACAGCCATGTTGCTGGACTGCTGGTCAAATGTACGTTTGGTACTGGACACCTAAAGGTGGACAGATATGGAACTTAATAGATGAAGTTGGCAAAGACAATCTTAATGCTAAGTTAAACAGTTTAGAATCAATTGTTAATGGTCGTTTTATGCAAGATCTAGTTCCTAATAGTTGGATCAAATCAAGTTGCTCTGACGGCAAGCTAGCAGTATGTGCAAAAACATGCGGTACTAAGCATGATGCATTTGCGGAGCAATTTAAGTGAAACCAATAGCTATTGAATATGTTGATCCAAGAAGGTACGATGCAGTATACATAGATTGGACCTTAGGTAATTTTTGTAATTTTAAATGTAGTTATTGCCCAGATAATTTACATGACAATTCTCATCCTATGGCAGATATTGAAATTGTAAAAAATTTTGTTAAGAGGGTGTTTGAACATTATACAAAAAATTTAGATAAAAAATATTTTGTTTTTAATCTCATGGGCGGCGAGCCAACATTATGGAAAAGCATAGAACCGTTTATCATATGGGTAAAGCAGTACAGTCAAGATTTAGGAATAGTAAGTTATATTGAAATTTTAACTAATGCTAGTAGAACTTTACGTTGGTGGAATGACTATATTAAGTATTTTGATTTTGTAAAAATTACACATCACGCAGAATTTGCTGATCCTATACACACAGCATCAGTGGCAGATTTAGCTATAGAAAATGGAATACATTCAACTGTGCAGGTTACAATGATACCATCTCTCTGGGATCAGTGCCTATCACATTTAGATCAAATTAAAAAAAGCAATTATAAGTTTCAAATAGATGTGAAACCTTTGCGTGTTAATTTTGGATCTACGTTATATCCTTACACTACAGAACAGTTTGATTTTTTTAAAAAACCTTTTAGAAAAAGTGATATTACTAAACCTTTATCTGGATCTGTTGGAATGAAAAGTAAATTTTTATTTTTAGATAAGTCCGAACAAGAAATTAGATATCAAGACTTAATTACAAATAAACAAAACAGTTGGATAGGATGGAAATGTTGGGCAGGATTAGATATATTAACAATTAGATCAGATGGATCTTTAAGATTTGGTGGTGCATGTCTTATGTCGGATACTGGTTTTTTTGATAAAAAAATTACAGATGATAATATTGTTTTCAGAACAGATCCAATTATTTGCAATCAACAATGGTGTAGCTGCGGCCCTGATATGGAGACTAGAAAATTAAATGAAAACTGATACTATTTGTTTTGTTCCTTTTAGAGAATTGCATATTAATCCTTATGGAAAATATAGAAATTGTTGCATACAAAAGGAAGTAATGGGTAAGATTAAACCAAATTTAGAAAATCCTAACGAGTGGTTTAAAAAAAATAAACCAATGCAAGATCTTAGGAATGATCTTATAGTTGGTATAAAAAATAAAAATTGCGATAAGTGTTGGACATTAGAAGATAAAAACTTATCTTCTTACAGATTAAATTGGAATCAACAATACAAAAATAAAAACAATATTGATTTAGAAAGTCGAATTGAAGTACTAGATTTGCGTCTAGGAAATAAATGTAATCTACAGTGCAGAATGTGCAATTCAACTTGGAGCGACCAAATATCTAAACAGATAGAAGAATTAACTGCTCTTGGCGTAAAAAATTCTTATACTCAAATGCCTATAACAGGAGTTATTCAGCAGTCATCTGATTTTATGAATGATTTATTTTATTTTGTAAAAAACACTCCAACCTTAAAAGAAATAAAATTAGCCGGAGGCGAGCCTTTTGTAATGGACGAAGTAGAAGAATTTTTAGCTAAATTAGTTGAAAATAAAATTACAAATTTAGAATTAAGTTTATTAACAAACGTTACTGTAGTAAAAGATAGAATAGTTGAAATTTTAGAAAAATTTTCAAGTACACATATACAATGTAGTATAGATGGTATAGGAGAATTGTTAGAGTATCAACGTTTTCCTAGTAAATGGTCAGTGATAGAAAGAAACTTTATTAAATTATATAACTCTTTGTTAACAGTTAATTTAACTCCGTGTTGGAGTAATTTAAACATTTTATCTGTAGCAGATTTTTTAGAATGGACTAACCAATTTCCAAAAAGTCATGTAGCGTATAACGAAGTTACAACTCCTACTTATTTAGATTGGAAATTAGTACCGTTGGCTGCTAGAAAAAATACAATTAACAAATTATCTTTAATTACTATGCATTCTAAAGTACACAAAGATTATTCAAAATTTATCCAACAATTCTCTTCAGAAGCTAGAACTTTTACTGATGAAGAATTAATCAAATATGCTGATGCAATTGAATCTTGGGACTTAATTTCTAAAATTAAATATAAAGATTTATATTCTTGGAACGAACAGATACTTAAATAAAACATGAAAGAAAAATACCCTAGTAAGACTTTTTGCATATTGCCGTGGATCCATCTGAGTACTAGGCCGGATGGTAGTATGCGTGTATGTTGTACAGCTAATGCCAGCGGCGTAGGCCCAACTAATGACAAAAAATTAGGCGGAGCTCAAGTAGGAGTTATCAAAGACGAAACAGGTCTTCCTAGCAATTTGAATATAATGGATTTTCAAACTGCATGGAATAGTACCTACATGAAAAATGTCCGCAAACAAATGTTAGCGGGAGAACAGCCTCCTAGTTGTTTAAAGTGCTATAAGGAAGAAGCCGCAGGTCATAACAGTAAGCGTATGTGGGAAACAGAGTATTGGAGTCAACGGGTTAGTATTGACAATTTATTAGCTAATACAAAAGAAGATGGCAGCGTTCCACCTGAGCTAACTTACATTGATTTACGTTTTGGTACTAAGTGCCAGCTAGGATGTGTCATGTGTAGTCCGCATGACAGCAGCGGTTGGATTAAAGACTGGCAAAAGATTTTTCCTACTATTGAAAATCCGCACGTTAGAAAAATTTGGGACTGGGAAAACAAAGGCAGCAATAATGGAAGCAGTTATAATTGGCATAAAAATAATCCAGAATTTTGGAAACAGTTTTATGAACAGATTCCTCACATGCAACAAGTTTATTTTGCTGGAGGCGAACCTTTAATTATTGACGAACATTACGAAATATTAGAAGAAATTATTCGTCAAGGTCGTGCAGCAGATATTGAAATACGCTATAATAGTAATGGTGTAGAGTGGCGTGATGATCTATTTGAGTTATGGAGTCATTTTAAATTAGTGCGTTTTCATTATAGCGTTGACAGCATAGGGCCTATGAATGAGTATATTCGTTATCCTAGCAAATGGGAACGTACACAAGAAGTATTTAGAATACTAGATGAGCAAACAACAGACAACGTTGAAGTTACTATTGCCTGTGCAGTACAGGCATTAAATATCTATTATATTCCAGATTTCTTAAAATGGAAATTACAGCAGAATTTTAAGAAAGTAAACATGTGGCCCTTAGGTGCAGGCGGTATAAATTATCACTTTGTCTACTGGCCTGCGTTTTTAAACGTCAAAGTTTTACCACAATGGTTTAAAGACGAATGTGAACGTAAGTATGAAGAATTTATTCCGTGGTTTGAAGAAAACTGGGAATTGTGCCTTGCTGAAAAAGACCGAGGTACTGTTAGTAAAGAAAAATGGTTAGCTAACGGTTATGGTATAAAGAGACTGCGGGGAATGATTAGTTTTATGAAATCTGAAGACTGGAGTAACAGATTACCAGAAATGAAAGAATATTTAGAAAAAATAGATGCTCATAGGGGTATTAGTTTTTATCAAATATTCCCCGAAATGAAAGAAATATTTGATTAAGGAGCAACAATTTATGTACGAATCATTGCACGGAGAACCTATTGTATTAAAATCAATACAACGAGAAACTAAAGAAATTAATTCAAGATGGCAAAAAGATAATCCCTACGATGAACCACACGAGGGCTTTATGATGCACCTTAGAGATCCTCATGTTGTACAAAATATTGCAGAGCATTTAGAACCTGCAAAAATGTTTGTTGAAGACGAACTATCTTTTACTAGAGATGAGTTAAAATGGCTATATGGTTTTGCATTCAGTGAATGTTTAAATGTAAGACACAATGCAAATGGAACAATTTTTATGTCAGGAAACTTACATAAAATTGTTGAAAAATTCATTAACAAGCTATCTAAAATTCTTCCAGGCTGTGAAAATAGCCCAAGTGTTGCTGGAAATTTTTTAATAACACCAAGTCAATACGGATTACACACTGACAGTACTCGAGAAAGTGACTGGGTGAATAGCCTTAGCAAAATTCCTCTAGGTGATAGTAGACGAAAATATGTACCCTGGAGAAATATACTTATTCCTATGTGGATTGGTGGATCTCCTGACACTGTTAGTCACGCAGTATTTTTTGATCAGCGGCACATTGATTTTGCTCATGTGTACCTCCATGGAAGACCATATGACAAAGATCCTGCAACCACATATCCTATTGTGTATAATCATAGTGAAATTGATTTTTACAATGAACAGGGAAAGTTAATTTCTCGAGAAGACAACAATCAACCTTACGATGTAGAACATTGGAAACAGTATTTAGAATATACACCATATAAAAGATTAACAGGATTAACACCATCTTTAACTACAGAATGGATTCCTGGTAAACCTTTTGTGTTTGATGCATTTCAATTGCATGCCACTAATAGAGGAACTAATGTTCTTTACGGTTATAAACATGTTCAAATTGATAAACAAGGAATAGAAACTGGAGTTTCAAAAATAGTATTAGAAAGAGATACTTGGGCATTAAAAATGGGACTTTTACTAACATTCTTACGCGAGGTAAAATGAAAACAAAAACTTTTTGTGTAATGCCTTGGAATAGTATTGCTACTAATGCATCGGGTGTTTATAGAGTTTGTTGTAATAGTACCCCGGGAAAAAATACAATCAATAATGAAAATGGCGTTCCGATGAAAATTTTTCAATACACGCCAACAGAAATTTGGAATAGCTCTACTTATACAAAAATAAGAGAACAGATGTTAGCAGGCGAACAACCTGAAATGTGTGAACGATGTTTTAAAGAAGAAGCTTCAGGTATCGATAGTGCTAGAATAAATTGGAATAAACGTTGGTACAAAGAAGACCGAGAGTATGCTGTAGAAGAAACCCCCAATATTCAATATGTTGATTTAAGATTAGGAAATCTCTGTAATCTAAAGTGTAGAATGTGTAACCCTTATAGTAGTAATCAATGGGTAGAAGAATGGAATGCTGTAGTAGATAAAGCTGAATTAGTTCCAAATTTTCCAATTAGCAATGAAGAAGCTACCAGATTGTCAAAATTAGATTGGCCAAAGAATGAAAAAACTTGGGATAGCTTAATAGAAATTGCAGACACAATTGAAGAAATATACCTAACAGGCGGAGAGCCAACGTTAGCAATAGAGCAGTATAAGCTATTTGACCTTTTAATTGAAAAACAATTATCTAAAAAAATTAAATTAAAATACAATACAAATTTAACTAATATTCCTAAAAAAATGATCGAATATTGGAATAATTTTAAACGTATACAAATAAATGCTAGTATTGATGCATTTAAAGATTTAAATCGTTACATAAGGTATCCTACAGCTTGGTCTAGCGTTGAAAAAAATATGGATCAATTTTCTAATATGCAAAATGTAGAAGTGCAATTACATTGCACAGTTCAAACCTATAACATATTAAATCTACATGAATTATTTGAATGGATGAAAAAATACCCGACAGTTAAATTATATTTAAACATATTGAATCATCCTCGATCTATGAATATACGTGTATTACCAGAAGAACTTAAAGAACTAGCAGAAAAAAGATTGCAGCCATATTTACATCTTCCAAAAGTCCAGCAAACAATAAAATACATGAATGATAAAAACGAAAGTGAATACTTAAAAGAATTCTTTGATTATACAATTACATTAGATGAAATGCGTAATCAAGACTTTTTTAATCTAGTTCCAGAGTTTAGGAAATTTTTTATCTCAACGTACCACACAACTGAATAATTTTATGAAACATATTGTCTGTAGTAAAATGTGGACGGATATTAATCTTAATATACCTACTAAAGAAATCAAAAATTGTTGTAAGAGACAATCTACTAAGTTATCAGTAAACGAACTTAAATTTTTAGGAAAAGACAGTTTTACAAAAAATCAAATGATTGTTGACGATAAAAAATTTATGGTTGACAATAATCAACTACCTGGAGCATGTTATGGTTGTAAAATGACATGGCCTAATTCTCTTTGGAAAGTTTGGAATGTATGGAAAGATAAAGACTGGACAGCAGACCAATTGGAAAATCTTAAAAGTCAAGATCATGTCCATCAAATTGAAATTATGTTAGGAATTACCTGTAATCAGTCCTGTATGTATTGTACAGAGTTTGTTAGTAGTATGTGGGCGGACATAAAAGGTATTCCAATTACAACTGATACGGAATGGGAAGATCAAGCATTAGCAAATTTATACGAATACATCGAATCTGAAAGATATAATGATAAAAATTATATAATGTATAATTTTTTAGGTGGAGAACCATTTTTAGAATTGAGAATTTTTGAAGTAGTAGAAAAATTAATTGCAATTCATAGGTTTAAATCTATTCCTAATAAAAAAATTATTATACACATGACTACTAATTTAAACATCAAGAGTAAAACTCTTGACCGTTATTTAGAAATAGTAGAAAAAAATCTAGATATAGAATGGGGTATAAGTGCTAGCCTTGATTCTATTGGCCGGCAAGGTGAAGAAATAAGAGACGGATTAATTTTTTCTAGATTTGAAGAAAATTTAGAAAAGATTTATGCTTCTAATAAATTCCGTCATGTCTCTATATTACCGTCAGTTAGTGCATTAAGTATTCCAAATAAAGCTGATTTAATTAATTGGTTTTTAAATCTAACTAAAAAGTATAGAAATTTATCCAATTTTGGTCATACTTTTAATATTGGACAAAATATAGTTACATGGCCCGATGCAATGCATCCGGGGATATTGACTGACAATTATAAAACAGAAATAGATAAGTGCATTCAAATAATAGAAACATTAGATAGAAGCAACGCCGATACAAAAAAATATTTAGATCATCTAAACAATTTAAAACAGCTAATTGGAACAAAACGCCAACCAGAATATTTAAATAATGCCAAAGAATGGTATATAAATCAAGGTAAGTTAAAAAATAAAAATTACTTTGATATTTTTCCATTCTTGAATGAAATATTATAATGAATAATTTGTCTATTAATTTTGTTACGCCAAAAGATCAAAGAAGAGAAAAGTTATTATTTGTTTTTTGGAATGATTATTTTTGTAAAAAACAAAAATATTCTTACGATTTTTCCTATGCTAATGACCTAATGCATATGACTCAGATGATAGCAAACAGTATGCTATATCATAATTATGATAGAATATTGTGCTATAACTTAGAAGAAGCATTAGAATTGGCGGCTGCTTCAAATTTTAAAAATGTTGTAGTACATAGTCCTGGATCTATTATAAACAAAAACCATAATAATTTTGTGCTAGATTACATTAAAAATAAAGATTATTTTATTGCAGGGCATATTTTAGACGGACGCCCTAAAAACAAATACCTACATCTTCACGAGCAGTGTTTTGTAGTAAATTTAGATCATTTTAATAATTTTGATCATAAACTTGATTTTACCTGTAATCAAGAAAAAACATTTCAAGATTATTATAGAAGTACAGAAAATTTTCACGATGATTATACACCTTTATGGGTTAAAGGATTGAATACAACACTAACAACAAAAAATTATGACTGGTCAGCGTCTTGGTTAGATTATGGATTAAAAACAAATACACTGTATATGTTTATTGAAGGCATTAGGGGAAATAAATTTCATATGTATCCTGAAACTCCTAAACATAGAGAAACGTGGTATGGAAGTATTAACGAAGAAAATCAACTAAGCAGAATACTAGATTCTGCATGTAAAATTGACACGCAGCAACACATTTTTAATAACGAAAATTTTTCAAAAAGTTCTGCTTACACAGTTAAAGACAATATTGATACTCTAATTGTTCCAGCCAGCGGATTTTTTAGTGTCCACGCATTTAAACACTTTAAACCTAAAAAAATAATTTACTATGATATTGATACTAAAACTTTAAATTTAAGAAAAATTATAAATGATCATTGGAATGCAATCACTCCTATAAGGGATATATTTGTAGATGGTATTAATCCGTTTCAAGACATTGAAATACCTCAGATACAGCTTATTGATAACGACTGGATTAAATCTCAAGACGAAGCAGAAGTTGTTTGGAAGGAATTTCAACTTGTTGAAAAAGAATACCATTGTATTGATATTATACACAACTATGATCAATTATTATCAATTGTGCCCGATAGTAATACGTTTATATGGTTAAACAGCATTTATACATATTCGATAAACATTTGGAACCATAGACCAAGTAAAATTTTTGAATCTTATTATAACTTTGTATATGGGTTAAAAAAGAAACAATCTAAGATTTGGGTCGATGTGAAAGAACCAACAGGTCAATACAGATGTTTTGAGGTACATGGTTATGTTCCAGATGCTGTTATGATGGGCTATGCTAACTACACTAGGTTTTTATAATGATAGTTGCAGGAAATAAAAATTACGGGATTGCTAAGGAAATTTATAAATTGTTTCCAGAAGCAATTTTTGCCAGCAGGACTACAGGATTTGATTTAACTAACAGTAAAGATCAATCTAGATTTGCTGAATTAGTCCTTGAACATGATGTGTTTATAAATTGTAGTGCTTTATGGAAATTTAATCAAACAGTGTTATTAGATATTGTTTATAAAAAATGTGTTGAGCATAAACACTATCCTTATATTATTTGCATAGGATCAACTACTGATAGAGTTAAAAAAGGTGGTGCATGGTTGTACAACGCAGAAAAAAAAGCCTTAAGGGATTATTGCAATACGTTAGGATTTAACGGAGTATGGGGTAAAGCTCCAAAGATAACCTATATAAGTTTTGGAAGTTTGAGCAATGTACAAGATAAACATCCTGATAGGACCTGCTTACCTATTGATAAAACAGCTATATACATTAAGTGGTTAATCGACCAACCATCAGAAATCTGCATAAACGAAATAAGTATTGATCCTGTACAACTATGAATATTGGTATTATATTATCTAATCATGAAAATGATCGTGTTAACAAATTAAGACTTTTTACATTTAATGCTATAAAAGCAGCACCATCTCAAAATAATTATACTATAGCAAGTGATGTTCCTTTAGATTTTACCTTAGAATTTAAAAATGATATTTGTATTACTAATGCAAATAAATTTGTTAAAATTATAGACAATAGTTTAGAAAACTCTAATTTAGAAAACGAAGATTTAAAGGTAAGTGTAGCTAGTAGTCAAGAAGTTAAAACTTTAACGAACGAAATTAAATCAACTTATAAAAATTATAAAGATACTGATTTTGAAAGCTGGTTAAGTAACCATATATCTCCAACTAATCATTATTGGGCATATAATTCTGAAAGTTTAAATTTTGTTTTGCCTCCAGATACGGATTGCATTATTACAGTAAGTTCAGGGCTATTACCTTTAAATTTAATTAGCCAATTAGATAAACCATGCACTGTTACATTAGTTGATATTAATAATAATTGTTTGGAGTTTCAAAGATATTTAATTAACAATATAGATAGACTTAAATCTATAAAATCATATAAAGAATTAATTAAAAACTTTTCTATTGAATATAGAGTTGACCCTATTGGTAACTTAACAGATATTGATAAAATTGAATCAATTATAGAAATAATAAATCATAAAAAACGCATTATAAAACAATGTTCTATAAATTATGTCATTGGTGATCTACGAGAGCCTAATGAAATAATTGTACAAAATTTAAGATCATCTAAAAATCCATTAGTTTATTTTAGCAATATTTTTTCTTATGTTCCAACGCTATTTGGAAACAATTCTGAAAAAGATTTTGTTCTATTTTTAAACATGTTGCTAGGTGCAAACCTAAATGTAAAGTGGCACGGCGATACACCTAATCGAATATGTTCTAGCAATTTAATGAAACAGTCACAAGATGAATATCATTGGAAAGTTAACATAGATTTACCTTATAAAGATTTTTTAGAAGAAGTTTCTATCTTAGAATCAAAAAATTTATTTGTAAAACATAGAACTAAAGACGGACACAAAGGTGTATATTTCAATCATGGGTGGTCTAGTTTTTGCATACATGGATTAGCTTATGACATGACCCAAGGTCCTGAGCAATACGGTTATACAGAAGAAACTGCACCATATGATTATACGCCTGAAGCACTAGAGTATTGTCCTAAATTAGTTAACTGGTTTAAAGAAAATGCATTTAGAAAAAAATATCACAGAGTTAGAATAATGAAATTAGATCCAGGCGGCATAGTAGGATTACACAATGATAATCCAAATTCTAAAGCGTCTGCTACTAATATGGCTATTAATAATCCTGTTGGTTGCGAAATGCATTTTCTAAATAGAAACTATCAGTATCTAGGTCTAGTTCCTTGGACAGACGGTGATGTTTATAAAATACAAATTGGGTTAAATCATTATGTTGTAAATAAGAGCAACGAAAATAGATATCATATGATAATACATGGCACTGGCGGAACACTATGAATAGCAATTATGAAAAATTTATAACAGATGATATACTTTCAAAATTTGGTGTAGTCCAATCAGTAGATTTATATCAATTGGCTTACATAGTTAGTAAATTGGAAGAAGGTCCAATTGTTGAAATTGGAACATGGTTAGGAAAATCAGCATATACCATGTCTCTTTATAAAAATAAAAATAGTGTATTGCATCTAGTTGATCCTTTTGAATCAAGTTTTGGATCTAGTAACAATTCTTACCCACAGGCTGATTTATTAGTTTATAAAAAAAACAATTCTACTACACCCGATGATGTTGTTCTTAAATATAGACAAATAATTTTTGATACAAAAGATAATTTACCAGTAGTCAAAGATGTACTAAAAGATTTTTTATCAACAACAGTATTTCACAAAATGAGAAGTGAAAATTTTAAATTAACATTTGAACCTAAGTTTGCTTTTATTGATGGAGGACATACTTATCAAGAATGTTACGACGATATTAAAAAATTTGTTCGGTACGATAATATTTTAATTGCAGTACACGATTATGATCAATTAGATGTAAAATTAGCATGCCACAATATTGCCAACGAGCATGATAGAAAATTACTTTTTTCTCACCAAATGTGTTATATCTTAGATAAGAATTGTCAATATGAAAGTCTTATAAGAGAAATATTATCTACTTTATAAAGTCGTATAAGTAAAAGTATGACAAAAGATTTAAGTTGGAGTGCCTACGATTTTACCAAAATACCGTACAGTGATATTGTACGTGTAGGTCAGCGTACCATGCTGTATAAAGATCTTTTTACAGTAAGTTGGCTGCTAGGTCGTTACTGTAACTATCGTTGTAGTTACTGTTGGCCTTATGCTCGCAGTGACAGTAAAGACCATAGACCAACTGAGTTATGCTTAAAGACAATTGACGAAATTAAACGTCAAGCTCGTGAGCGTAATTTTAACAGTTTTCATTTTAGTCTAAGCGGTGGCGAACCTACATTCCACCCGGGCTATATTGATATATTAAACTACCTTAATGATGATGTAGATAATACAAACTATACTAGTGTACACATGACTAGTAACATGAGTCGTCCATTAAAGTGGTTTGAAGAAAAATATTGTCCTGCTGTTAGCAAGTTTCATCGTGCTAGTATTACTGCTAGCCTACATACAGAGCATGTAGATACACCAGAAAAAATGCAAGAGTTTGCAGACAAATTAATCCTTTGTCAAGAATATGATGTACAAGTAACTATTAACATGGTTATGGTACCAGAATGGTTTGAGCGTGACTTTGATAATGCGTTATTCTTTCACGATCAAGGAATTAATGTAACCTTAAAGCCCCAAAGCGATCCGACTGCTAGTCGTGTAGTTGACGGATATACTCCAGAAATGTTAAAGCGTTTGCATAACGGTATGCCTCAAAGAGCATTTACTGAGACAAAAGCCGCACTCGCCAAAAAGGTTAAAAGACCCGAACCTCGATTCTTTAAAACACCAGATCCTATCTATCAAGAAGCGCAGAGTAAAATACCACAGCACTTTCAAGTAGAATTTATAGACAAAGAAAAGAAAATATGGTATATGGATCAAGCTGAACGATTCAACGCTTTTAACTTTAACAAATTCAAAGGTTGGGAATGTTCTAGCGGATACAGGGGTATTATTATACGTGAACCAGACGGTAGCATTAAACGTAGCTATAGCTGTCACGATGCTCCTATAGGTAACATTGAAACAGGATTCAAACTGTTTGACGGACCAAAGCCTTGCATTAGCGAAAGTTGTGTTAGCTCAGCTGACAGCAAAATACCCAAAAGAGCGCCCGGAACAGAGTTGCCTCTGTGGCCGGGCGATAAAACCTTTATTCGCTAACTAATTCTTTAGCCATTGGAAATACTGTGGATATTACTTCGGCGCAGGCTTTGGCAATTAGCTGGTGTTCTTTCTGCGTACCATTGGCACTACGCAATTCGATAAAGTGTACCCAACTACGTAGTGTACCATTCATGTAGAGTCTACTTTCAATTAGTCCTTCTGGAAGCACAGCACGAGCCTGTTCTTTTGCAATACCGTTAGCAATCGCCCATTCGTATTCTCTTTGAGCAGCATATATTACTCTTTGTTGGGCACGATACCAATCGTTTTGCAATAAGTGGTCGTCAACTTCTATACTGTTTTGTCTATTCTTTGTGTCTTGGAGTCTGGCTTCTCTTGTAACGAATCTAAGATCTTTTGTAGGGTCTGCATATCTTTGACTGAACTCCTGGAAACTAAAACTTCTGTGACGTAGGATCTGCCTTGCAATATCTCTTGTCGTTGTAATTTCCATGCAAGCTGAAACCATCTCGAGTGGACTCCAGTGTGCGTGTTTGACGAGGTACCTGATAAGTTTATCTGAAGTTTCGGTGTTGAATTGATTACTCGGGTTTGAGACTCGGGCACAGTAGGCAATGAGTTCTTGTGCATCATCGATTCCCATGCTGGCGAATTCATCCGTTGGTTGTGAATAGGATAAAAGTTTGACATTCATGTAAGTCTTCGTTTCTTTAAAAATCTTTTAGTGCCTTTTATCATGTCTTTTTTGACACGTTCTGTATCTAATCGGAAATCAATATTGTCTATATCTTTTTCATAAGATGCGAGCATTTCTTTGAGACTCTTTTCAAAAGTGTCCCAATCATCTTGCCCATGTTTCGATCTAACATTTATTTCCCACAGCTTGCCGTTTTTAAATTTTATAGTAATTGAATCTAAGTACCTAAGCGGAATTACATTTAGTGTAATTTCACCAAATACTTCGGGCCAGTGCTCAATTACTTCTCTGGGGAATTGCTTCCCCTGAGTCACTGCTTAACTGCTACTTTTTTCTTTGTAGGTACAAGGTCTTCTGCCATACGGCGTAATTGAGCAGCTTCTTTGCTAAGACGATCTGCATCACTACGATATTTGCGAGCTAAAGATTCATCATCTAAAGGTAATTGATTTACAGATCCTGATGTAGTCTTACCAATATCTTGATCAATTACTGGTTCAGTATTTCCTGTCTTTGGACTAATGTCTTTGACTTTGGCTAGCTCTTGAATTTCTACATTGTCTTTAGCATCTGGCTTAATAGCAAGATCCTGTACGCTAACACCTGCCTGCTCAGCAATCATCTGATTAAGTTCACTTAACAGAATATTTGTTGCATTGTTAGGAATCATCATAACTTGATCAGTTGGTACTTTTGTTAGTAGTCCTCTTACATGGAGGCTTGGTAACATGGTACTGCCATCTGGAAAGATGGATCTAGCCATTACTTCTGCAAATTCATTGGCAGTTTGTGCCGCAGTAGTTTCTACTAAATTGATCAGCGCATCGTGTTCACTTGGATCTAAATTTTCTGTGGTAACAACTAGTGCATTAAAAGCATCGCCGGGGAGAGTTCTATACGCTACTAGACACTTACGTCCAGTGTCTACAATACGTCCTACGTGTTTAGTATTTTGCATATTAAGCCCCCTGTGCAGGTGCTGGCTGTTTTGCTACTGTGCTTAAAAAGTTACTAAGTTTAGTATAAGTTTGACCAACTACAAGCATTTCGTTAGGCTTGAATGCACCACGACTAGCAGCCACATCAATAATGTTCTTCATAGCGTTAAGATCGCTAATGGTAAGATCACCAGATTCCTGTTGTTCTGCTGTTGGCTGTGCGGGTTGTTGATTTAATTCTTCAGTCATAAGATCTCCTTAATGAGTAATATATGTATATTAATTTATCAATTATTGATGTAGGGGCAGGCAAGTTTGAAGAAGCTAAGTTCTTTTTCTTGCTCAAAGCCAATTTTAGTGACAAATACAATAGTATTGTCAACAAGGTCGATAGCCTGGCCTGTATAATATCTGCTGTTTAGATTAGCATAAATCCAACTGTCTATTTGCTTTTGATAAGCGGGTGTGAATTTAGGCAGTAGTGTATAATGAAAATGATGCGCTGGAAAAGAGACTCTCCTCAAATCCAGCGCATTTAGCGGATTAACTTTTCCGTTTTTAAGTGCCATTAATTCTTAAACTCGTAGTATGCATGAGCACCAAATGGCGGAACTATAGTATTGTTTCCGTGAATGATGAATACTGTATCACAGTAGTTCTCGTCACCCCAGCTACCAAACGGATATCCATCTGTAAACATAATAAACTTCTTAGGTTGGATATCGTTTTCCTTCATGTAGTCCCAGTTCACCATAAACTCGGTACCACCACCTCCGACGGGTTGATAAGAGTCAAACTCATCCATTGAGTAGCCATCGTAGTCTTGTTCGGCATAGACCGCAGTGTCAAAACACCACAGTTTAATTTTAAAGTCCTTGTACTCTTGCATGATGCCTTTGATCTCGCTTAAAAAATCTTTAGCCTGCTCGTCGCCAATGGAACCAGACATATCAATACCTACACAGATATCAATAGTTTCTTCGTAGTTGGTACCGGGTAGGATAGCGTTCATGTGCCACGCTTTACGGTTAGGACGCATAAAGGTATAATCGTTCTTAATGGTGCTTTGGATTTGCTGACGCAGGATTTCACGCCAGTTCATCTTAGGCTCTGTAAGTTCCTTAATCATGCGTTGAATCTCAGCAGGAGTATTACCCGCACCCGCCGCCTGAGCAGCCTGCATCATTTGCTCTTTGATTTCGTCACGAATTTGTTTGAGTTCTTCTTTTGAATAAGAAGGTCTTTTTCCATTACCTTCTTTTTCCCAATCAATATGCTCATCTAATAATTGTCCTAAAGCCTTTAATGATTGCTCATCCATGTCTTCATAAATTTCGTCATAGATCTGTTCGGTGCTTTTGCCGTAATGTTTGGTATCGTGGAAGATTTTAATTTTAGGAGGCACTTCGCCAATCTTATCGCGTACAAGGGTACCATTGACTGAATAGTCTGCGGCTGCGTTCCAAATGCTACGATCGCGGCCCTCTACACGCATCATGTGCTCGTAGACATTGTGCAGAATTTCGTGTGCAACAACAAACTCAACCTGCTTAGTGGTTAAGTCTTGAAAGAAATCTTTATTGTAAAAAAGGTGACGTCCATCTGTTGCGGCAGTAGAGCACCAGTCACTGGCGTCTTTAATTTGAAGGCGTGTAGCCATATTGCCAAAAAACGGATGACGAAGCAGTAGACCTACTCGGGCTACTACAATTTTGTCAACGATTGGATCTAGATAATTAGACATATTTCTGCTCCGTATTATTTACTTGATGTATATATTATAACAGGACCCGAAGGTCCTGTCAATTGGTTTTGGCTACGTTTAACGCTTTTCGGTAGCAGCCGCAATATACTTGCCATACTTAGCATGGAAGTCGTCAAAGCATTTAATCTCGTCCGGATCCAAAGGCAATTGATATTGGGTAAGTGCCAATTTAGTGCCCATTACAACCAGCTCAGTTTCAAAGTTATTCATCATGAATTCAAAGAAACAGTTAACTTGATCGTTCCAATCCTTAACGTTCTTATCAGCGGCATCCTTCAATTCGTAGCACAGGCTCACAGTTAAAGAGTACATGGCACTAATTTCCTTAGTATCCATCTTTTTAACCTTACCCTTAAGGATATCGGTAGGATCGGGCAATTTGGATGCAATCTTGCGGTGTGCCATAAACTTAACAGCCAACCCCTCACCAACAGCACCTGAGATCAGATCGGTTAGTGTATCAGTGTCTTCAGCATCGTCAAACAACAGTTCAGATACAAAGGTCCAAGAACGAGGAGTAGCAAAGGCACGTGATGCACTCTTAGGATCAAAGTCGTACAAGTCCTTCTTAGAGAAGGTCAAGAAACCAACCACATCGCGATGGATACGATTGTCAGTAGCCCATGCAAAGTAGTCATCCCAGTCAACTTTCATCTCAAGGTGAACAAAACGGTTTGCCAACGGAGCCGGCATACGATAAGTAACGCCCTTGTCAGTTTCACGGTTACCTGCGGCAACAATGAGTACATTGTCTGGCAAACGATAAGTACCAACACGACGGTTAAGCACCAGTTGGTAAGCTGCCGCCTGTACAGCAGGAGCCGCTGAGTTCATCTCATCCATAAAAAGGATGATCTTGTCATGTTGAGCGGCCATATCGGAATCGGGCAATTCGATAGGGGGAGCCCAAACCATCTTGCTTTGATTGCCATCAAAATACGGAATACCTTTGATATCGGTAGGCTCCCAAAGGCTCAAACGGATATCAATAACATGAGCGTTGAGTTCTTCACCCATCTGCTTGACAATGTCTGACTTACCAATGCCTGGAGGACCCCAAAGGAACAACGGACGATTGGCTTTAAAGGCACGACGGAGAGCCTTCTTAGCACTCTTAGGGCCAACGGTACGGGAAATAACTTCGCTCATATAATCTCCTGTGAAATAAGCGGTTGAAGTAACTGTCTATGTGTCTATTATAATGCCGTTAGCACCTGTTGTCAACAAGTTTTTTAGCTTTCTGTGTCCGTTTGGTTATCCGCATTTTGGCGATTCATAGCCTTGACAAGCCCATATTTTCGTATGTCGTCAGAAAACAACATCAGCTCAAATGATTTGCGTTCTGAAAATACAGTAATACTTTGGTTGGTTAAGTAATAAGGGCTGTCCATAGTCCGATCAAAAAATATGATAGTTTGAGGGCTTAAATCAATTGGCTCAGTAAACGGAATCTCGTAACATTGTAAATCCAATTCTTGTGTCAAAAATTCAAATCCATCTTCACTTAGACGAAGACCGCCTACTTCTTTTGAACGATGACTTTGCCACCATTTAAATAGATGCAGTTTGACATTGGCTGCATCTATGCTACGATCTTTTTGTTGAAGAAATATTTTGGTATAAGTTTCTTTTGATATCATTTAATCACTTTACCAGAAGTCAGTTCTACAACTTCAAAATCTTTACAGCCAAACATTTGATTCATCTTTTTGGCTAGATTATGTGCATGTCCGGGATTGCTAAAACTTACTTTTTTATATTTAGGTCCTGGATAACTGGTAAGACTATTTGAGCTTTTAAGATTGAACGGTCGTCCTTTGTAGAACACAGCCCAAATAGCCTCTGCTTCGAGAACTTGCTCGCACTTGTAATTTTTTTTGTTAAGGTGTTCTAAAAGCACCTTGGGCTTTGGTCTACTCATTTATGCGTCCTTGAATAAGTACGCATATATTTATCAAAAATTAACCAGTAAACCCACCGCCGTCCATGCTGACAGTAACAGTTCCACTACCTTGATTGCTTTCTAAACGGCGTAACAGTGCATCGTAATCTTCAGTCAATCGTGCTGTAACTTCTCCTAGGCAAAATGCTAATGCTTTAGCAGTTTTAATGTCTAGTTTAATTTCGCGTTGTTGACTAAGATCTGCTGCCTTAACCTGTTGTTGAAACTGTTGAATTGGAATAGTATTAATCGGATTTAGCATTGCTCATAGCCTGTCGCATTTCTAGTTCACTTTTAAACGGTCCTCGATATTCGTAGCGTTCAACAGTGATTAATTTAGGACAAAAACTTTTTACCCAGCCCTTGTCAAACTTAATTGTGTAATAGCCTGCACAGTAAAGACTTTTGCTGGCACTGCTTTTAGTAAACAGGGGTAGTTTCTTCTGTATGTTAAACATTGGATTGTAAGGATGACAGCTAGTGGGATATCCGTAGACATCTCTAATTTCTGCGTGAACAATCTGTGTCTTTTCACTTATTTCAAAAAAGTCTTTGCCAAACTGTTTAACTAATTCATCTTTTTTAGCAAAGTAAGTTTCACCTTCTTTACTACTTAACATATATTTGTTATTTTCTTTTTTATGTAGAATGGCAACACGTTCGCCGTTTTCTTCGACGATCCAAAATTTACCATCTACAATGGGTTTTGCTTTTAAGTTCATTGTGGATACCTCGCTTGAAAGGGATCAGCATATTGCTGAATGTTGTCTTCGATTTTTTTCAAATCGTAAAGATTACAAAATTTAAGTAGTCTAATGCCCACTTGACTAATATTCTTAGGTTCAGCAGTAGCATTAGTAATTGTTCGAGTAATTTCTTCTCTAATGTTTTCGGGTTGTGCCTTAAGATCAATCAATGTACGGTTGCGTTCATAGCAGTCTAATACACGGTTTTCTCGGCCTTCGTGATCTACCCAACGCTGAAGCATGAGATTGTTCCATGCCCAGCCTTTCTTATTACGGTCTTCGAACGCTTCTTGTAGACCAACTTTGTTCTTAGTACCTTTGACACGCACACCTGGATATGCACTAAAGACGTTGTCACTGCTGTCGCCGCGCATACATTTCTCAAACAGAATCCATTCTGGATTAGGAGCACCAACTGCTTCTTTAGTTTTCTTATCAACTACAGGTTTACCTTTCTTATCAAAGATACCTTCGTGCGTAGTTGTGGTTTCTTGGACACCATTATACTGACTGACATTAGGCGCAATCAATTGGTGGAAATCACTGTCTGTTGAAATGATCACATGACTATCGTTAGGATGTGTTTGAATGAACCCTGCAATGAGATCATCTGCTTCTAACTGTGGATGATGCAGAACTGTACAGTTAGTCTTAGTGCTGATAAACTCTTTGAATGTATCAAATGTTTCCCAGAACAGTTTATCTTCTTCTTGCTCGCGCACAGTCATCGCGGCACGAGTTTCTGCACGATTAGCCTTATAAGGCTTGTAAAAATCTTTGCGCCAGCTACGACCTTCAAGACAGAACACTACATGATGACCATTAAAGTCTTGCCATGCCTTTTTGATACTGTTAAAAGTAATATGCATAGCCATGCCTAATTTAATATCTGCGTCACCGCGGATAACATGTCTAGCACGGAAGAATGTATTAGCAGTATCTACTAAAATAAAGCTCATTAGCTTACCTCGGATTTACCTTTTGAGATTGGAACAACGTTGATGTAGCCAGCGCCACGGGTAGGATCCATACCAGATTCGGCTAACATGTTAGCAGCCAAATCACGGAACCAGCGATCAACAATTTCTTCGTCAGGATCACCGTCAAAACCGTACCCTGCTTGTTTCAATTGTACTATAAAATGCTCGTTCCAGTCAAGCTCAAAAAATCCATTTCTGATATTATCTTTGTTTACGTGCGTGTCTAGTACAGCTACCCAAGGTTCGCCTCGGGCTGTAGCACGTTCTTTTGGAGTTAATTTAGCTATCTCTTCGGCTTTAAGTGCTTCTTCTGCGGCTGCTTTGGCTTTGGCTACAGTTTCTTCTGCTTGCTCAATTTGTTTTTGAGTAGCCGCTAAGGCTTCCTCCATTTCAGTAATGCCAAAAACTTTTTTTAAAAATTTTTTCATATTATGATCTCCAACTAATTTGCTTCCACATAGTAACCACATCCATATCTATAGGCCACAGAATTCTGTAGAAATTTACTTTGATTTTTTTAGAAAATTTATAATAACGTAAGTTAAGAACTAGATTTCTTAATCTAACACTTATAATTAATTCGTATTTGTCGGATAGTTTATAGTATGAAAAATAATTTGACTTCATTAAGTTCCCCACTCATTTTTAAAGAGCGGAACCTGCAAACGATCACTGTATCTAAGTCCGTGTTTCATTGCAAGTTCTGCAACTCGACGATTATTTAGTGTGTAAATTGACTCTACTCCGCCCACTGGCATTAAGTAGCAAGGTCCTTTGAATCCTGCTGTACGATAAATGTCTAATGTTTCTACAGCTTCTTTTGCGTCATCTTCTGTAGCTATTACAAACTTAAGATATGTATATCCATATTGTTCATATTCGCAAACAACTTCTGGAAGGATAGCTTCTGCTCTGCTTTCACCAGAGCAGCTAAGTTTTGCACTAACACTAAATGTAATACAGCGTTCGCCTGGCATTGTTTCATACCATTCGTCAATATACTGCTTAAAATCTTCTGTAAGTTTTTGAGTACCGTTAGTCTCAAAAGTAATTTCTTTAAGCTGACGCATATAGGAATTGTCTAATAGTGCAGGATAACTGCGCTGCCAACCTAATAAAGGTTCACCGCCTGTGATTACTAGGTGCTCGTCTAACCATGTTTTGTATGGTAGTATATCAGCAATTCGTTCTGCAATGGCATCTGTTTCTAGTACAGGACTAAGGTCTTTAAATGCAGGATGCCAACTAGCATAACTGTCGCAGCCGGTGCTGACAAGCGGAAGTTCTTTATAGTCTTTGTAATAATGTACTCTTGCGGCAATGTCGTTTACTTCTGTACTTAATTGACCTTTAGGCATACCAAAACCAGCACACTTAAAATTACAACCAAATACACGTAAGAAAACAGAAGGGACGCCCATGTAGCGTCCTTCACCTTGTACACTATAAAATAGTTCTGCTACTTTTAGTTTACTCATTGTTTAAACATTTCCAAATTTATAATTTTTGCTACACGTTCGCCAACATCTTCTCCAGCCGGAATAACATACGTTTGGCTATCGTGTCTATCTTTGCGTTCATCGTAGTGACGTACATTAAGTATACGCCCACCGACGGCACTTGTCAACTCAAAGCTGATACGATTTTCACCTTCGGCGCGACTGCGCTCTACCATTGCTGTGCCCATTTGTAATCCTGACATTTTAATACTTGCTCGTTCTTTCATTTGAGTTTCTTCATAACGGTCTTTATTTGCCCAAGCATCTTTACACTTGTTATAAAACCAGCGATCAAACCATTTCATTTTGTTCCTCCATCAAAAGGCCATTTACTGTTTTCTTCCTGCCATTTCTTCACGTCTTCGGCTAACTGTTCTCTTGTGCGTAGCTTAACATTTTCTTCAACGACTGTACCATCTTCTTCGCACAAGCTAACTTGATAAGGGGCATCGATAATTAAATACTCATCTTCTAGTTGCCAATCGTGTTCTGCATCAAATAACCATGCAGCACCACCCCTTTCATCATTGTCATTAGGATCACAATCAAGATAGCATTGTTTAATATACTCCTGTTCTTCTTCAGTAATGTCATCACTAAATTCAAACCAACAAGCATGTTGATCCTCTAGCTCTGCACCCCAACCACAGTCTGTGCGAGCATGAGCCTGTTTATCACCTTCTAAAGGTAGATTCATATTCATATCTTCTTCAATGAATCCTTGACCCCAGCGATAGTGATCATCAATATTAAACCAACTAATACTGCCATCGGCATTTTCTCTGTACATTTCTATGTGCCAGCAAATGCTTTTCTTTTCTAATGGTTTAATTCGATATACTTTAGACATCATTCTTCCTCAAAGTCAATAACGTTACCGTCTTCATCTGCACAAATAATACGCACAGTATTACCATCTTCGTCACAGATTTCAATAGGTCCCCAAATCCAAACTTCTGTTTCGTCTAGGCTCCACGGATCGTCACATTCTTCTAGAGCATACCAACCTTCTTCTTCAATAAGCTCTTCAAGTCTTTCGCGTTCTTCTTCATCCATGTCTTCAGGCCATTCTGTATCTACCCAACAGCCGCCATCGAATAGTTCAACTAGTTCTACATTTTCAATGTTTTCCCCAGGACAGTCATACATATTGATACTGTCTAGTTTGCCATCTCCGCCAGGCACATAGTCAAACTCAAACTTAGGTTGCTCATCGTCGTTAGTTTCAACTTCAAATTCTGCAAAACGGTATCCGTTAGTACGAATCATTGTTCCGTGAACAGAATGTGTCCAAATTTCTCGTTCTTGACAAGATTTTTTGTAATGTGTTTTAACTCGCCAAATAGCCATGTTATACCTTTGCCTTTCTAGTGCGTTTTGGTTTTTCTTTTGTCTTTCCTTCAACGCTAGCAATTGCTTCTCGGACATCTCTCTGCAGAGCTTCCCAGTCCCAGACAAAGTCTACTCTGCCATCTTCGTATTCTGTTCTAGTACTATGGCTTCCAACAATAACCTTAGGCCATGTTTCTTCTTTCTTTTTTCTAGTTGCCATGATATCTCCTTATCGTGGTGCAAATTCTTGTTGTAATTTGATATTATCCATAAATTCTTTTTTAGTTCCAGGGTCTTCTTTGAAAGCACCTTTAAGAACAGTAGTTTGCGTTAGAGAACTATGTGCCATAATTCCGCGATTCTCACAGCAACCGTGTGTTGCTTGGATGTAAACTCCTAGGTCTTTGGCTCCTGTAGCCTTTTCGATTTCCCTAGCAATATCATTACAAAGTTCCTCCTGGAGAGTACCTCGTCGGGCACACCACTGTGCGATTCGTGTGTACTTGGATAATCCAATAAGTTTTTCAGCAGCCAGAATGCCAATATAAGCAACACCAGTAACGGGTTGGTGATGATGACTACACATACTCCTAAGCTCACTGCGAACAACCAACATACCCTCGTAACGGTCCGTTGTGTCATTTGGAAAACAAGTTGCATCTGGTGCCGGATCATATCTACCTGCCATTATTTCGTTAAAATACATTTTGGCCAGCCTACGTGCTGTGCCTTTTGAG